TCATGCCATGGCGGGCAGGTCCGTGGCGGCGCTGCCGTGCAGCACCTGGCGGGTGCGCTCGGGGGCGATCAGGCGCAGGCCGAGCAGCGCGCAGACCACCAGCAGGCGCACCTGCGCGGTCTGCACCGGCACGCCGCGCTTGAGCAGGCGCCGCGACCAGGCCGAAACGCCGAGGTTGAACACGATCACGCCGAGGGTCGCCGCCATCGCCGTGCAGCCCGATTGCAGCGGCGTCATGCCCAGGCCCTTCTGCAGGTACACCGACACCCATCTGTAGACCAGCGCGTTGGGCAGGTACGCCAGGGCGCATCTACACCTTCTTCACCAAGATCGGAACCCCGGCCATCGAGGTGGAGGTGTTCGACGACTACGACAGCCGACGCTGCAACGCCCGACATTACGTCGGCCCCGGCTTCGGCGAATGGCAATGCCTATAGGGCTCAACCAACCGAGGTATACTAGGCGCCATCTGGCGACACCGGTTGCCCGCGACGTCCCCAAACGCCCTTTACCGGGCGTTTTTTCATGCCGAATACTGATTTTAAATGAATTTTTCCCATAGATTTTCCGTGGCACCGATGATGGATCGCACCCACTGATCTTTCATAGTCAGTAAATACGCGACCTGTAGACCAGCAGGAAAACTTCGCGTACCAAATTTGTACCAATCAATATCGTCCTAGCCCGTTCTGGGCACCCTATTCCCACGCCATGCTCCACAATTTCCTGCAACCACAGAAGACCAAACTGACATCGCCGCCCCATCCGCTTTGACATCATGCACATGCGGCGCCGGCCGGCCGGTACTCTCCTTAATCACTGGGATCACCACGGAAGACGGCCGGCGCTGCTTCAGCGATATTCGACAATCCCCTTCCCGATCGGCTTCCACTCTTCCTGCGGCGAGTTCGGTCTCAGCATTGCGAACATCTCGACCTCTTGCCCCTCCTTGGGCTCGGCCGGCGACAACGCAGCATGGCGGCCTGCCTGGAACCCCTCAAACATGTCCGAACTCGACGAGCAGTGGTATTCCCAAATGCCATAGGCACCGGACTTGTTGATCATGCGCTCCAGCTGTAACCGAGTGCTGCCGTTCTGACGGATGATGAGCATGCCGACCTCCAGTAGTTGAAGGCCGGCATTCTACCCTACTGCGCCGCCCGCGCCCGCTCGTCCACCCGGCGTGCCACCTGGTTCCGGCTCTCGCTCAGCTCGCGCAGCAGCGCCATCTTCTCCTCGGCGCCCAGCGTCGGATCGTTGCTCACCGCGCGCATGCGCTGGTTGATCGCCGTGATCCTCCGGTTCGCCGCGTTGTAGATCGGCCGCAGTTTCAGTGTGCTGTTGCCGGCCAGTTCCTCCAGGCGGCCCAGGTCGTCAACCTTCCGCGCTTCGCTGGCCGAGGCGTAGAGCTGGTCGACCTGGTGCTGCATCTCGTAGAAGCGGTCCAGGTACTTGCTGCTGCCGCCGGCGACGGGCTTCACGAAGTCCCCGTAGAGCGTCCAGTTGTCCGGGTTGGTGGCATCCCGCCGCGGGTTCGCCGGCAGGTCCATCGGGCCGCGCAGCATGTAGTCGCCGGCGTTCAGGGCCTGGGTGCCCAGCCAGCCGAAGTAGCCGCGCATCAGGTGCTCCAGGCGCTGGGGCGAGATGTTGGCCAGGCGGCCGGCGGCCACCGCAGCAGCGGACGTGCTGGAGGTGTAGCGCTCCGCCGGCGGCAGGCGCTCCTGGCCCATGCTGTCGATCGCCGTCTTGCGGAAGCTGTCGTAGTTGAACGCGGCCTCCATCGCCGGCTTGAAGGCCTGCGGCACCGGGTTCATGGACAACTGGTCCATCAGCAGGGCGCCCAGCGTCGACGCGAAGTCGCCGGCCCGGTAGTCGTCGCCGGCGGTGGCCAACTCGGTCATGCGCTCGGCCACGCTGCCCAGCACGCCGACTTCGAACGGCTTCGGGATGTACAGCGCGTGCTCGGCACTTGGCAGGCGCACCCACCAGTAGTTGTTCCGCACGAAGTCAGGCAGCTCCTTGTACTCGTCGTCGTCCTTGTTCAGCAGGTGCAGCAGCACCGAGACCATGGCCACCGCGCCGGCGACAGCCAGGAACCGGCGCGGATCCGTGCCGGCACCGCGGCCGAGCTTGTACATGCCCTGCAGACGGGCGTTCATGAACGGCACGATCTGCGTCAGGAAGCGCACGCTGGCCCACTTCCCGGCCGAGGTGAAGTCCATCATGTCGCGGGCCAGGTAGCTGGCCTCGAGGTGACTCCTGCCCTCCTCCCTCAGCTTCTTGTACAGCGTGGCCCGGTTCACCGACTCCAGGCGGTCGCCCAGTTCCTGGTAGCGATCCCAGGCCGAGCGCAGCGCGCGGGTGATCTTCTCCTGGGTGGTGAGGATCTGCCCCTCCTTGGCGCCCAGGTCCTTGATCAGCCGCTTCGCGTGGGCCGCCTGGTCGCCGTCATTGAGCGCGCCGAAGCGCACCGCGCCGCCGCCGGCGATGAGCTGCTGCATCACCGGGCTTCCATGGGCGGTGCCGCGCCAGCCCTCCGCGACGTTCTTCAGCGGGTTGTAGCCCAGGTCGTTGGTGGCCACCGCCGAGATACTGTCGCGCAGCAGGTTCCGGGCGCGGAACGCCGGGCTGCTGGTCACGCCGGTGGTCAGCCAGTGCTTGAACGTCCGCATGGCCTTCATCGCCGGGTTATTCCAGTCCTGCTGGTGCAGCATGGTCAGGGCGTCGAGCACCAGCGGATCGTGCACCAGGTAGTGCTGCTCGCGGCCGCCCATCATCACCCGGACGGCCCCCTTCTCGGCTTCACGCACCGGCGTGGCCACGCCCATCGGCTCGGCCGCCTTCAGCGCATTGGTCGCCGCCAGGTTCTTCATCGAGGCGGTGAGCAGGTGTGACCAGTTCGCCAGGGTGTTGGCCATCAGGTCTCCCAAGGGCTCCTTGCCGCCCTTCAGCTTCTGGAACGCGCGCTGGCCGGTCAGGCCACCGATCTGCCCCGGGCCGGCGGTACCGTCGCCCTCCTCCATCACCCGGTAGAACGGCACGTAGAACTCGTTCTCCCAGAGCTTGCGCGCCTCCGGATCGATGAGGCCGGCCTTCTCGGCGACGTCCAGCACCGCGCGCTGGTAGGCAGCGAACTCCTTCTGCGCCTGGGCGTAAGCCAGGGTGCGGCTGCCGCCGCCCTCCATGGTGCCCTGGTTCAGGCGCTTCAGCTCGCGGATGTTCTCCGGGGTGAACAGGTTCTCGCGGCCTTCGGCGGCCAGGCGCTCGGCGCGGTGCCCGGCCATCCAGGCGAAGAAGAGGTCGTGCTCGCCCTTCAGGCCGGCCAGGATGCCGCGCAGGCCCTTGCCGTCGGGATCGACCGCCAGCGCGCCGTCGAGCAGCTTGGGCTTGCCGTAGAGGAAGGTGGATTCGAGCGCACCATCGGTGCCCTTGGACAGCCGGGCCTGCATGTAGGCCGTCTGGTCCAGCTTGGCGATGGGGGCGAACTGGTCGAACACGCCCTGGATGAACTTCTCTTTCCAGCGATCGCGGTACTTGGCCGCGGTCTCGGCGATGGTTTCCTTCCGGGCGAAGGCGCCGATCTTGCTCAGGGCGTCGCGCTGGGCGTCGGTGACGTGGTCGGCGAACTTCACCGGGCCACGGTTGGCGACCTGGTCGAGGAGCGTGATGGTGCTCTGACCGGCACGAGAATAGCGGATGTCCGGGTCGCTCGGATCGAAGTCACCGTTGTTGCCGATGGCACTCTTGATCTGCCTAGAGTCGAAAGCAACGAAAACATTGGTCGGATCACCCTCGGAGCCGTCGAACTTGGTCGCATAAGGCTCGTGCCAGTTGCGGATAATCAGTCCATCTTTGCCCGCCCGCTTTGCTCGCTTCATGGCATCAAGTACAGATCCCTGACTTTCCCCGCGCACATAGACTTCCGGGTTCGCAATGCGCAAGTAGACTGGCATGACAACGCCAGCCTCAAGGCGTCCATGCTCGCCAGCGTAGGAGCCGGCAAACTCGGGATCTTGTGCGAAGAAGAAGTCCCCTTCCGTCTGGTTGAGGCCTAGCTTGAACAGGAATTTCTGAAGTGGCGTGCGGTTACGGCCGCGACTGTCTGAAAAGGCAGTGAAGTCTTTCGTGGTTCCGTGATAGACCACCATCGGACTGCCGTCCGGATTGACTACCTTGCTATCACTGAACCATCGCTTGAAGGCGGCAGTCGCGGTCTTCTCAGCGCTCCGATAACGCGCCTGGGCATCGGCATCGGAAGAGAGAGTTACAGGTGCTTGAGTTCCGGATCGATCGCCAGTTGCTCCCTGGCCCACTCCGCTGCCTCTTGCATCTCGCGACGCAGCGAGTCGATCTCGGAGTTGCTCAGGCGATAGACCCCCTCGGTCGAACGTGAGGATCGTTCGAGCTTCGGATTGGGTGAGGCCTTCGAAGCCGTAGCCGAAGGTTTCCCGGAACCAGGGTTCGATACTGCCGTATTTGCCACGTACTTCGGCCAGGGTGGAGGAATCGAGCGATAGCTTGCGGGAGTAGTTCTTGCCGGTCAAGGCAGTGGCCAGCACTACCCGACCACCGTTGTCCTCGATGTGCGTTTTCAGCTGGGCCAGGGTGCCGCCCTGCGTCAGGGTATCGTCCAGCAGGATGTAGTCGCCCGGCGCCACCTCCCCTTGGAACGTCGGCTGCCGCGTCACGCGCTCCAGGGCGGAGGCGCTGGTGCGGCCGATCTTCTCCTGCTGCACCGGATTCAGGTCCGTCTGCAGCCCCAGGCGCTGCGCCAGCACTTCTGCTGCGATGACGGGGATGCGGTTGTTGCCGGCGCCCTCGCGCGCTACCACCGGCACGATCTTCGGCGAGCTGCCTGCCGGGATAGCCTGGCGCACCTGCTCGACGAACTCGGGGGTGATCGCGTCGCGCGCCACGCGCAGCGCTGCAGCCGTGTCGCCGGCCTTCGCCGCGGCGTAGTCCGGGTGGTTGTTCAGGAAGGCCAGCGGGTGGGCCACGGCGACGTCAGGGAACGATGCATCCCAGCCGCGGCGCGAGTAGCGCGCCTCACCGGCCGCGCGCCCAGCGCCGCCCTCGATGAAGCCCCGCGCGTTGGCGAGCAGCCGGGCCAGGTCGCCGTCGGTCCACTTCATGTCCAGGCCGATGGCGCGCAGGCCGGCGCGGATGGCGGAGACCAGGCGCGGCCAGAAACCCTGCTGCTGGAGGCGGCCGGCGGCGGCCAGGTCGGCCAGCACTTCCTCGACGGCGACCGGGCGCCGGTAGCCGGTCTGCTCGGCCAGGCGGTCGGCGGCGGCGCGCACCTGGTCGTTGCCGCGGTAGATGCTGTGCAGCAGCGGCTCCAGGCGCCGGCCGAACAGCCCCTGCAGGCCGGCATGGCCCAGCACCTCGTGCGCCAGGACGAAGCCGCCGTGCTGGTAGCTGCCGATGTTGTCGGCCACCAGGTACACGGCGCCTCCGTCGAAGATACCCTCAACGCCCTCGGCGCCGTCCCGCTGCACCCGCTGGCGCAGCCGCGGCGGGAGGTCATCGACCGACTGCACCACGCGCACTTCAGGCGCATTGCGCCAGCGGCTGATCCGCTCCTGCAGGGCGCGCTGCAGCTGGCTGGCGCGCAGGCCCTTCAGCACTGGCGCGCTGGCGCGATAGCTCGCCTGCGAGTAGCGGCCGTACTCGGCGCGCAGCGCCTCCCAGGCCTGGCGGTTCACGCTCGCCGGCGAATCGCTGTTGAGCGCGTTGTACCGCTCGAAGCTCAGGCCGGCCGAGGCCGCGTCCAGATCCGCCTCGTAGCGGTCCTCCAGGCGCTGGATGGCCTGGCCGTAGCCGGGCGAGCCCTTCTTCAGCCCCTCCTGCTTCGCCTGGTTGGCGATGTAGCGCCGCCTGGGCATGGCCAGAATTGCCGGGAGATCGCCCCGCTCCTCTGCCTGGCTGGGCTGCTCGCTCGATTCCGGTGCAGGGGGTTCCTTGGGCGCTACTGCAGGCGATCGCTCGGCGGCCGGCTCTGCAGCAGGACGATCCGCTCGAGCACTGGCTCGTCCTCCGGCAGGCTGACCAGCCCCTGGCTCAGCCGCTGGTACCGGCGCCACGTCAGTTGGCCGAGCAGGAACAGCAGCTGCAGCGCCTGCTTCTCGCTCATCGCCGGGCCCGGCGCGGTTACCAGCATCCTCCACCTCCTGCTGTGCCTTGGGTTGGATTCGAAAGTCTCGGCTGCCGCGCTGCACGACCTCGAACGCCGCCGGCGCCGGCAGGCGGCCCAGGGCGCGCCCGGCCTGCAGGCGGTTCGTGTACGGCTTGGCCATGGTCTGCTGCTCTGCCTGCACGCCTTGCACGGCGCGTGCCGCAATGGCCCGGCTGGCCCCGGTCTGCTGGGCAATGGCGGCGGCGTCCAACTGCTCGCCCGCGGCGGCGCGCTGGCGCAGGCTCGGCAGCAGGGCCTCGATGGTCGGGCGCTGGCCGGGCCGCGCCTGCTGGTCCATGCCTGGGCCGCCAGGCAACGTGCGCTGCCGCTCCGGCGTTACGAAGGGCGCCACCGGGCCGCGCTGGGCGTTACCCTGGCGGTCCACCACCAGGGTGTCCGGCGCCGGCAGGGCCAGGGTGGGCGCCGGCGGCCGGCGGACAGCAACGGCGAAGCCGCCTTCATGGGGCACCACCACCGGCTGCTCGCCGGCCTGGCCGGCCTCCTCCAGAGTGCGGAGCAGGCGCACGTCGCGCTCGCTCTTGAACGGGCGGCCGTTCTTCTGCACCCGGAACTCGAAATCGGGATCGCCGGACACCGGCGCGGCGGCGACCTGCTCGGCCTCCATGGGGCCGGTGTCCATTTCCACGGTGGGCAGCGGCGGCTGCTCGGCGACGCTCTCCACCTGGCCCGGGCCGGACTCGAAATCCACCTGCGGCAGCGGCACGCCGCGGGCCTGCTCGGTGGTCATCGTCGCCAACTGCTCGTCGGTGACGCCCAGGGCGCGCAGCTGGTTGCGTTCGTAGGGCGTGAGGTCGTCGGCGGCCATGCCGGTGCCTCGCTCGGCCGGCGGCCCGGTCTCCTCGTCGACCTGCGGCAGCAGCTCCTCCAGGCCGCGGTTGTCCAGCGGATCCAGGCCCTGCTGCTGGGCGACCGCGATGCGCTGCTGGGCGGCGGCCAGGGCATCCTGCTCCGGCACCTCCACCTCGCGCTGCAGGCCAGGATCCTGGCGGAAGTAGCGCAGCGCGCCTGGGTTGTCCGGATCGGCTTCGGTGCGGAACATCTGCTGCGCCACCGCGGTGGGCAGGTCGGCCAGGTCTTGCTCGCGCAGGCCGCTCTCCGCCGGCGCCGGGGCGTTGTTCAGCAGGGCGGCGCGCTGCACCTCGTGCGCCACCCGGCCGTCAACCGCCACCGTCGCCGCGGCCGACAGCGGACCGGCATTCGGATCGAGGCCCATCTGCTCGGACGGCTTGCGCAGTCGGCCGGCGGCAGCGGCACCGCCGCCGGCAACCCCGCCACCCAGGGCGCCGATCAGGCTCGCGTTCGCGATGTCGCTGACGCCCTGCTGGTCGAAGGCCTGATGGTTGGGATCGACGCGCTGCACGGCCAGGTTCTCCACCGCCGTCTGCGCGCCCTCCGTAGCGCCCTCGGCGCCGGCCTGCTTCAGCGCCTGGCGGGCGATGCCGCCGGTGCCGCGGCCAGCCAACCGGCTGATCAGCCCGACCTCGGGCAATGCGTCGAGCGCGCCGGCCGCCGCGCCGTAGGCAGCAGCCGTGCCCGGGGCGTACTGCCCGGTCTTGTCGTAGATATCGCCGTAGATCGAGCCCTGCTCGGTGCCCACCGAGTTCGCGGCCACGCCGGCCATGGCGCCGCGCTGCGCCAGCTTGTTGCCGTAGGCCTGGGCCGCCTTCTCCGCCGTGGCGCGAGCCACGCCCTTGGCTACCTGGTTCTCGGCGAAGCGCTCCACCGCCTTGCGGCCGGCGACCTTGGCCACCGCGCCGCCGATCCCGCCGGTGGCCACCGAGCTGGCGGCGAACGGCACCAGTTGGCCCAGGCCCTGGGCCGCGTACAGCGCCGCGTCGTGCGCGCCGTGCACATCCTCGAAGCGGCCCACCGCCGGCGCGTTCTCCGCCGCCTCCTGCTGGTTGCGCTGGTAACCCTCCAGGCCCCAGTCGCGCAGGCCCTCGGCGCCCGCGGCATCGCCGGCCAGGCCCGCCAGGCCGTACAGGGTGCCCTGCAGCGAGTCGACGCCGGCGCCGACGCCCTTGGAGAACTCACCGGAGATGGAGGGTTCTTCGGGACCTGCCCCATGGCCATCGTACTGGTCGAAGAAGTTGCCAGCCGATGCCGGCTGCTGGGCCGCAGGCTCCTGGGCATCGTACTGGTCGAAGAAGTTGGCCATCCCGCTCTCCAAGGAAGAAACCCGAAATACGGGCAGCTTCCCGGAGCTGAAGTGCGGCGGCGAACCTTACAGGGGGCCCTGGCAGTCTGGTAAAAGGAGCATTTGCCAATGCAAGGGAACTGCCATGCCCAGAGCGCTCTATCTGCTCCCGCTGACCATCTATTGCGGGAGCGCCCTAGCGAGAGGTAGCCATGGGTCCTCTTTTGACTTCGGGGTAATGATCGCGATTGCAGCACTTTTCGGCGTCTATGTATTCATAGAATTTATGCGCCGAGAACATCTAGATCTTCTTCACACCGCTGGCGGACTCCTCATCTGCTTCGCCATTGGAGCCCCCCTTGCCGCATGGCTCGCCTCTACGATGGGGATTGGTGATGCAGCAGTTCCTTTTCTTGCGGTTCCGATTGGCATTGGCGTTTTGCTGAGCATAGGGGTGCTGATGAGACCCAAGCCTGCAGCCCAAAAACCTACGCCGATCAGAGCTAACGGCATTACACAATCACCGCTCCATGACGCTGAATTGATCATTCACGCCGAGAAAGCTGGAAGGTCGGCAAAAGAAAATGGCAATCCGGAACACAGTTGCCATCTGATAGGGGTTTACAGAGAAGCGTGGCTTAAGGGCTATCGAGACGCCGCAGAGCGCGGGCCGGAAGAGCCAAGCACTCCGGAAGTATTCCCCACCAAGACCGCCATCATCACGGTAGGAATTATCCTGCTGGTCACCGCGGTGCTTTTCCTGGCCGCACCCTAACCATCCCACCCATCAAAGAAAAAACCCGCCACTGGGGCGGGTTTAGTCTCGGGAACAGGCGGGCCGGGAGCACACCCTACAGGGGGGAGCACAGATTTTTTAGCATATGGTAGCCTTCCGCCATTGGCGCGGAAGGAGCCAGCATGCGCACGCATTACGACAATCTTCACATAAGCGAGAAGGCGAGCCCTGAAGTCATTCGCGCGGCCTACAAGGCGCTGGCGCAGAAGTGGCACCCTGACAAGCACCCAAATGATCGCGCCAAGGCTGAGCGCTATTTCAAGATCATCTCGCAGGCATTCGAGGTGCTATCTGATGAAGCTGCGAGGAGTCGCTACGACGCCTCTCTGCGCCAGAAGCGCGACACTGATCAGGACAAAAAGCAGGAGCAGTACACCCCTCCGCCGAAGAGTCACCATGATCTAATGGCCGAGGCCTGGGAGATTGGCAAATACTCTCGTGAACGCGGCTTTCTGGCTGACAGTTGCCCCTACAAAGGTGTGTACGCGTCCGCCTGGATGGAGGGATACAAGGCGGGCACACCGCCCAAGCCGAAGCAGGAGCAACAGCCACCACCCCAGGAGCCAAGCGGCCCGATCCCGAAAGACAACGGCCTGACCAACATGATCGCCATCGCGGTAGTCGGCGGTCTTGCAGCGCTTGCTGCCGCCGTCTTCATTTCGCACGGATTGCGATAGCCGGCAGCCTCCCGGAGCTGGTGAGCTTCGGCGAACCTTGCAAGCGGTGAAGCAGATAGCTTTTTTCCTACATGCCCACGGGTGAAATCGCCCTTCCGGCGGCACATCTTCTTGAATTAAATATATGTGCTATGAGTCAACGTAGTGGCATTTTGCGAGACAGCGCATTGACGCCTGTACACCGTACAGCTACCGTTCGCATGCCGCTGTGTCCTCAGCGGAGGAAAACTATCATGTCGCTCGAAACCGAAATCACCACCTACAACGCACAATTGCCGAATTTGCTGCAACATCAAGGCAAATTTGTCGTGATCAAGGGTGAAGAAGTTGTTGATGTGCTCGACACATACAATGACGCCTTGAAGCTTGGTTACGAACGCTTTGGCCTCCAGCAGTTCCTAGTCAAAAGGATAATGCCGCCAGAGCAGGTCTTCTTCATCACTCGCCACGTGGTTCCATGCCAACCATCAATCTCCAAGTGACGCCCGGCGGGCCGCTTATCAGGGTGGCCATCAACGTCAGCAAGTACCGTGAGCAAGCCATGATCGCAGCAGGCCAAGCGATTCCGACTTGGGTGGGGGCTACGCTGCTGATTGATACTGGCGCATCAGGGACGTGCATCGATCCTTCTGTGCTTCAGCCGCTTGGCATCCCGCCAAGTGGTGCCGTGAGTATGCAGACTCCGTCTACCAACGGCACGCCTCACACCTGCTCTCAGTATGACGTGCAACTGCACATTTACGGCGCTGACATGACGATCCCGCCGTTGCAGCTGGATGCGCTTCCCGTGCTCGAGACGGTCCTGCGTCCGCAGGGTATCGACGGCCTTCTAGGTCGCGACGTTCTGGAGCAGTGCGTGTTCATCTACAACCCGACAATCGGGCTGTTCACCCTCTCCTACTGATCGCAATTGCAGAAGCGAGGCTCAGGTGAGGCTACTATTTCTGTTGGTGATCTCGCTAAGTTGTACATCGGCATTTGCTGGTAACTTCGCCACCTGCCTGCTCGACGAGCTGCCGGGCACCCAGAACGACAACGCCGCCGGCGCGGCCTACCAGGTCTGCAGCGGCAAATACCCGGCGCGCTACGACGGCGTGGCCCAGGGCTCCGGTCGGGGCTTCTTCGGCTACGACTCTGGTGCCGAGTGCGCCCTGGCCAAGGCCAAGGACACCCGGAGCAACCAAGCGGCAGGCATGATCCGGGTGGCCTGTAACAGGCTGTACAACAAGGCGAACTTCTTCGACCAGTTCGATCCTCCCTCCCGCAACTAGCTCTGCAGGTACTTGGCCGCAGAGCCAGCTCCGTACTTCGCATCGAACTCGGCGGCGCGCTGCGGGTTCTGCTTGAGCGCCTGCACTGCCGCCGCCGGCGGCATCGCCACCTGCTGCTGCGTCCCGCCCGCCACCGGCTGCCCGGTGGTGACGTCGAACAGTTGCGTACCGCGGATGTCCTTGCCGGTCTCGTCGCGGCCGAGAATCACGTCCTGCGTCCGGTACCGGTCCTTCGCCGGCGTGGTCAGGTAGGTGTAGGCCTGCTGGGCCTGGGCGCGCTCTTCCTGGCTCAGCGCCGGATCGGCGAGCGCGGCACGCAGCCGGTCGATGCGCTCCTGCTGCTGCAGGTCATAGTCGCCGCCCGCCACCTGCTGCTGCAGGCGCTGCTGGTTGAGCGCTTCGGTGTCCATCTGCTGGGCCTCGCTGGCGACGCGCTGGCTGGCCAGGGCAGTGCTGTTCTGGGCCTGCTGGCGGGTGGCGTCGGTGTTGGCCAGGCGCTCCTCGAGGCGGGCGTTCTGGATGTCCACGTCGCTGGGCGCCCGGGTGCTGTCGCGCACGACGGTCAGCTGGCCGCCATTGTTGCCCAGTTCACCACGATGGGCGGTCTCGACCATCTGCTGCCGCTGCTGGTTGGCGCGCTCGAAGCGGTCGAGGGCCAGCTGGGCGTCGCCGGCCTGGGCCTGGGAGAAGGTGCCGACGCCGTTGCCGAGGTTCGCCGCCGAGCCGGTGCTGGCCAGGTCCTGGTCGTTCTGCAGGCGCATGGCGGCCAGTTGCTCGGGCGTGCGGCGGTAGGCGCCATACCTGGGTTGCGCCGCCGGCTCGGCCGCCGGACGGCGCGCGCCGAAGCGCCCTTCCTGGGGAAGGCCGGCGCCGGCCACCGCCGAAGGATCGTTGGAGAACGAAGCCACGCCGCCCGGGCCCATCTGGCCGACCACCTGGCCGTTCAGGTTCAGGCCCTGGTTTCCGGCGCCGACACCGAGTTGCGTCCAGCCGTTGTCGTTGGGGCGCAGAGGTGCAGGCTTCGATGCGGGTGCCTGCGGCAGGCCGCCGGCGTCCTGGAAGGACTGCTTCGCCATGCCCTGCACGCCGCTGGGCGTTAGCGGCGCGGTGCGGGACGGCAGGTTCGTGCCTGGCGCGGCCGGCGCGCTGGGCGCGACCGAGGCAGGCGCCGGCGACTGGCCGGCACCGCCCGCGCTAAGATCGCCGGCCGGCGGCTGCCGGCGGATGCCGAAACGGTACTCCGGCATGCTGCTGGAGGGCAGGTTGCGGAAGGCGTTGGCCAGGTCGCCGGTTCCGGCGGTGGGCCGGCCGAGCTTGTTCTCGTCGTCGACGAGCCCGCCGTTCGCCAGGTTCTTGCGCCGCACCCCGAAGTTGCCGTAGTTCGGCACCTGGCTGCGCGCCTCGTGGATGGCCTTGCCCTTGCGGTAACCCTCCACGCCGAGTTGCACCTGGCCGCCGTTGGCGAAGAAGGTGTCGCGCGCGTCGTTCGTGGGCTCGGGCGTCGGGGTATGGGTAACGGCCTTCACGGCGTCCAGTACCTGGGCGCCGAGTTGCTGCACCTGCTCCGGCGGCACTTCGAACTCGCCGTTGCTGACGTTGACCGGGACCTTGTTGCGATAGGCGCCGAACCCGGGCTGCGCCGTGGGCGCGCCATCAATCGGGCGCCGGCGCGCACCGAAGCCCATCGCCTGGGTGGTGTCGGCCGGGAGGATGTAGGAGCCCTCGGGCACCTCGTCCTGGATGGAGTCGGAAGTGCCGGTGCCCGGGCCGGTAATGAGGCCGCCGTTGGCCTTCTTGTTGCGGTATGCGCCGTACATGCGGGTGTCCTCTGATGGAGTACACCGGATCGTGACGCGGCGCCGCGCCAGGCCCAAGCCTTACAGGGGGCTACACCGGTACGGTGGCGGGGTCCTCGACTGCCTTGTTGGCGTTCGTCCAGAAGTACTTCAGCGTGGTCACCGGGATAGGCACTACCGCGGTGGGCGAGATGACATTGCCAACCCCGGTGCGAGGGTAGTTAACATAGTCGATGCTGTTGGCGTACAGGATTCGATAGCCATCACCATCCACGTCAACGGATAGGTCCCGTCGATACATGCGCAGGTTGGCGTCGGGGGTGGACACTATGGATGCTGTCGCTGGACCATCAGCGGTGTTGCACCAAACCTGCGTGGTCGAATACTCGTTCAGCGTCATGGAGTTGATTGCCGGGTCCGTGTCCCCGAGCAGGAACGCAGACGGCGGCTGATCGACATAGGCGAAAGCGTTGGCGGTGGTCGGCGTCGGTACGGGGATCGTCGACGCCAGGTCGCCCAGGGTGAGCCAGTCGGTCAGCACGTAGCGGGCGCCGACTTGCACCAGGAACCTGATCTGATCGCTGCCCTTCATGGCTGCGCAGGTCAGCGTACCGGAGCTGAACACCAGGGGGATCACTGTGCCGGTGGTCGTCAGCAGCCGGAAACCGCCGCTGTCGCCGAAGAGGAAGCCACCGGAAAGCACACAGGTGCGCATGGTTCCGCTACGCGCAGAGTGCAGCACAACCTCGATGCCGGTGTCGTTGATCCGCGACCGATAGACACGGAAGGTGGCTTCCATGTTGGCCAGCTGCAGGGTGTACGCGTAGTCGCCGGCAAACCAGACGTAGTCGTAGAGCGAGGCGTAATAGTCCTCGTCGAGTCGCTGGAACGTCACGTTCTCCGGCGACTCGAACTCGTTGATGTTGGCCCGGCTGTAGGTGGCATCCAGCCCAGAACTGGAAACGAAGCCCTGCGCAGAGAGCACGATGGATGGGATGGCCATGCGATCCTCCTACAGGACCTTTTGTTGGTACGACACACCGTCGCCGTGACGATGCGCCAGGAGCTGGTTGCCGGCGTAGAACACGCCCGAGCGGCCCGTGAAGTCCTCCGCCAGCACCTGCCAGACGTAGCCCCCATCGGTGGACAGGTAGACGGTGGCCTCGGTGAACTGGCTGTTGGTGTTGTTCACCGCGCAGAGCAGCACCGCGGGGCTGACGATCTCGCCGGCGTCGTTCTCCACCTCCTGGCTGACCACGGTGACCTTGCCGAACGCCATGCCGTTGTCCAGGCCATCGACGAACACCTCGCCGCGCACCTCGATGGCGCCGGTGTCGAAGTGGTAGGTCACCAGGCGGTGATGCAGCGGCGTCAGCTCCGGCACGACCATCTCCGCGTGCGGGATCGACAGCCAGCACAGCTTGCGCCTGCCGATCTGGTCCAGGCGGTCCTTCACCGCCCCGTCGTCGCCGCGGTTGGTGCCGTTCGTTCGATGCCCCGAGGTCTCGGTCGTCAGGTAGGGGGAGATGTCGGCGTACACCCGGATGTCGTGCACCGGGATCGACGGCGTCGGGCCCACCTGGCCGATCTGCCAGCGCGGCGAGCACTGCCAGGCGCCCAGGTCGGTGCCCAGGTCAACCAGCGAGGAGCCGTCGGCGTCCATCCGGATCAGGGCGAAGTTCCCCTCCCCCGTGGGATCGCGGTACACCACTGGCGGCACGGTGGTCGGGTCCGTGCGCGCGAACCACTGGCGCCAGCAGAGAAAGTAGGCGACGCCGTCGACCGTCACGCTGGCCACCGGGGTGGTGTTACAGAACGCATCCTGGTCGACGCCCACCGGCGCGTGCCCGCGGTCCTGGTCCTCGTCGTACAGATAGACCTCGAACTGGCTCAGGTCGATATCGCCGGCGTCATCCACGCGCGCGTGGAGCGCCACCAGGGCCTGGCTAGGCGTGTTGATCCGCACGTCGCCGGACGTCTGGTTGGCCACCGCCGCGGTGCGCTGGAACACCAGGCCGTAGCCGCCGTCGTAGCGGCTGACCTGCAGTTGGCGCACCAGGTTGTAGGTGTGCACCGGGTAGACGTGCGGCGAGAGCAGGTTCTGCGCGGGCGCCGCGGCCTGCAGGTTCGCCGGCAGCGCGTAGGTGTCGAAGAAGGCGTCGCGCGCCGGCGCCATCCAGGTGTCCTCGTCGAACGGATCGAACGCCCGGCGGTCCATGCGCCCCAGGCACAGGTAGATGCCCCACTCGCCGAACACGTCGTGCCAGGTCTCGCTGCCCACGACGGCCGTGCTCTGCTTCACCACCGGGATCGCCACCAGCAGCTCGTCGGTGAAGCCGGCGGCGCCGTCCAGGCCGAAGCGGCCGTCGCAGTCCGGCCGGCCGGCGACCGGCGTCTGGAACTGGACCTCGCCGAACACGCTGAAGTAGGTGGGCATCTTGTCCGCCTGGCGCGGCAGGAAGTAGTAGCCGGGCGCGACCGTGGGCACCCGGGACTCCAGCACCACCAGGGACAGCGCCTGGTCCGGCATGGCCGGTGCGTCGCTGGGCTCCGCGCCGGACGGCGAGTAGACCACCGGCAGGCTGCTGGGCATGACCGTCAGGTTGAGGTTCGCCACCGTCGGCGGCAGCACGTACAGCAGCGCATTGCCGCCGTTGTTTTCGAGCCCGCCGCCCATGTTCTCCAGCGGGTAGTCGCCGACCTCCAGTGCGCTGACGACGGCGTAGGTGCCGTTGAACTTCAGCTGCCCCAGGCGGAAGGCGGTGTTGCCCGAGGCCACGCCGGCACCCTTCGCGAACAGGTTGTAGGCGCGGATGGTGTTCGCGCTGGGGCGCCACGGCTCCTGCGGCGCCGGCGCGGCTGGCAGGTAGCTGGAGCGGTCGGCCGTCACCAGCGCCAGCGGCGTGGTGTCCCAGTAGCGGCTGATCAGCGTCGCGTCCGGGCCCCAGGGGAAGATCGCGGTCAGCGCCGCCGGCGGATCGATGACGTCGGCGATGGTCCCGAGCGAGGTGCGCTTCACCTGGACAATGAAGCCGTCGAAGATCTCCCGCTTGGTGACGCGGCCGGACATGCGCATCAGCGCGCGCTCCAGCGAGATGACGCGCCGGCGCAGGTACTGGCCGGCGGCCGAGGCGATACGGCGGGTGTTGATCATGCGCCCTGCTCGATATGGGCCACCAGGCTGCCCGCGGCGTTGGCGGCGGACGAGGCGATATCGGCGAAGCCGCGCGCGGCCTGGGCCTGCGACGGCGCCGCGCCATCCGAGGCGAAGACGGCGATGCGGTTGCGGTCAATCTGGGTGTCGGCCTGCGCCTTGCCCTCGGCCGCCTGGAGCTTCAGGCGCTCCATGCTGACCTCGACGTCGTAGTAGTTGCCCAGAGCCTGGTAGAACGCGCTGTAGGCCTGTGCGCGGATCCGCGAGGTGTCGGCGTCCAGCTGGTACACGCTGTGCCACGCCCGGAAGAAGTCGGCGGCGGTGTTGAGGATCCCGGTCTTCAACTGGGCCGACACCTGCACGGCCATCTTCAGCAGGTCGTTCTTGATCTGGGCATCCTGGATGGCCTGCTCCCGGTTCACGTCCAGCAGGGCGTCGGCAGCGCGCCGCTCGGACTGGGCGAGCTGGTCTACGAGCGCCCCCGGCGGCAGGCTGAAGCCGCGGGCGGAGAAGTTGGCATCCAGGGTGCGCTGCTCGCTGGCCACCGTGCGGTAGGCGCGGTCGCGGGCCCGGTGCCACACCAGGTCGAAGATGCTGCTGTCGATGCCGAACGGCTGCACGCCGCTGATCACGTTCGCCAGCCAGTCCTCGGGGATGGTGCTGAAGCTGCCGTTGATGGCCGGGAAGTACTTCGCCATCCAGTCATCGGTCTGAGCGTTCAGCGCGGCGATGTTGGCACTGGCATTGTCGCTGCCGTTGAACAGGTCGCTGAATTGCGGTGGCGCGCCCACCGACAAGCTGGGCACCTGGTAGCTGAAGCCGGTCTCCTTCAAGGTCGGCTTCGTGCTCAGGTTGATGCGCCCCGCGCTCAGCGAGGCCAGCCCGATTGCCTGCTGCGACAGCGCGAACAGCTCCTGTGTCGTGCTCCCGTACTCACCTGCCATCTGCTATCTCCCCAGGCGCCTGGCGCTGACGCCGACGCTCCATTCCACGTTTTCGATCAGGGCCTCGGTGGCATCGGCGATTTCCACCTGCAGCTGCCAGTACCGGCCGCTCACGCCCTTGGCGGTCTGGGCGCGCACATTGGGCGCCGAATGCCGCGGCCGGTAGACGCGTTCCTTGCCGTCATCGGTTTTCACCTTCAGCAGCACATCGCCGTCGGTGCTCAGGCCCAGGTAGATGAAGTCGATGAACTTCTTCTGCGGGGTGCCGAACTCGTCGATGGCGAACGACACCGCGGCACTGAGCGGCGAGCCGTCATCGGTCGTTCCGGTGAGTTCGTACAGCCCGTCCGGGCGCACGCCGAAGGTGCGCATGCCCACCCGGGCGAAACCGGTGAACCCGAAGTTCTCGTAGCGGGTGACCGCGCCGGTGGCGATGTTGGTTGCGTACTGGATGAGCGCACGCCGGGAGTCGGCCAACGTGTCGCCGATGCCCAGCCCGCTCGACAGCAGCGCCTCGATCACCTTGATGGCCGAGACCTCGTCGCCCAGCGCCAGCGCTTCCACCAGGTCGGCCGACAGGTAGAGCATCAGCTCGCAGGCGTCGCCGATAGTCAGCCCCTCGTGCAGGGTGGCGATCACCACGGGATCCACCACGTAGGTGTCGGTCAGGCGCAGGTTCTGGGCGACCGCCCAGTGATTGGCCGGCTCGGTGCTCTGCTGGAACATGCCAATCGCCGGTGGCGTGCCCAGGCGCATCTCGCCGTAGATCCCCTCGGACATCAGCATGCGGGCCGGCGGCGTGGACAGGTTCATGCCGCCGATCGCGCCAGCGCTGCCCGACATTCCCATGTAGAACGGCAGCGCCACCTCCATGCCGCCGGCGGTCACGGTCGGGACGCCGCCGTAGGCCTCCATGGTCGCCGCGGGCAGCACCAGCGACATCCCGGAGATCGCGGATGCCGCCAGCTTGCCCAATGCCGGCGGCGTGACCAGGCTCATGCCCCCGTTCGCCCCGGACACGGCGCCGCCAAGGTACTCGATATCGGGATCCTCAACGAAGTCGCCAGCGGCATACAGCGACGCCAGCAGGCGCTTCGAGCCGCTGGAGGGCTTGCTGCTGGTGTAGGTCCAGGCCCCTACCGTGTAGGCGATCACGCCGGCGGTGCGGGTGATCGTGATCTCCGGCGCAGCCGAAGGCAGCGGTGTCGGCGTCGCCACCGCGATGCCGCCCTCGATGATCGAGAACCCCGAGGCCGTGGCCATCACCCCGTGTTCCAGGCCGGTGAGCCCGAAAGCCTTCGTCGTCGTGGCCGCCACGCCGCATGCGGCCCCGATCGGATTGCGCGGCAGCCGGAAGGTCATGCGGAAGTCGCCGTCCACGGCCTCGCGGCTGCGCGCGCCGGCGTTCCAGCCCAGCAGGCTGTCAACGGAGGTGCGCGCCGGGATGGCCGGTTGCTCGGGAACGGCGTCGGAGCAGATCGTGGTCTTGGTCGTCTTTGTGTAGACGTAGTAGAGCAGCCACTCGCTGTTGTCGCTGTTGACGCTCTGCACTTGGTTGATCGGCATCTTCCTGCCGGCGCTGCTCTTGTTGTAGGCGCCGACCTTCCACCGCACGTAGGTGAGGTCACCCGTGGCTGTGCCCATGAACTGGTAGATGGTCGAGGTGACCTCGACGGTGTAGCAGCGAGGTGGTATCGCCGGAACGTAGGGGCGCCCCGGCTCGTACTTGATGACGGACTGCTTGGTCAGCCGGTTGGCGCCCATGGCCTCACCCGTTAGATCGAGGCCGGAACGGTGATGGTCGCGTAGTCGACGGTCTGCACTTCGCTGACAATGACGGCGTCCTTCGACATGTTCATGTCGAAGCCCAGGACACCGGCGGAGCCCTGGATGCGGATATCGGTGGTTGAGGCCCCGTTGGTATCGGCTGGCGCCTGGAGGCGGAAGAAGCTGATGGTGCCGGCGGCAACCACCGTGCCTTTCCAGGCCTCGGAGGTCGATTTCGACAGGACGCCCCCGACCGCAGCAGATTCCCAGCCGAGACCGCCGCCGCCACCATCCACCGAGATGGTGTACAGCAGCACGGCATCACCGCTCAGCGCCGCATCCGCGGTGGCCGGGATGGTGCCGGAGTAGACGTTGATGACACAGCCGGCCAGGGCCGCCCGGAAGGACGACACGGCCATGACGGCATTGCGGAGGCCCGTGCTCAGTTGCATGGTTCTTGCTCCTGGGATCAGTAGGTGGAAAGCAGAGTGATGGCGATGCCGAGGCGGAAGGTGCTGCCCGCCGGCACGTCCTGCGGCGTGGCGAAGCGCGCGATCGACAGCAGCGTTCCGGTGTTGCCACCCTTGGCAGAACTGGAGACCAGGAATCCGCCGTACAGCCGTGTGTCGGCCGTGAAGGTGAACTCCGCCCGGCTGGCCAGGTTGCTGATCACCGAGGTGCCGTCGTAGGCGTTGTCCCACAGCGGGCGGGAGGCCTGGCTGTAGTTGGTGGCCTCGCCGGCGTTGGTCGGCAGGTCGGCGGCGGTGGTCGCACTGGAGGGCACGAAGTTGCCGGCGAACACCCCGGCGTACCAATTGGGGATCAGCGCGCCCTGGCCGCGAATGAACCCCGCCAACAGGTCCATCCCTACCTGGGGGATCAGGTTCTTCTGCACGATCTCGCTCAGGACGCTGCCGTCCGGGGCCACCACCTCGCCGTGGTAGACGAACCCGAGCTTGGCCAGGCCCTCGGGGATAATCAGTTCGTTCATGGCGTGATGACCTCAACGTCGTAGTAGTCGCTGGCGGCGAGCGGATTGCCTCCGCGGGATGGCGAAAGCGTCGTCACCACCAACTGGTTGCCGTTGTGCTCCAGCAGGCCGGCGGCGCCATGGCCCGCCTGCTCGGGAAGGAAGTTCGCCGCGCTCGACAGGGCGACCAGGCCCTGGTCGTCGCCGATGGCCAGCCCGTAGCGCGTCATCCAGGCGGCGCGGCCGTCGGGCAGTACTAGGGCGGTCCCGCGGACGGCGCCGTGCTCGAACACGGTTCGCCCGCCGGGCTCGTCGGTCTCGGGGTTGGAGAGGAAGTAGGTCTTGTCGGCGCAGACGTAGACGCCACCGTCGACCGCGACCACCAGGTCGATCGGCGCCGGATACTGGAAGAAGCCGCGGGAGGCATCGCGCAGGTGCGGTCGGAACGGGAGGGTGAACCACAGCACCGAGCCGGCGGCCAGGTACAGCACGCCGCCGCGCGCGGCGATGAAGTCCGCAACCAGCGGCCCGCGGAGGTTCGCGGTCTCCAGCCTGGCGGTGTCGTCGCGCAGCACGCCCACCGAGGCCTGTCCCGCGCCTTCGAACTGCAGGTACAGGGCGCCGCCTTCGCGCGGGCCCACGTACAGGCGGACCTTGCCGCCAGGTGGAGGCGCGAGCAGGTCGAACTGCAGCGAGCTTCCAGCCGGCACCTGGAGCAGCAGCGGGGAGCTGGTCGCGCCCTCGTCGCCGTGCGCGTCGATGAAGGTCGCGGCGACCTGGTAGTAGCCCGCCGCCAGGCCGCCCTGGCCGATGGCCGGCAGCGGCTGGCTGGTGACCGTCGGCACGCCCCATGCGCGCAGGACCTTGCCGTCGAAGCGCCAGGTCTCGGTTTCCGTGCAGAAGAACAGCTCTTCGTTGAGCACGTCGCCGACAAGGCGCCCTGCCCCGTCAACCTCGGCGAGCAGTTGCCGCACACCCTGGTCGACGTCGAAGCTGTAGAGCGCCGGGCCATCCGCGTACAGGACCTTGCGCCCCACCGCGAGGGGACCGCGCGCCGCGCCGGCCGCTTGCACCTGGGTGAAGCCGGTGCGCAGCTCGAACGCACCACCCACGATCGGATCGACGTTCACCGCATCGCGCACGGTGCCCGCCGGCATCGCCTTCGCGTCCGCCCGGTTGTTGATCCCCTGCGACCAGTTGCTGCGCAGCTCCATGACACTCTCGCCCTGTGGTAGTTGGGGTGAGTGTCTAGACCGCGGTGACTAGGCGCGAACCCTACAGGGGGTGGCAGGAATAAAAAAGCCCGTCAAGCGACGGGCTCGATGCATAAAAACATTTCTAATTCTCCTGCCGCCCGACTACTTTCAACTTCCCAATCTTTTTAAGCTCAATCCCTCCGCCTGAAAACTCCTTCATATCCATATACTTAAAAACTCGCCCCATTTTTCCGTTCTCATCATATTCACCCACGACCACACCAGTAGAATACATCCTAATCGCAACGTCATGATTGCCGGCCACCCAAAACTTCTGCGCACTTGATGCATCCTTCATTCCAAAGCTAAAAATTGCTGAAGAGTACAGAATAAACAACAACACAACCCCAGCCCAATTCTTCAAGTCTAGATAAGCACCGCTGCCCTCTCTCCTGACAACTCCATAGCGACGATCTAGATACCCATTAAATTTCCATAGAACATATGGTGAAACAATAATAACAATCAGCAATCCCGAAAAAAAATCGCTCCACCACCCATCCCAAATAATTGAATTAGATATATAAGCAGCAAACAGCGCAGCAGTGAAAATAAAGTTATAAGACCTGCCATTGGATTTATATTCAACCATCAAGGACCAATAGTGATAAATCCCCATAGGAATTATCGAAAAAACCAACACAACAAAAAACAACCTCGGCATGCTAACTTCAACCAATTCAACAGGAGCATGAAAATAATTAAGATATCCATACTCATACAGAAAAGTTGTCCAATAACCCAAAAAGACCAATCCACCAATCAAAAAAGAGCTAGCTATGGAAACAACATTTCCGTTCCATTTCGAAATATCCATTAAGTCCGCCTCGCAAATGACAAAAATATATCCATGCTCATTTTTAATAAGTTAATCTACTAAGCCCAAATACGCCAAGGGGTTTCAGGTTCTGACAACTCCACTCCCGTCGACCAGGTCAGCGGCGAGTCGCTACGCACGTTGGCGTAGTACCCGGTACGGGGTATCGGTTCTGCTCCCTCCTCCCCGGGCGCGTCGTACCAGGTGCCGATGATGTCGAGAGCGACGCCCTGGGCCGGAACCAACTGGCCGTCGTCGATCGAGGCGGCGCCGGCCGCCAGCAGGGCCTGCTCCAGGTCCTGAGCAGAGGCGGCGCGAAGGTAGTAGTCGATCATGCGGTGATCCTCTGCAGCTCGTTGTCGAACAGCCGGCGGGGCCAGTAGCGGATGCGGCGGATGTGGCCGTTCAAAGAGGCGGAGAACTGATTTCGCCCCAAGCGAAGTTCGGTGTGGTTGTACGTCCGATCCTGACTCCTACCAACCGCGGCAGAGCCGTTGACTGAGTGATAGATGGAATGGAGGTTATAGGCTGTAGCGGCGCGGAGCACGCCCAATGTCAGTCCACCAACTAAGTTGGCGGAGGAGGACACGCTATAGATTCCGCACCGTTTATTAACGTCATCGTAGAATTCGTGGAAGGCGGAATCACCAACGAGAGCCAGGGTAATTGAGTTGCTGCCACCAGCGGGAGGCACGAACTCGCAGAACAGCGTCCCCTCGACCGAATTGAACCACGGGCTCAGGGTATTCACGCTCGCCACATCAGCAGCACGGGTTACCTGGGAGCCGGTAGTTGGGATGTAGCTGGTCGGAAAGACACCAGCCTCCAACTGACCACCCCAGAGGTCTATGGCGTCCCCGGCCGAACCTTGTACCGAAACGTCTCCCACATAGAAGTAGATCCCGCCTCCGGCTGTGTCCCGCGAGGTGTAGTTAGCGGTGACTGAAAATCGCCACGAGCCATTGGGGCCTTTTTCCGCCCTAGTCCCTGCCAGCACAGAGCCACTCGTGCGCACAACAGAGCCAGTGCTGAGATCAAACACAGCAGTAGCGGCATCACCAATCGAGTCGTAGAACCGCAGCGTCGCCTGCCCAACATTCACCAGGCGCGCGAACACCGACAGCGTGTTCAGTCCAGCGCTTAGGGTTATTGCGGTCTTGCTGACCGGATTGCTGGAACCAGGAGCAACCTTGGTAAAACGCCGATAGCTCTGGCCCGAAATAGGAGCTGCAGCCCCCACTGACGGGGTGAGGTTTGCACTCACTGCGTAGCCGCTGGTGAAGTCAGAAGCTACTGCGAGCAGATTCGTGCGCTGCTCCTCCACCAGCAGCCCGCGCAGGGCCAGCGTCACAGGGTCGTAGTCGAAGCGGGGTTGGTTGGCGGCCACCTGCTCATAGATGCCGAACTCGTTATAGCGCCATGCCGCGCCCGACCGGGTGAACGCCACCAGGTCGGCGAAGGCGACGCTGTTCATGCCGCCGGCGCCGTCGGACACCTTGTAGGACTGGGCCAGGAAGTCCAGGTCCAGCGTGGGCAACGCGGCCGGGCTGCCTACGGTCAGGCGTTTGAGCAGGGGTTTCAGTGCGGCGCCCATGTCACACCGCCCCGGACGCGATGGCGTTGATGCCGGCGGCGGAGGCCTGCAGCTGCAGCGTCTCGCCGGTTGTGATGTTCAGGCTGCGCAGGTCCAGGGCGTAGCTGCTCGATGCGGGGACCGAGCTGGCGGGCAGGATCACCGCGCCGCCGGACAGCCGCAACTGCACGTTAATGGCGTTGGCCGGATCGGTGTTCGCGACCAGGATCGAGGCCAGGATGGCGGTCTCGCCGACGACGTCGGTCCAGGTGTTGTTCGTGTAGGCGGTCAGCTTCCAGTTCTTCGGCGTCATTTCACAGCCCCATCCAGTGACGTGCATCGTTGTCCGCGGCGACGGCTGCTGCGGCTGAAGCCGCGGCGCCAGCGGGATCGGCGCCGACGTCCGTCGCCGTCAGGGCCGGCAACACCGCCTTCGGCAGGGTTTCTCCGGCCTGGAATTCACCCAGGCGCACGGGATTGCCCAGCTCATCGAGGATGAACCTCAGCGGTTTCTTCTCAGCCATAAGGGCCTCCGATGGCGGGCACGCTCGACAGCGAGCCGTCCGCCAGCTGAATCGGTATCTCCCCGCGCGCGTCGAGCGGCAGACGGGCCAGTTGGCCATCGGCCAGGACCACGGCCAGCTCAGGCACGGAGAGGTTCATGGGATAGGCCACCACCAGGCCGGAGGCGTTGGTGACGAACTGGTCGTACCCGACGCCGCGGCGCACGAAGTAGATGCTGTTCGGCTCCAACTCCACCGGCAGGGCGGAGACGACCTTGTGGTGCAGGACGACAGCCATGGCATCACCAGTTCAGCGTCGACCAGCTGCTGCTGACCGGCTCGCCGTCGTAGGTCAGGCCGTCAGCGCCAGCGCCGAGCAGATCCAGGGTGGCCTTGTTGGCGTGGGTGTGGCTCTGGCTGACGGCGGTGTCGATCTGCGCCGGCGACGACGTCGGGCGGCCGGTGATGCTGGTCCACTGCACCACCACGTCCATCGACTCGTACTCGGCGACCTTGCTGAAGGTGTCCTCGGCATGGTCGTAGGCGTACAGCGCGGAGCCGGCCGCCACCGACGGATCGCCCGTGGCGTCGATCACCAGCACCAGGACGTTGCGCTGCAACGACGCCGCCAGGGCATCCCGCGCGGCGATGTCCGGCACGATCTCCAGCGCGTTGATGGTGGCCACTGCATCGTCGACGGCATCGCCGACCAGAGCGTTGATCATCGCCGAGTTGCCCAGCGCCTTGGCCGTGCCGGTCTGGTCAGTGATGTAGCTCTCGGCGTAGCCGCCGTTGAGCACGTAGTAGAAGGCGTTGGGCTGCAGCGTGCCCGGCAAGCTGCTGACCTTGTAGAACTGAACCTGGGCCATGGGGCCTCCTTACCAATCGTTAGCTTCCCACTCGGCCGCGCCGCTTCCAGGCTCACCTTTCCGCCCTTGGAGGCCTGCAACCACGTTGAACAGCGGCACACCCTGATAGGCCAGGCCCTGCGGCTGGCTCTGCTGGATGGCCACCGCCCGCGGCTCCTGCGGCTCGATCGAGAGCCCTACCGACTCCAGCGGCTCCTCTGCCAGCACCAGGTCGCGCTCGTCCTCGGCAACCGCTACCAAGTGGTCGGCGGGTACGGCGATGCGCACGAGCCGGTCGGCTGGACGCCCTACGTCGCTCACTTCACCAGCTCCTGGCAGACGTTGAACCGGCCGCGCGCCAGGCGATACTTCTCGCCGGTGGGCGCCGTGATCTCGATCTCGTACTCGGCGTCGCGGATCTGCTTGTCGACGAACGCATCCGCGGGGATCTCCAGCTGGAAGGTCGCGGTTTCCGCGTCAACGACGATCATCGGCGACGGACCGGAGCTGCTGGCCTCGAACAGGGTGTTGGTATCCGCCGGCGAGCGGCGCACCTGCATCAGGGCGGAGAAGCCCGTGATGTCGGCGCGCTCGTAGTAGCGGATCACCCCGCCGCCGGCGTAGGCATCCAGGCACAGGCCGTTGATGTGGTTGATCGACAGCGTGTCGACGTCCACCACCTCGGCGATATACGGCGCCCCGGGCTCATCGTCGCAGCCGGTGTTCAGGTTGGCCGGGCGCTTCAGGCAGAACACCCAGTAGGGCCAGCCGTCGCGCAGTTCATGCCCGGGCACCGTCAGCGCCACCGGAGCAGCCTGCGCCACCCCGGTGATGGGCTTCCACACGAACCGGCCCTGCGCCCAGCCGAACGAGGCGGCGAAGGTCTTGCCCTGCAGGACCTCGAGGTCTTGGTGCACAGCGGCCATGCGCCCTCCTTAGGCCTGCAGCAGGCTGGCGGCCAGGCGGTAGCTTGCGGCGTTGGCCAGGTCCTGCTCAGCCTGGTCCGGGTCGTTGCGCACCGCGGCGTTGGTGTCGCAGTAGTCGGCGCTGTCGCCCAGCAAAGCGATGGCAGCAGCCACCGCCGGGGCGTTGTGCAGGCGCTCGCGCAGCAGGTAGCCCTCCAACTGCCAGATCTTCTGCAGCGCGTTCTGGCGCGCGATCTTCCGGCCGATCTCCGCGTCGAAGTTCGCCGGGCTCGCACAGGCCGACTCACCGGTGACGGTGAAGCCGTTCTTCAGCACCAGTACGCAGAAGGTCAGCAGGTACAGCGGATCAGGAATCTCGCCAGCCTGGAAGGCCGCTCCTTCGCCGGCGGTGAAATAGCGCTCGCTGGCGATGACCGCCTCGATGTCGGCCGGCGTGACGCGCGGTGCAGTCAGGCCCTTGGTCTGGATTTCCTGTTCGATAGAGTCGGTCACGATGTAGTCCTCAGTGTTGAGCGGTCGCCGCTTTCACGGCATCGATCAGCCCCTGGTGCAGGCGCTGACACTCCAGGTACTGACCGGACATCGAGACGTCGGCCAGCGTGAGTTCTGCCGGATCGCCGGTACCGTCATCCGCCACCGGCACTTGCTGCAGGTCCAGGCACGGCTGCAGCAGGCCCTGGTCGAAGCTCGCCGGCGCGGGCGGCGTTGATGTTGCGCATCCAGCCAGCAGGCAGGCGGCAAGCAGGATCCATCGGTTCACGGACGATCTCCTGGCGGGTCTTCTGGTAGATGGTGGTGTTGGTGACGCGGATGCCGGCGATCGCCTTGTTGGTGCTCTCGGCGACCTGGGCGACGACGCTGCGGGCCAGAGCCTGACGATCCTGCTCGGCCTGCAGGCGGATGGCTGCGTCGCTGCCCTCCTTCCACCCGCGCACCTGCCAGCCAGTGCCGAGGCACAGCACGGCGATGAGGAGATAGGCGCCCAGGCGCCAGGGGTCGATAGTCATAGGGTGCACATCTCCGCTTCAGCCTGCCGGCGCTGCCAGAGGCCCTTGCACCAGGGCTGCTCATCCGAGCAGTCCACCTTCACGTCCACGCGCTGCTTGCCGAGTGACTGCGCCAGCCTGATGCGCTTCTTCACGTCCGCCTGGTTGCTGGCCCTGGCGGCGAAGGCAGAAGCCTCGGCGATGGTCATGGAGCGGGTGATGAAGCGCCAGGACAGCATCGCGCGGCAGCCGGCCGGCTGATTACCGGAGTTGATCAGGCTGACGGCATTCGAGCCTGCACAGCCGGTGTCCCCCACGTTGAGGCACCAACTCGCGATGCCCGCCCACGCCGGCTCACTCATTTCGGGCTTGATGACGGAATGCACGAACGCGAGACGCCGGCCGATCTCCGTCTGCCGCCAGGCGTCGCACTCGGCCTTGGTCATGATGGTGGACCGGGTAACCCCTGCAGTGCGCCCGTTGCAGATGGTCCAGACGCGGGCGCCATCCTGGTAGGCCGTCAGGGACTCGCCTTCCTTCTCCTGGATGAACTGGTCCATGATCGCGGGCGCGCTGGCGCCGGCGGCGATCAGGGCCAGAACGGCAGCGCTAAGGAAGGTCTTCCGGCCGGCCATGGCGCTTACTCCGCCTCCGCCGAGGCGCAGTCAGGCTCGCCGGTCAGCTCGCGCACGCGGCACAGGCGTGCCATCTCCAGTTCGAACAGGCGCTGCTCGCGGCGATCTTTCCGGGCCTGGTAGATCATGTTGGCGGCGAACGTGGCCAGCGCCGTGAGGATACCCACGATGATGCCGATGTCCGTCAGCGTCAGCGCGCTCAGCGCCGAGATTGCCGCCCCGACGTAGCTGGTAATGCTCATGGTCTTGTCGCTCATGTCGAATCCCTGTTGGCGGCAAGCAATGCCCGGGTTTACGTTGGCGACAGGCTATGGAGAGTGAGGGCGCGGCTGGTAACCCTACAGGGGGTTACCAGGCCACGTTATGGTGGGGTTCGTCCTGGCGGGTGCTGCGGCGCAGGTCGCTGTCCGGGCGCGGGCCGAAGTAGGCGGTGAACTTCGCCTCGGCGTCGGCGGCCTTCTCGACGTTCAGCGTCTCGGCGTCGGGCTGGCTCAGGCCGCGGTACAGCGCCCAGAACACCAGGTAGCGGTGGTGGGCCCGGTGAATCTCCGGCTCGTCGCGGCCGCTGGCCAGGCCGCGCATGGGCAGGCGGAACCCCTCCAGCGCCAGGGTGGCCTCGGTGGTGGGCCTGGGCACCAGGCGCAAGCTGACGTCGTCGCGCAGCACGTACTCGACGCGGCCAGTGCGGTCGCGCCAGCCGGGCATGCGGCGGTCCAGCTCCTCGGTGGAGGTCAGCACCAGAGGCCGGCGGCGGCCGCAGCCGTGCTCGACGATGCCGATGAAGTCGGGCTCCACCAGGTCGGAGTGCATGCGGTAGGTGGCCACTCCGGCGGTGACGGCGATCTCGCAGACTGCCGGGTTCTCCGACTCGTGCAGCAGGCGGCCACGAACGGCCGCCTCCTCTTCCGCCTGGGCAAGCCAGCGCTCGATGTCCTTGTCGCTGAAGAAATAGTCGCCGACCGTATCCCTGGTGATGGACCGGAATTCAGCGATCAGCTCCGCCAGCCTCATACGACACCGAACTGGTCGACCAGTTGGAGTACCTGGGCCCGCAGGTCATCGATGGCGCCGCGCTTGTCCAGCTTCTGCTTGAAGTTGGTCAGCGCGAAGTGGGCCAGCGCTTCCTTGCTGGTCATGTGCGTCACCTGGTCACGCACGTCCTGCAGGTTGGAGTGCTCTTCGTGCTTCTCCTGCTGGGCCTTGGCGGCCTGAGCGAGGATCTCGGCGGTATCGTCGGTCTGCGCCGGCTGCTCGGCCGGGGGCGCCACGGGGATCGTACCCTCCGCGAACTGGTCGGGGTGACGCAGGAACTTGCGGGCGATGTCCGGCGGCAGCACGCGCACCTGGCCCTGCACGAAGGTCAGGCCGGTGCCGTAGACGCGGTCGGTGAAGTCCGGGCGGCGGCCGACATACGCCACGGCGACATGGCCTTGGGGCACATCCTGCAGCGTCACGACCGGCACGCTGGGCGCGGCGGGCATGTTCTCGATGAACTCCCGAACCGCCTCCTCGGCGTCCGGCAGGTCCTTCAGCGCGTGCACAACGCCGCGGAACAGGTAATCCTTCGACTTCTGCTCGGGCGGCAGCTCCTCGTAAGGGCGGCAGCACGGGTGCAGCTTCTTCTCGGCATCCTTGACCTCGCCATAGGCCCAGCCGTCGGCGAGCTTCTGTTCCAGCCAGGACGCATGCGACTGCTCGGGGGTGGCATCGGGGTTGGCCAGGTGCATGTCCACGCCGGCGAGCGCGCTCTGCTGCTGCCACTCCGGTGCATCGGCCCAGGCCGGCTGGCTGTCGTCGCCCAGCGACGCGCAGTAGGCTCGGTTGATCTCGTGCGCGACCAGGGCGATCAGTTCTCGTTTCATGCTCGGGTTCCTGTCGAAAGAAACGGAGGGCCCGAAGGCCCTCATGAGTGCCGGTTAGCGCGGGCCGGTGAGTTCGCCGAAGATGGCGAAGTCGACCTTGCCGGCATCGGCCACGGCGGCGCCGGCGATGGTCAGCACCAGGCGCGCCGGCTTCGGCAGCACCACCGGGGCCTTGCTGGTGGCATTGCGCAGGCGGGCGGTCGCGGCCAGGTTCAGGCCGGAGCCGAAGTACGCGGTGTCCTGCGGCACCTCGGTGCTGTCCACGCCGTCCTCGTACACGAAGCCGAGGGAGCCGGTGACCGAGGCGGTCAGCGCATCGGAGATGATCGCCAGGCTGTCGATCAGGCGAATGCCCTCGGGCAACGGGCCGAGGTCGACGACATCGCCGATGGCCAGCGCGGCGCTGGAGTTGGAATTGACGACTGCGCCGGCGGCACTGGTCTGCAACTGGTAGGCCAGCACAGTGGTGTTGCCGTAGGCGCCGGCCGCGCCGCCGAAGTAGCGCTTGCCGAACTGGTTGACGGTGACTTTGGCCATGATGGGCTCTCCGTTCAGTCCTTGGGGTTACGAGAGGCGGGCCGGCGAACCGGCCCTGCCCATCAGTTGCGCGCGCCGATGATCGGCACCGCGGTGTCGAACACGGTGGCGCCGTAGTCGGTGAACTGGATGCCATTGCCGTGATCGATCGCGAAGCGAATCTTCGATACGCCGCGGATCATGCCGAGCAGCACCTCGACCTTGTCACCGTGGTCCAGCTCCTTCTCGCTCCAGAAGAACGGGATCTTGGCCTTGTCCGAGGCGGCGAACGCTTCGGCGATGGCCTGGCCACCGAGCAGGATCGCGCGGTCCACCGCGAAGGTGGTGCCGAACGAATCCGGAACGACGCAGGAAGACTCGTCCTCGCTGTCGTAGGCGCCGCAGTACTTGATGGTGTCGCCGGCGTAGAACCTCACCGGTTTCGGCATCTTGATGATCAGGACGCCGTTCCACAGGCCGGCCTCACCCAGGAACAGCGGGTGCTGGCCGGCTTGTGCGGCACGAGCCATGGCGCTCGCCTGCAGCTGGCGGAAGCTCGGATCGGTGGCGAAGCAGCTGTACTGCGCCGAGGACACCAGCAGCACGCGCAGCGGCGAGTCGGTCGCCGCCTTGTCGCCGTCGAAGATCACCGGCGGGGGCGGCAGCGCGATCTGCTCCATATAGGTTCGGATGCCGTCCACGGTGTCCATCTTCAGCAGGTCAGTGGTGGCCAGGTCGATCTCGCCGGCGTTCACGGCGAAGGGTTTCACGCCGTTGGTTCCGTCGGAGATGAAGTGCCTGTTCTTGGTCGGCGCCTTGACCTTGTTGACCATGATCTCGGCAAACTGCGGGTGGGTGTTCACCGGCACGCGCCATTCGATGTTGTCGTGGAAACCACGAGCACCGGCCATGTGCACCAGCAGCGACTGGTCGACGTAGGCATCGGCCTGCGCCTGGGCCACGGGGCGCGCCAGGCGGCGGAAGTCCGCCGGCGACCGGAGGCCGGTCATGGTGTTGCCAGCGTCCACCGGCCAGCGCGCCTGGTTCACGCGCAGACGGTCTTCCGACAGCTTCATGCCGACGCCGCGGCCTTCGGCATACGCACTGCCCATGATCGGGTAGCCGGCGACCGGGTTCAGCAGGTCGAAGGTCACCTCATCGCCTTTGCTCTTGGACAGGTCCTGGCATTTGACGATGGGCATGTGCTGGGTGGTCTGCTTACGCAGGGTGGCTTCAGCGCCGGCCGTGCCGGACGGCATCGAGCCGGTCAGGCGCGCCATGGTGGTGTTGCGCTGAGTGTGGGTTGCGAACAGGCCTACAGCCTGCTGAACCATGGCGACCGGATCGCCATACTTCATGTTCGTTTTGTCAGCCACGATTGATCTCCTTGATCAGCGGGACAGAACCGTCACAGGTTCCTGCTCAGAAATGCCTCGATCTGCTTGGGCGTCATGTTCTGCATGCGATCCAGCATCGAGACCGGGTCCATGGCAGCGATCGCCTCGTCGCCAGTCAGCGGCGCGCCGGCACCACCCGGGATTTCCGAGAGGCTGGCCGGGACCTGCGGCTTGGCGTTGGCGACAGCTGCTTCAGCGGCCGCCTGCACGTCCTTGGTGCTGGCGGCCTGGGCAGGCTGAGGGGGTTGAGTTGCGGCCTTGAAGGAATCGAGAAGCTCGACGATCTCGGCAGACGTGCCTTTCTCCAGGACGGCGTTGTAGCCCGCCTGTGCGAAGGTCGGCTGCCTGGCGATCCAGTCCGAGAGTTCCTTGCTCTCGATGACCGAGTCGAAGTCGGGGTGCTTCTCGGAAATGGCCCGGAAGTGCGCGTCCTGCGCGTCGCTCTGGTGCTTCTGCTGAAGGGGCGTGACCGCTTGCGCGAGCTTTGCCTCCACCAGCTTCTCCACCAGCGCCGGCACCTCCGTGCCGATCAGCGCGCGTGCATCCTTGTTGACCAGGGCGCGCACGCCCTTGGCCAGATCCTGCTCGGAGAAGTCGCCGAACAGCTCGGGATCGACACCGGCGTCGATGGCCGCCTGCGCGGCTGCGGCGTTGGCGTCGGTCGCGGTCGGCGCTATTCCGGCGTCGGCCCGCTGCTGAGCCTGCGCCTTCAGCGCGTCCAGCTCCTGCTGTGCGGCCTGCAGCTTGCCCAGCACTTCCTGTGCTTCGGCCTTCGCTGCCTTCTCGCTTTCACGCGCATCGACCAGCTTCTGGTAGTCGATGGTGTGCTTGCCGTCCTTGGCCAGGATCACGGCGTTTTCCGGGTTAAGCTCGCCTTCCTGCGGGCTCGGGGCGGCCTGTCCTTGGGCCTGCGGTTCTTCCTGGGGGGGCTGCTCGCCAGTGGTCGAGGTCTGCGCGTCGGAAGCAGGGGCAGCGGCGGGCGCGCTGCCAGGTTCCGGGCTCGCCACGGGGGCTGCGCCGGTATCGCCCTGAAGGCTCAGCTCCAAGAGCTGGGCCGCCTGCTCCGCGGTCATCTGACCATCGGGAGCGTGCAACTCAATGAACTCTGCCTGGGTAGTACTCATGCCTTGGTGTCCCGCCACATATCGCCGTGGCCGCTGGGGAACAAGTGCGGGGCGTCACCGCTCCGCGCTTCGCTGTGCGGGGTGCACAACTTGCCGGCGAGTGTCGAATTCGAGGGGCAGAAAAAAGAAACCCTACAGGGGGTGACTGCAGGGTTTCGGTGGCTCAGGAGAGGTTGTCGGTGGGCGTAGGCGTCTCGATTCCGCGCTGGCCGGTCCCGGCATGGGCGGGCACTGGCGGGTAGGATGGATTGGTGTTCTCGCGCACCGGTGCGCCCTGCCCCTGGATGTACGGCGACTGGATGTTCATGGCGGCCGTCTGGTCCGGCCGCGGGATGTTGGGATCGTCGCCCGGCAGGTTCCGGTGGCCGGACTGCTGCAGGATCACGTCGGCGATGGGCGCGATCTGCGGCATCTGCGCGACCTGGGCGCCGGCCTGCATGGCGCTGTACGCTGCCTGCACGCCGATCTGTACGGCCTTCGCGCGGATTTCGTCGATCTCGGCGTCGGTGCGCTGCTCCTTCATCGCCAGCTCGCGCATCTTCAGCTCGGCGCCGGACTTGGCCAGGGCATCCTCGACGGCCTGCTTGATGCGCTGCTCGACCTGCTCCGGGCTCTCCTGCTGCGACGCGGCGCGGATCGCCTCGACCACCTCGCGCTTGAACGGCACATCCATGAGCGACACAAGGAACGGCAGCACGGCAGCCTGGTACTGCGGCGGCAGGGACTTCACCGCCTCCGACATGGCGTTCAGCTGCTGGCCGCGGTAGCTGTTGGTGGACGGCACGTCTTCCAGGGCCACCTTCAGCCGGGTGCGCTGCAGGTCGTTGGACAGGTACGGCATGCCGGTGTCCGGATCGATCTCGGGCTTGTTGATCACCACAGTGCGATCCGGCAGAACGGCGTCGCCCTCGATGACGATCACCTGCTGCTCGTCGCCCAGGTCCTCGATGATCATCGACAGCAGCAGCTCGCCCACCTGGGTGCGGGCCGCGCGGAAGTTGTCCATCATCCGCGCCAGCGACTGGTTGCTCTGCTCGACCTGCGTCTGCTCCTGCAGGCCGGACGTGGCTGTGCCCTCCTTGCCCATGAAGCCGCTGGTAACCGCCGACACGCGCTGGATCGATGCGCGGCTGTCGTTGATCAACTGGAAGTGCTGGGCGTTCAGTTGGAAATCACGCTTGACCTCGAAGCGCGCGCCCGGGTTGTTCCGGAAATGGTCGGCGTTGAGCACGATGTCGGCGTCGATGCGCGCCACCTGCCGGCGGAACTGCGCGTCGCTCATGTCGACGGCGCCCTTGGTCCGCTCGGTGCGCACCGCGGCCATGCCCCAGCGCAGTTTCGAGATACCGCTGTTCAGGCTGTCCTGGGGGAAGATCATCCCGCGGATGTAGCCATAGGGGACGCGCGTCTGGTCCTCGCGGAAGCCCCAGAACGGCACGTAGGGGAAGTGGCCATGGCTGTACGGCGACGGGCCGTCGAACAGGCAGTGCGGGCCCAGCCAGTAGCTGCGGCGCACGCGCGCCACCACCGAGCGCATCGGCTCCACGCTTCCGCTGCCGACGGCGACCACGTGCGCCAGGTTGTTGCGGTCGTACTCCACGATCCGGCCATCGGGCGAACGGATCACGGTGACGCTCACCCAGCGCCGATACCAGACCTCGGAGAGCAGGACCTCCTTGCTGGTGGGGTTGTACCAGCGGTCCTCCTGCACGGTCCAGGCGCGCGCCTCGGCCCAGGCATTGTGCAGCCCGGTCGAGGATCCGCCATCCGCCAGTTCGATGGCCTGCTCTGCCCACCAACTGGGCCCATGGGTGCCGATGGCCTTGACCAGGTCCGCGGCGTCAGGGAACACCAGGCTGATCCGCTCGGGGCGCAGCCAGCGCTTGCGGCGCAACCAGCGGGCGTCGCTCAGGTCGTCCTCGGTGGCCTTGAAGTCCCAGTCGATCTCGTTCCGGTGGACGTAGAGGCAGCGGTACGGGTACTTGAAGGGATCGCTCTCGCGCTTCACCTCTACCCAGCCCAGGCCGACGCCGATCTGCGGGCGGAAGGCGTCGCTGCACGCGGCGTCCGCCTTGCTCTGCCGCTCGGCCTGGTTGAGGCGGTAGTTCAGCGCGTCAGCCACGTCCTGGCCGCCGGGCTCGCCGTTCGGCGAGACGCGCCAGTCGGTGCGGATGGTTGCCTCGTAGCCCTGGATGCTCAGCAGCGCCGGGCCGATCACGTCCTCGACGGCCGGCGGGATACCGAGTTCGCGCTGCTTCTGCAGCAGCTCGCTGTCCAGCTGGTTGCCGTCGGCGTAGTCGGCTTCCTTGTCGGCGATGTGCCGCCACTTCGGCTGCTGCTCCACCTCCTCGAGGAACTCGGTGTACTCCTCCAGAGTGAGCGCCAGTTCATCGCGCTTGCCGGTAGCCTCGGCGTGGTCCTGGTCGTAGATGGCGGTGGCGTCCATGGTGATTCCTCAAGTGCGCCAGTCAGGCGGCGGGGCTTCTTTGTAAGGGGTTGCCAGGTCGTTGGGCATGATCTCGATGGCCTGGCCGACGTAGCGGAACATGTCGGCGCCGTGGCTGAATTCGTCGTGCAGCGGTCCCATGGGCTCGCGCGTCTGCGTGTGGATGGCGCGGCGGTAGCGCTTCAGGCACTCCAGCAGGCGGGTGGTCTTGTCTTTGTCGAAGTACACGCGCGGGAACATCATGCGGACGCCCTTGATGCCCTCCTCCACGCCAGTGGCATTCAGCACGACCGGCCGGCGGCCCATGGCCTGCAGCTGCTCCTCGGTGCTCTTGCCGGTCTGGAAGTTGCGGGTACGGGCATCGTGCGGCAGGTAATCGTTGCCCCAGCGATAGGGCCGTTTCTCGATCTGGGCCACGTACCAGTCCAGCGTTCGATGGCTGTCCTCGATGTAGTCGATCACGCGCACGTCCATCGGGCCGCGCTGGATGAAACCGATGGTCATGGCATCGTTCCAGCCCAGGTCCCAGACGGTATGCACCGGCAGGGTGGGATCGTAGGGGACCAGGCGCACACGGCCGGATTCGTAGAGGTCGGTGATCTCGTGTCGGTAGATCGCGCCCTCGGCGACCGTGCGCGGCTTCCCTTCCCAGATGTGGCCGTAGTCCTCTTCGGACTGCGAGCGCTTCGCCTTGAGCCGCTCCTGGTTCAGCACCTCCGGGAACCACGGGTTGTCGCGCCAGTTGATCTCGCACACCCAGGTATCGTCGCTGGGCGTGGCGATGAAGCGGACGTAGGTCTCGTCCGTGTCCATGTCCGGGTTCAGCGTCATCCAGATCTCCGAGCCTTCCTTCCGGATGGTCGGGATCAGCACGTCCCAGGACTTTTTGCTGACGCCGTGGGCCTCTTCCACCCACACGATGTCGACGCCCTCGAACGACTTGATGGAATCGACGGTGTGCGACTGCAGGCCGGTGAACAGGAACAGCGTGCCGTTCTGCCCGCGGATCTCGGTGTCCAGCACCTCGTAGAACGACTCCAGGCCCAGCTTGACGATGTAGTCGCGCAGCAGGCGGTGCACGGAGTCGCGCATGGACTTCTGGATTTCCCGGGCACAGAGGATGCGCAGGGGATTGCGCGCGCCCATGTCCAGCAGCACCTGGGCGACGCCGTGGCTTTTCCCGCCGCCGCGGCCGCCGTGCATGACCTTGTAGCGCATGGCCTCGTACAACGGGGCCAGCTTGTAGGGCAACGTCAGGTTGAGCCGGATGGGCTCGACGAACGCGGTCACTCGTCGTCACCTCGCGCCGGCGGGCGCACGAATGTCACGGTGCTGGCCACCTGGATGGCGCCACCGCCTGCGCCAGTGTGCTCCTGGGTGATCTTGTCGCCGTACTTCTTGGGCGCCATCTTGCTGGCCAACCACTTCCGGGCGTCCACCCGAAGCCTGGACCGCGCGATGACGTCGTGGTCGATGAAGACGTTGCCGTCCTCGTCGACCTGGGTGTCGTTCCGGCCGTCGTCGGCGATCTGCAGGATCTCTTCGGCCAGGGCATCAGCCTGGGCCTCGCGCGCACGCGCGTATTGCTCCCGCAATTCAGCCTGCTGCTCATCGGCCAACCAGCGCAGGAACGTCGACATGGCGGGCATGCTGGGCAACTCGCAGACCTTGCGCAGGCTCAGGCCTTCAGCGATCGCAGCACAGACCGCCAGGCCCAGCGCTTCCGTATAGGTGCTGGGGCGACCTGGTGGGCGCTTCGCCTTGGCAGGAGATCGACGCGCAGAAGCACCTGCTGCCTTCTTCGGGGCTGCCGGCTTCTTCAGCTTGCTGGAATCGGGCTTCTCGCCCTTGGCGGTCTTCGTCATGGCCGGGAGTGTTCCCGGCTGGCTGGTGGGCAGTCGAACCCTACAGGGGGACACGCCGGAAACGAAAAAGCCCGCACTTGGCGGGCTCTCTCTACTCGGTGACCTGGGCGGTCAGCACCACTGTGTTCGGCTCTGCTCCAGGGAGGAGTGGACACTGTCGAACACCAGGCCGGCGCCGGCGACGCGCATGTCGCTGCGGATCCGCTTCGCCAGGGTGGCGGGCATCAGCTTCTCGTGGGCCTGGGCCACTTCCTGCACCTGGTTCTCGGTGAGGATCAGCGGCACGTCCTTGGCCTGGGCCGGGATCACATACAGGGCGTTGTGCAGTTGGCCATGCTGCTGGTCGTCGGCTGCGGCGGTCACACCGCAATAGGCCAGGGCCAGGACTACGCAGATCAGGAATCGCTTCATCGTCTTGCCTCTCGTGTGGGGGAACACAGGGGAGGCTTGATCATCCGGCCGCGGCCAGCGGCGGGCGAACCCTACACGTGGTCAGGTCGCCCAGGTCCTTTCCGTCCTCCACGCCTTAGACGCCTGCGCCTTCATCTGCTCGTGCAGTTCGGGCGGCGCACCTGTGGCAACGACTGCCTGGTGAAGCTCCTCCATGGCGCGGAGGTAGAAATTCAGAGCAGTTGGCGGGAATGGCCACTTCGCGATCAGGTCGAGCGCGTCGGGGGTGAAGGTTGGCACGCCATCGACAACAGTAACCAGGGGCTCATGAGCAGCGCGAGACATTCCGTGCACGTTCATTTCTCTACACCTGTGGGCAGTACCTGGGTTGTCGATCATGATGCGCCGCCCAGCACTAGGGCAAGCTGCGGCGTCTCCAGCGCGCCACGCGCGGCCCGGAGCGCCTTGACCTCCTTCTCCAGCCGGCGGAGCTTCAGCGTCATCTCGCCCAGCAACACCTGGTTCTGCTCTTCCAGGGCGATCCGTGCATAGCCCTGGGCGGCGCCGGCCAGCATCTCGCCGAGCAGGCGCTTCTCTGCGGGGGTCAGCTCCAGCACGTAGTCGTCGCCATTGACTTCCACCTTGCACTTGCCGCCCGGGACCTGGGTCACAGTGATGGCGCGCGGGGGCTCGAAATCCGGCAGCGGCACGTAGACGCCACGCTCAATTCGCCCGATCAGCATGTCGTCGACCAGTGCGCTGAGACGGTCGTCGATTATACCCGGCTTCAGACCGGTCAGCTCATGCAGAGCGTCGCGCGTGACCACCTTCTGCTGGCTGTGCAGCTCGCGCACCGCCTCGAGGATGGTCTGCGTGGAAGACTTCCCCTTCATCTGCTCTCCCCCTCTTTGATCAATCCGTACTCGCGTAGCAGGCGCCATTGCTCCTGCAGCCAGGCTTGGAAGTGCTGGTCAGCCATGCCCTGCCCTCGCTTTCAGGTCGCGCACCAGGGCGCGGTAGTGGGCCTTGATCTGCTTGATGGCCTCGATGTCCAGCTTCTGCGGTTCGTGCGGCCCCTCCAGCCACTCGACCTTGTCGGCGCCGATCCGCTGCACCAGGTTGATCCGGTAGTTCACGATGTCGCCGGACTTGTGGTTGTTGCAGGGGGCGCACTGCTTGTGGACGTTCAGGGGCTCGAAGCGCAGCTCGGGGTGCGCGCCGACGGTGCGGTAGTGGCCGGCGTGGTACTGGCCATCGTGGTAGCGGCCGCAGCTGATGCACGGCTGGTCGGCGTCGCGCAGGCGGATGAACTCGTTGAACGCGGCCTGGGCCTCGCGTAGGTGCTCCGCGCGGCTCTTCAACTGCTCCTTGCGCACGCGGATCTCGCGGCGCTCGCGCTGCTGGAAGGACTTCCGCTCCTTCTCCCGGTTGGCCACCACCAGCGCCAGCCCGCACTTCGGGCTGCACACCGACTGCAGCGAGCGGTCGGGCACGAACGTCTCCCGGCAGGCCTTGCAGGTCTTCTTGCGGGGTTTCTTCGACGCAGCCAGCATCAGCGAGCCTCCTGCAGGCGGAGCTGCTCGCCAGGAAGCGGCTCGGCCCCCTCCTCCGCGTAGCGCTTGATGTTCTCGAAGATCCGGCGCAGGTTGCTGACTTCCTTGTCGCCGGAGAGGCGGCGCGCGGCCTTGCGCATGGCGTCGATCAGGTCATCAGCAGTCGCTTCGCCGTCCAGGCCGAGGGCGGCGGCCAGCCTGGCCTGTTCCGCGCTCAACTCCTGGCCGATACGGGCGGCCCGTTCTATCGCGTACTTCAGGTCCCGCTGGGTGCCGTTGCGAATCTCCTGCACCTGCTCCTCGCGGCTCTTGATGAGCGCCTCCAGGCTGGACTTCGAACGCAAGGCCTTCGCGATCAGCATGGCGATCTCCTCGCCGACCTTCCTCCGCAGCACCTCCTGCGCGGACCACTCGCTCAGCGCCGCCCTAAGCCTGGGCGCGTCGCGCTGGTCCACCGCGCGCTCGATGCCATCGATTACCAGCTTCATCCACTCCTTGTGGGACAGCGTGTCGATCTTCTGCATGGTCGGCTTCTTCACCGTCCGCCAGACCTCGTCGTGCCTGACGATCAGGCCACACCCGGCCGGCACGTCATCCTTGCTGACCAGGCCGGCGGGCACCGCGAAGATCACGGCGCTGGAGAAGCCGAGGTAGCCCTGCCACTTGCCCGAAGTGATGTCGCTGCGGAAGTCGCTGACGCTGACCTTCACCTCGTAGGTGACCGGCGCGAATGTGGAGTAGCGCTTCTTCAGCAGGTAGACGTCGGGCCGGATCGAACCCGAAGGCCCCATCTGCATGTTCTCCCAGACGATATGCTCCGGGTTGACGCGCAGGCTCTGAGCCAGGTCGTGCGCGAGTTCGTCGTGCTGCCACTTCTTCTCGGCCATCACGCCACCTCCGGCATCAGCTCGGCCATTTCCGCCACCTGCTCTTCCGTCAGCGTCGGCCAGTAGCGCGCGGCGATGTGCCGGCAGATGCCCTGGTACAGTTCGCGGAAGGCGGCTTCCTCCATGGAGTCGAAGGAAATGGACTGGGCCACGGCCACGTCCAGCTTGCCGATGCCCGGCAGGTCGATGGTCTGGATGTCGCAGCACAGGCCGGATTCGCGCTGCAGGCGCTTCACCGCGTCGTGCGCCAGCAGTCCGTGGAAGTCCTCGATCTGGTCGACGCACATGCGGCCGAGGGCGTGCACCAGGCGATGGAACTTCAGGTTGCGCGGGAGCTTCAGCTCCGCCCGGACCTTGTCGCCGCTCTTGTAGCCCCGCTCCTTCAGCAGGAACTTGTCGATGCCGCTGTCGGCGACCAGGGCCAGGCGGACCTCGCCGGTGTCCGGATCGACCATGCGCCGGAATTCCAGGTACACGGGGCGGCCGGCGCGCTTCGCCTTCTTCGGCTTGGCCGGGGTGGAAAGGGCTTCAGCCATGGCTCGCCTCCTGGCTCTGCAGTTGCTCAATGGTTTCCAGCGCCTCGGCGCGGCGCTCTTCGAAGGCCTGCCGGCGGGCCAGCAGCTCCTGGTGGCGGGCTTCCTCACGCTCCCGCTGCCGCGCCCGCAGGCCCTGGCGAATCTCGTCCAGTCGCTCGCGCACGTCCGGCGAGGCCTCCACCGCGTCGCCAGTGATCAGCCCGGCGATGGCCTGGCCATCGTTGGAGGTGGGTGCGAGGCGGTGCTGCTCCAGCAGCTGCTGCGCCACCGGCGCCGGCAGGCGGCCCAGGCGCTGGGCCGACTCGATCGCCAGCACCCGGCGCTCGGCGTCGTGCCCGAGCGACAGCACCCAGGCCGCCGGCTGCGCCAGCTGGCGCGCGGCACCGACCAGGCGGTCGTAGGCGGCGATGAACGCCATCCTCGCCCCGACCTCATCGCCGGCGTCGAAGATCGGCGCGGCGGCGGCCGCAGCCTGCTGGATCTCCGGCGTGAGCAGCACCGTCTCCGCCTCGTCGTAGCCCTGCAGGGCGATCGCCCAGGCCTCGTTCGCTGCCGGGCGGCCGTCGGCGGCCTGGATGCGCTGGAGAATCGCCGCCAGCGTGAGTCGCCCGGTCAGCTCCCGGCGGCACGCCTGCAGTGCCGCGGCGATGGTCTCGATGTCGTGCTCAGCCAGGTCTTCGGCCATGACCTCGGCGGTCGTGGGTGTCAGCGTCTGGCCGAGCGCCTCGGCCGTGGCGCACAGCGCGCCGGCCAGCTCAGCGATTTGGTCGCAGGAAAGCATTGCTCGATCCTCCGGCACGGATGTTCGCCGCAGCCTGCTGGGCCGCGTTGATGTTGGCTTGGGTGTTCTCGATCTGCTTGGCGGTGGTCCCGTTCACCTGCCGGCCAGTTGCCCACTGGGTGCGATACCCCTCGGCATTGGCCAGCAACAGCCCGAAGTTGTGGCAGTTGCGGAGCAGGTAGGCGTCGTTGATCCACACGAAGAACTCGGCCACCGCTGGAGCCTCATGGCCCAGCCTGGTGCGAAGCCCGTCGACCTGGGAGTTCACCTTCTGGTTGCGGACAGGCGTTGTCTCGTAGCGGTCCAAGTAGGCCTGCGAGTAGGCCGACCAGATCGCTCGGCAAGCGGCCTGGCGCTCCTCCTCCACCTCGTCCTTCGGTTTTGCCTGGCGCTTCCGCTTGGGCGGCGCCGCAGGGGCCGGCAAAAGAGATGGCGGTTCTCCTGATGGTTCAACTGACGGTTCTATTACGGTTCTGGGTGCGCCATTTGCGGGGGTGGGGTGCGCCATCTGCACCACTACCCCTGCGCCATCTGCACCACCCTCCTGCGCCATTTGCGTGGGGTGCGCCATTTGCACCCCTGCGCAATCTGCTGGGGGTGCGCCATTTGCACCGGTGGCATGGGGTGCGCCATCTGCAGGGGGGCTCTTCTTCATCCGCGCACGCGCTGGCGCCGCTTTTTCTGGCGAGTAGCGATCCGGGGTGACGGTGTAGGAGGTGCTCGTGTTGACGCGGAACTCGCGTTGTACGAGGTCGGCAGATTCCAGCCACGCGATTGCATCCTGAACTGCTCTGGCGGACAGACAGGTGCGCCTGGCTATGCTGCCCACGCTGGGCCAGCAGACGCCGTCGTCATTCGCCTGGTCCGCCAGCGAGATCAGTACCGACTTCTGGGCAGGGCTCATCCCCTGCAGCGGCCAGCAGGCCGACATGATGATCGTGCTCACGGACGTCCCCATTGGAAGCACCTGAAGCAGGTGGAAAACATGGCTACCCCCTTCCCTTCTGGGCGCGCAGTTGCTCGAGCTTCCGCTCCAACGCGGCGATCTCGTCGCCGGCGTCGGCCAGGTACTTCTCGACCAGGTACAGGACGGGCGACGCGTCCCCCGTGGCAGCAATGAAGGTCTCGAAATCGTCCAGGGTGAAGCGACAAGAATCCCCGGGGGATTGCGCCAACTTGCGAGTCAGCTGCGAGGGGGAAAGGTCCATGTCGGCGGCGATCGACTTCTGCTGCCTGCCCTGCTGGTGCACGCGGGCCGCCACGTACTCACGGCAGCTGGGGTAGCTGTCGACGAGCCCTGCTTCAAAATTCAATGTCAGTTGCATTTTCTGTTTCACCCAGATTCATCGCCTTTCATCCACGTCCTGCGGGCAAATAAAAACGGCAGCCGATTCCGGCTGCCGGCACGCCCTTCTACGCGGCATCACCTTTGCGCTGGGTGCCAGGCACGTCGTCGTGCGAGGCGAGCAACTGCCCGGCCGAGTACTTCTCCAGCACGCACTGCTGCTGGTAGCTGAACCCGCCTGCTGCTTTGCATTGAGAGATTCGGCCAGCGCTGAGCCCCAACGCATCAGCGATGGCCCGGCCCGTCTTGAAATGGGTGAAGGCTTGTTCGTAGGTCACGAGAGGTCTCCGCGTGTTTTGGCGGAGTTTAGAAAAATAAACCAACACGCGCAAGGAAACTAAACCGCATGATGTTTAGCATCCTAAACATGGATTTCGCAGATCGCGTCAAAGAACGCATGAAGGCGCTGAAGATCAGCTCGGTTGAGCTGTCTCAGATCGTCGGCGTTTCAAAGGGCTCTATCACCCACTGGACCAACGGGACAAACCAGGCCAGCGGGAAGCGCTTGATCGCCCTGGCGAATGCCCTTGAGTGCTCCGCAGAATGGCTGGCGACAGGCACAGATCCAGGGCTAGACCATAAGGGCCAGCCGGCCGATGGGGCCGAGAGCGTGCCCGTTCCCGCAAAGTCGGTGGCGGCCGCCATGGTGCTCGACATGCTGAACAAGCATGCAGGAAAAAGCCTGAATAGCGCGGCACAGCAGCGCATCGCCCAGGCAGTAGCGGACAGCTTGGCCGATCAGCACGTCGCTGCCGAAAGGCCCAACAACGTGATCCCCGCCGACTTCTCCCGGAATCAACCGCGCAAGGGCGAGCTGCTGATCCCGCAGTTCGATATCCGGGCCTCGCTCGGCGCCGGCCAGGTACCCACCGACTACGTCGAGACGGTGCGCAACGTCATCGTCAACGAGGCCCACCTGCAAGCCCTGGGCATCAAGTACACCGCGGTCGAAAACATCTCTCTGGTCACCGGCTGGGGCGACAGCATGGAGGGAACGATCAACGACAAGGATCCGGTGATGATCGACCACGGCGTGAAGGAGTTCATCGGCGACGGCCTGTACCTGCTCACCTGGCTGGACCACCTCTACATCAAGCGCGTGGCGATCATGGATGCCGAGCACTTCAAGCTGAAATCGGACAACGAGAAGTACGACCCCCAGGTGGCCAGGATCGACGACGTGACGATCCATGCCCGGGTACTACTGATCTGGAACACGCGGAAGGCTTAAGTTCGATACCGCTAAATCAAAGCCCCGCACTGGCGGGGCTTTTCATTTCAGGCATCTTTTCCCAGGCCCGGCGCGCCACCCTGATACGGGACATATCCATTTCGAACCTTCTGGCAGAATCGCTCGAAAGGCGTACCTCGGGCTCCAGGCCTCACCTCTTTCTTCGCCTTTTTCTGCTTTCGCTGCGCCTTACCAATCCTCGAAAGAGTTTCGGCAGCGGACCGCTCGCGCCTGACGATTTCAGCGAGTGCAACATCGAGGCTTTGCCCGGTCTCGCTCGCCAGCTTTTGCGCCTTCTCCCTTTGCTTAGCCTTGCGATACCTGGCCATCTTCCCGCCGCTCATGACTCACCTCCATGCGAAACAATGGCTAGATGATAGCTACCTACCTGGCGGGCATCAAAATGGCGCTGGTTCTTCATGCAAGTGCTGGACGATCAGTTCCGGTGCCGGCTCCATCTCCTCGAACGCCATCTCCGGCCCCTCCTCTGCCATTGCCTCCCATTCTAGGGTGATCGTCCCGTCGTCGTTGCTGGTCATGGTCAGGCCATCGGTCTCCGCCAGTTCCCCCATCACCTGCGCCCAGGCCAATTCGGTGTCGCTGTCCAGGCGCCAGATGGTCGCCCGCCGCTCCAGCTGAGCCTTCGGGTTGTTGATCATCGCCGACACCCGCAGTCGTAGGCGCTCAACGCCGTTCATGCCGCTGCGATCCTGGTCTGCCGTTCTCTTCTGCTGCTTGGCCATAAGCCTCTCCTTTTGCTGTATATCCATACAGTACTTTCAGATTTTTCCTTTCGCAATCCCCTCCCTTGCTCCGTCCTTTCGGTTTAGATATCTAAATTTCTTCTTGACCTGTCTCGTTTAGTTTTCTAAATTTCGCATCAACGCCATCGCATCACTGGCGCCAGGCCATCAGGCCGCGCTCTTTAAAAACCAGACCAAAGCACAACAGACCGCGCTGCCTCTACGGCGACCGGGGATCAGACAGGCGACGGGAAAACCTGCGAACGAGATGGCGACCCTTAGGTACTCAGGGCGACCGGAACGGCTGATCTAGGGCAAGACGCCCGAACCGCGAGAACGACCCGGCATGCAGTGCGCCCCGCCACACCCCGGCGGCAATGGGGCAGGAACCAGGCTTCGCCGTGCGGAATCGGCGCCGAGGTCTGGGGAATGACATCAACGAGCAACACCCGCGGGTTGTAGAAGCCCAGTAGGCGAACGCGGGAGCAACACCGAAAGCATCACTGAAGCGCCTTCACCCGAGGGCGCTTTGGGATGTACCCCAACCACAACGAGGAATCACCATGTTCGGAATCAAGAAGCTGTTCGGCAAAGGCCGCGAAGCTCGCGCCGCGATGGCGAAACTGGAAAACCGCGATCTGCTCCAGGCGATCGTCTACGGCTGCTTCTACGTGGCCGCCGCCGACGGCGAGATCGAGCAGCAGGAACTGGACAAGATCGACCGCCTGCTGCGCAACGAGCCCAAGCTGCAGGGCTTCGGCGCCGAGTTGGGCAACCTGATCGACAAGGCCAAGAGCGACTTCAACGAGGGCGGCCCGCGCATCATCCGCATGAACGCCGAGCGCGAGCTGGCCGACCTGGCGCACACCCCGGGCGATGCCGAGACGGTGATCAACTTCATGCTGACCATCGCCGAGGCCGACGGCGAGATCGAGCCGGCCGAGGTGGCCGTCCTCGAACGCGCCGCCGGCAAGCTGAACGTCCGTCTGAAGGACTACCTGTAATGCTCGTGGTCCGCCGGAGATTCGTTGTCAGCACCGTCGGCATAGCGGCGACCATCCTGCTGGCCTGGCTGGTAGGGCGCGCTTTCGCCTGGGGCTCCTGCTCCTGGTACGGCTACCAGACCAACCGCGACACCCGCTATGCAGCCTTCATCGGCTGCATGGTACGGGTCGACAAACAGTGGATTCCCCGCAACGAACTGCGCGTCGTGCAGTAAGCAACCTCCTGCCGCCTCCCCGAGGCGGCAGTGGGATGCGAATTCATTCCTCCCTTCGACGCCGGGCGCTGGCGCGCCTCTCGGCTCCCAGGCGATGCCTACGGACGACCTTGTTGTACCGGAGGTAAAGCGTCGAGCCCGCCACGAGGGCAATCAGCACCACCCGAAGAACCACGTTCGCCAACTCCAGCTTGGACTTTACCCGGGCGAGCGCCAGTGACATCAGGACCAGCGTGATGACCAAAAAACCCACCTCAAGCGAAACCAAAATGATCGAGGCCCGCATCAGCCGGTCCTTGCGAATCGCTTTCGCGGCAGCCCTGGTTATCGCCCTGGTGATACCGGTAGCCGAAAGCGCCTTCGTCACCAGCACCCCCGGCAAATTCGCGATGCGCTCGATCGAACTCGTCGCTCTGGCGGCGATGGCCCTGAGTTTTTCCAACGCATACCTCCTGAATCGGCGCCTGAACAAGAGGCCGGATTGTAGGCGGTAACCCAACAGCGAACGAGTCGAGGGGCTAGCGCAGCCAGACCTGACGCACTCCGGGCAGCGCCGGACGTTCGCTCCCAACTCCCCAACGGAGAACCCCATGAGCAAGAACGATGGAGGTCCGGCCTTCCCGGTACACGATCCCTTCAATCTGGAACCAGCGAACGTGGACGAGATGAAGGCCTTGGCCTCTGGAATGTCCCTCCGCGACTACTTCGCGGCGAAGGCAATGCAGGCGCTCATACAGAACGCCGGCGGCGATATGTTGGCCCGGCAAGACGTGGCGGTGCATGCCTACGGCTTCGCCGACGACATGCTCGCCGCCCGAAACGCCTAATCCGATCCCCTGGCCCAGCCAGGGCGCATCGGAGAGCACCATCGCCGCGACTGACTCGCGGCTCGCGCCCCGGACGATAGTGCCGGTGCCCAGCCGCAGGGCGGAAATCCTGCTGCCTGGGTTCGCGCAAGAGCTGAGCAGCAGCACTTGCCTGCCGATGGTGCTCCCCGCTGCGTGAGCAGCTCCTTGCAGTTTCCCTCGCATTCGCCCGGCCTGGCCGGGCTTCTTTTTCCAATCTGTCAGCACGAGGTGAGCATGCAGATGCACGCCAGCGATCTGGCGCACCTATTGGAGTACGACGCGGCCACCGGGAAGCTGTTCTGGCGGCGCCGCTCGCCATCCATGCTGGAACGACCAGAGCTCTGTGACTGCTGGAATCGCCAATACGCAGGGCGCGAAGCAGGAACCAAGAACTCCCACGGCTACATCATCATCAGGATCCGGGGCAAGCAGATCGGAGCCCATCGCGCCGCATGGCTCCTGGCGGAGGGAGACATCCCAAAGGGCTACCAGATAGACCACGTCAATGGCATCCGTGACGACAACCGTCTTGCCAATCTGCGCGCGGTTACTGTCGCCGAGAACAACCGGAATCTTCGCCTGCAGCGCAGAAACAGAAGCGGCCTCCATGGCGTCGCGTACACATCGAAGTACCGCTGCTTCGTTTCCCGCATCGTCGTGAACAACAAGCTCATTCACCTCGGCCACTTCCAGACGCTGCTCGACGCCGCCGCCGCGCGCAAGTCCGCAGAACTGAAGCACCTCTTTCATCCGAATCACGGCCGCACGTAACGCTCGTGCCGGCGACACCGAGGACCAGCAGATGCACACCACCTTCCGCGAACGCCGGAACCACCGTGCGTTCGCCAGCGCCCAGGCCGCCTGGGACAACACCACCGATCCCGCCTGGGAAGAGCCCGATCCCGAACCGGAAGACGAACCGGAGGAGGACGAACCGGAATGACCAACTTCGAGTACATCCGGCAGCAGATCGCCGAGTGCGCCACGTCGAAGGTTCCGCTCTGCCAGATCAGCTATGTGCGCGGCCTGATCGACATGGCCGAGCGCACCCAGGCCATCACCACTGGCGAAAGCATGCGGCTCGGCGCCGACCTGCTCGACCAGGACCACGCCTACACGAACAGGCTTCTCGGGAGGACACGATGACCACTCGCCCCGTCACCAGCATCACTGACGAGCAACTGACGGACCTGGAGAGGAGCGATGAGTTCAGCCTCCGGCATATGGCTGGCCCAGTGCAACTGCTGATCGACAGCTACCGGGCCGCCGCCTCGGAAAATGTCTCTCTCCGCGGTAACTGCGCAGGCATGGGCAGGGAGATCAAGAGCCTGCGCGGCTCCATCGCCGAACTCACGGCCAAGAACAGGGCTCTCCGCCACGCCCTGACACGACTGGCTCGTGATGCCCTTGCCGAAGCGGAGGAAAAGCCATGAGCCACCGTCGCCTCCTCCTCGAAATTGCCGCCGCGGCCGGGGTACTCGGCATCGTCGCCCCCTTCTACGGCTGGCTCGCCTGGGAGTTGCTGCCCAAATGAACCCGAAGCGCAAGGCCATCCTGCTCGGCGCCATCGGCGCCAGCGCCCTCTACCTCCTCCTGATGCTCGGCCCCGCCATCGGCGGCCACATCACCGCAGAAACGCCGGCCGCCAGCGCCGGGAAATAACCCGGAGACACCATGGACGACACCATCCTGATCTACCGCGCGACCTACGGCACTCCCGACCAGGTCGCCCAGCTCTATGCGGCCTTCGCGAAAGCCCAGGGAGCATTCGAGCCGATCGCCAAGAACCGCGAAGTCGAGATCCCCATCAAGGACAAAGCCACCGGCGCGCAGCGCGGCTCCTACAAGTTCCGCTACGCCGATCTCGAGGAAATCAACAGCAAGACCCGGAAACCGCTCAGCGAAAACGGCCTGGGCACGATGCAGTCGATTGGGCGCAGCACCACGAGCACCGGGACCTCGATCTACACGCGCCTGACCCACGCCGGCGGCGCCTGTATCGAGGATGAAATCCCTCTCCCCGCGCAAGAAAAACGCGACATCAAGGACTACGGCGCGATCGTGTCCTACCTCCGCCGCTACGCCAAGACCGCGCTGCTGGACATCGCCGCCGACGACGACCTCGACGCCAACGGTGACCGGGACGACGACACCCAACCGGGCGCACAGGCAGAGCAGCAGCCGGAGGGCAACGGCAAACCGCCGTACCCGGACGAGAAGCTGGAGAAGATGCTGCCGCAATGGCGAAACCTCATCACCAGCGGCAAGAAGACCGCCGACCAGGTGATCGCCACGGTCAGCAGCGGCAACACCCTATCCCCCCAACAGGTCGAGAAGATCCGCGGCCTGGCCACCGAAGGAGCAACCGCATGATCATCCACAACGTAGTCCAGGGCTCGCCCGAGTGGCACGCCCTGCGCGCGCGGCACTTCACCGCTTCCGAGGCCCCGGCGATGATGGGCGCGTCGAAGTACCAGTCCCGCAGCGACCTGCTGAAGCAGAAGAAGACCGGCCTGACCGAAGAAGTCAGCCCGCACCAGCAGGCGCTGTTCAGCCGCGGCCACGCCGCCGAGGCCGCCGCCCGACTGATCGTCGAGGAGATGATCGGTGAGGAGCTGTACCCGGTCACCGCGACCGAGGGCAATCTGCTGGCGAGTATGGACGGCATGGACATGGCCGAGACCGTCCTGTTCGAGCACAAGCTGTGGAACGCCGACCTCGTCGCCCAGGTCCGCGCTGGCGAACTGGAGCCGCACTACTACTGGCAGTTGGAACAGCAGCTGCTGGTAAGCAGCGCCGAGCGCGTGATCTTCGTCTGCTCCGACGGCACCCGGGCCAACTTCGTTCACATGGAATACCGCCCGGTCGCCGGCCGCGCCGAGGCTCTGCAAGCCGGTTGGCGCCAGTTCGCCGCCGACCTCGAGGCCTTCGAAGTCGAGGCGCCCAAGGCCGAAGCCGTGGGCCGCGCGCCGGAGCACCTGCCGGCCCTGCACATCAAGGTCACCGGTATGGTCGAGGCCAGCAACCTGGCCGAGTTCAAGGCCACCGCCCTGGGCGTGCTGGCCAAGATCAACACCAACCTGACCACCGACCAGCACTTCGCCGACGCGGCGCTGACCGTGAAGTGGTGCGAGAACGTCGAGGAGCGCCTGGAGGCGGCGAAGCAGCATGCGCTGAGTCAGACGGCCTCGATCGACGAGCTGTTCCGCACCATCGACGAGATCGCCGCGGAAACGCGGAACAAGCGCCTGACGCTGAAGAAGCTGGTCGAAACTCAGAAGGAAGCCATCCGGCTGAAGATCAAGGGCAAGGCCGAGCAGGACTTCCGCGACTACGTGGCGGCCATCAACCAGCGCCTGGGTAAGGTGCAGCTCCCGGTCATCCCTGTCGACTTCGCCAACGCCATCAAAGGCAAGAAGACGATCACCGGCCTGCAGGATGGCGCCAACGGCGAGTTGGCCCGGGCGAAGATCGAGGCCGACAACTGGGCCACGCTCATCGAGAAGAACCTGGCCAGCCTGCGCGAACTGGCGACCGACCACGCCTTCCTGTTCAGCGATGCCCAGCAGTTGGTGCTGAAGGCCAACGATGACCTGGTGCTGCTGATCAACGCGCGCATCGCCGAGCACAAGGCGGAAGAGGAGCGCCGCCTCGAGGCCGAACGCGAACGCATCCGGGAAGAGGAGCGCCAGCGCCTGGAGCACGAACAACAGCAGGCCGCGGCCCAGGAACAACCCGCAGCCGAAGCCGAACCGGATCCTGCTCCTGCTCCTGCTGCCCCGGCTCCCGCCCGCGTCTCCGCACCTTCCCGCTCCGCGCCGGCGCCGGCAACCCGCTGGATCGCCCGGATCGTCAACAAGAGCGCCTTCATCGCCGCCATCGCCGAAGGCCTGGCCACCGAAGACCTGCTCATCGTCGACCAGCCCGCGCTGGACAGCCTGGCCAACGACAAGGGCCAGGCGCTGAAGCTGCCGGGTGTAGTCGTCGAGAAGGTGCCCGCGAAAGCGGCCTGACCATCCACCACGGGCCGGCCGCGCCGGCCCAGTTCAAGGACACGAGCATGACCAGCATCGACTGGAGCAAGGCCCCCGAAGACGCAACCCACTATGGCAGCAAGTTCGATGAACAGCGCATGATCGTCTGCTGGTATCGGGATCGCGGCATCGACGGCATGGATTATTGGTACTCCACCGCCGGCGAACTGGACGGTCGTGGGTGGGAGCCGTTGCGCAACCCGCCTGGGCACTGGCCGCTGATTCCCAGGCCGGCGAGCACTGTCGTGTGGGATGGCCAGGGCCTGCCGCCTGTAGGCGTCGAATGCCTGTTCACTGCCGAGGATGAAGGCGACGGCTGGTCGGAAGAACTGAAGCCAGGCACCAAGGTGCGCGTGATAGCGCACTTCGCCACAACCGACAGCGTGCAGGCCGCCGCCTTCACCTTCTTCAGCCCGAGGCTCAATTGCCACCTGGTAGAGCAGGCCATTGCAGGCTGCTTCAAGCCGCTGCCAACGGCCGAGCAGATCGCCGCCGAGGAGCGCAAGAAGACCATCCAGGAAATGCTGGACGTGGACCAGTGCGGCACCTTGAGCCGCACCAAGTTCTGCAACCTGCTGTACGACGCCGGCTACCGCAAGCTCCCCTCTGCCTGATCCCCCTTTCCCTCGACTGCCTGCGCCGGCGCCAGCCGCCGGTGCGGCATCCGGGTGCGCGTTCGCCGAGCGCGCAGCCTGATGCCCAACCACCGAGGACACTTCATGAACATCAACATTTTCGACTTCGAGACCACCGGCCTACCCGAGTGGAAGCTGCCCAGCGAAGACCCGTGCCAGCCGCACATTGTCGAAGTCGCCGCGCTGCTCTGCGACGCCGCCGGCAACATCATCGACCGCTTCGAGGCGATCGTCCGCCCCGACGGCTGGACCATCACCCCGGAAATGACCGCTGTCCACGGCATCAGCCACGAGCAGGCCATGGACACCGGCATCAGCGAGTTGGAAGCGCTGGACGGCTTCCTGGCCATCCACAGCCGCGCCAGTCTCCGCGTCGCGCACAACCTCACCTTTGACGACCGGATCGCCCGCATCGCCCTGATGCGCTACCACGGCGAGGAACTGGCCAACTCGTTCAAGGAGAGCGGGGAGAAGTTCTGCACCTGCTACCGCTCGCGCGCCAAGGTCGCGCTGCCGGGCAACAAGCTGCCGACGCTGGCCGAGGCCTACAAGCACTTCACCGGCGAAGACCTGGTGGAAGCCCACCGCGCCATGCCGGATGCCCAGGCCTGCGCCCGCATCTACTTCGCCCTGCAGGACATCACCATGCCGGAAACCGCTGCGCAGTTGCCGGCTGCCGTGGAGGCCTGAGTCATGGCCCGCGGTATCAACAAAGCCATCCTGGTGGGCAATGCCTGCCAGGACCCAGAAACCCGCTACCTGCCCAATGGCAACGCGGTAACCAATCTCACCCTGGCCACCAACGAGAGTTGGAAGGACAAGCAGACCGGCCAGCAGCAGGAGCGGGCCGAGTTCCACCGGATCGTCCTGTTCGGCCGCCTGGCGGAGATCGCCGCCCAGTATGTTCGCAAGGGCTCGCAGGTCTACATCGAAGGCAAGCTCCGCACCCGGAAGTGGCAGGCCCAGGACGGTACCGACCGCTACACCACCGAGGTCATGGTCGACATCAGCGGCAACATGCAGTTGCTCGGCGGCAAGCCGCAGCAGGCCGACCAGCAGCGCGCCCCGCGCGAACCGGCGCCGCGCCCGACCACCACCCACCAGAACCCGCCGGCCGGCGATTACGACGCTTACGACGACGAAATTCCGTTCTGAAAAAAGGGGCGGCCGCCTGCGCTGAGCGGCGCCCCTATGCCCTGGAGAATCCCCATGTGGTTCCGCAACCTGCAAATCTACCGCCTCACCCAAGACCTGCAGATCGACGCCGCGGCGCTGGAGCAGGCCCTGGCCAGCAAGCCGGCCCGGCCGTGCGAAAGCCAGGAACTGACCACCTACGGCTTCGCCGCCCCGTTCGGCAAGGGGCCGGAGGCGCCGCTGGTTCACGCCAGCCACGGCTTCCTGCTGATCGCCACCCGCAAGCAGGAGCGCATGCTGCCCGGCAGCGTGGTGCGCGATGAGCTGAAGGAGAAGGTCGAGCAGATCGAAACCGACCAGATGCGCAAGGTGTTCAAGAAGGAGCGCGACCAGCTCAAGGACGAGATCGTCCAGGCCCTGCTGCCGCGCGCCTTCATCCGCAAGTCCACCACCTTCGCCGCGCTGGATCTGGAGCGCGGCCTGGTGCTGGTCGACACCAACAGCGCGAAGAAGGCCGAGGACCTGCTGTCCACCCTGCGCGAGGCCCTGGGCTCGCTGCCGGTGCGGCCGATCAGCGTGAAGGTCGCGCCCAGCGCCACCCTCACCGACTGGATGAAGAACCAGGCCGCCGGCGGCGACTTCCACGTTCTGGACAGCGCGGTGCTCGCCGACACCCACGAGGACGGCGGCAAGGTCGTGGCCACCCGCCAGGACCTGACCAGCGAGGAGATGCAGCTGCACCTCACCGCCGGGAAGCTGGTTACCCAGGCCGCCCTGGCCTGGTCGGACAAGCTCAGCTTCGTGATCGACGACCGGCTGGCGATCAAGCGCCTGCGCTTCGAGGACCTGCTGCAGGAGCAGGCCGAGAAGGACGGCGGCGACGATGCCGCGGGCCAGCTCGACGCGAGCTTCGTGCTGATGATGCTCACCTTCCGCCAGTTCCTCCCCGCACTGTTCGAGGCCCTGGGCGGCGAAGAAGCGCCCGCCGGCATCTGACCGGCGCACCAAGGAGAAAACCATGCCCATTCGCCACAGCATCATCCACCAGATCGACAAGAAGCCCGACGGCAACCCCGCCACGCTGCATGCGCGCAGCGCCGAACTGCCGGCGACCGACGCCAGCGAAAACCTGCTGGCCGACTTCAACGAGAGCTACAACGCCAAGCCGAGCAAGGCCTGGGGCGTGTTCATCGAGGAATCCGGCGCTTACCCCTTCAGCGGCTGGCTCGGCCAGTACCTGGACGGTGGTCTCGACTTCGTCGCCTTCAGCCAGCGGTCCGCTGAACACCTGAAAGCCCTGATGGAGGAATCCAGCCTCTCCACAGGCGGCCACCTGCTGATGACGCATTACCAGCAGGGCATGACCGACTACCTGGTGGTGGCACTGCTGCAGCAGAGCGAGAGCATCAGCGTCAACGAGCACCTGGAGGTGGTCACCACTCGCCGCCTCGACCTGGGCCAACTGAACTTCGCGGCCCGCATCAACCTTTCGGAGTGGCGCAACAACAAAGCCTCCCGCCAGTACGTTTCGTTCCTCCGCGCCAAGGGCGGGCGCAAGCGCGCGGACTACTTCCGCGACTTCATCGGCTGCCAAGAAGCCGCCGATGCGCCCAGCGAGACACGGACACTGCTCAAGGCCTTCAGCGACTTCGTCGAAGCCGAGGATCTGCCGGAAGACCAGGCACGCGAGAAGACCGACACCCTGGTGGGCTATGCCATCGCCCAAGCCAAGTACGGCGAGCCGATCACCCTGGACGCGCTCTCGGAACTGATGGACGAGCAGGAGCCGCGGGCCTTCTACGACTTCATCCGCAACAAGGACTACGGCCTGGCCCCGGAAATCCCCGCGGACAAGCGCACCCTCAACCAGTTCCGCCGCTTCACCGGCCGCGCCGAGGGCCTGTCGATCAGCTTCGAGGCGCACCTGCTGGGCAGCAAGATCGAGTTCGACAACGGGCGCGACACCCTGTTGATCCATGGGCTACCCCAGCAGCTCAAGGACCAGTTGAAGAAGGCGGCGGCACCGGCCGCCAGCACGCCCGTAGCGATCGCTGCCGGTGGCGAGGGCGGCGAGGACGATCCGCTGTACGACGAGGCCGTGCGCTTCGTCACCGAGAGCCGCCGTGCCTCCATCTCCGCGGTGCAGCGCAAGCTGAAGATCGGCTACAACCGTGCGGCCCGGCTGATCGAGGCAATGGAGTTGGCCGGCGTTGTCACCCCGATGAACAGCCACGGCGAGCGCGAGGTGGTGGCCCATGGATAGCTTCTACTACTGCTCCACCACCCCGCGCATCGTCGCCCTGGTGCGCGCCTGGTACCTGCAGCGCGACGTGTTCGAGGCCCAGCGGAAGCAGCTCGGCGAGGCCTTCGGCGCCGAGGCCTCGGTGATGCGTGGCATCGACTCCCAGTACATCGGCGGCCTGAAGCTGCCCCCGGCGCCCGACCTCGACGTGCACTGGCGCCAGCCGGACAACTACGGCTTCCGCAACCTGCGAACCGCCGGCCAGCCGCCCAAGGGCTCCAGCAAGACCGAGCGCGCAGCGATCCGCAAGGAGCACGCCCGCCTGGTCGCCCTATGGCAGGAGTACTGCCCGAAGCGGATCAGCAGCCACAGCACCTGGCAGCAGCTCGGCATCAACACCGGCAACCTGCTGCTGTGCGGCGGCATCATGTTCGAGATCGGCGGAGCCGCCTACTTCAACCTCGGCTTCCCCATCAACGAGCACGAGCACCTGGCCAAGATTTCCAACCACCAACCCTCCTACGGGTGGATCGAAGGCGCCGAGGAAATCCTCTCCAGCGTCTACTTCGCCGCCCGCGACCAGAAAGACAACGCAGCCAAGCCCAAGGAGGCCGCCCATGCGTAACGGAAACTCCCGTACCGCCGACAAGTTCGTGGTTCGCATGCCCGAGGGCGTGCGCGGCCAGGTCGAAGAAAAGAGCCGCGCCGCGCACACCAGCATGAACACCTTCGTCGTCCTGGCGATCGAGGAAAAGCTGGCGCGCGATGCCGGCGCGCCGGACCTGCTCGGCCAGCTCAACGAACGCCTGGCCGCCGTCGAGCAGCGCCTGGGCGTGCCGGCCGGGCTGCCGTCGTGAAGCGGCAGCCCTCCCCGATGCAGGACGAAACGCTCGGGCACATCCGGGCGTTCTGGGCGGAGAAAGGCTACGCGCCCACCGTAGCCGAGTTGGCCGCCGCGGCCGGCGTCCGCCCCTTCGCCATGCAGCAGCGACTCGACGCCCTCGAGGAGAAAGGCCACATCAAGCGCGACGCCGGCGTCGCGCGCAGCATCCGCCTCCCGTAACCCCTCCTGCGCCTGAATGCCGCGGCTCCGCCGGCGGCACGGCGGCGCTCGCCCTGGAGTGCCCATGCCCCCAACCCGCCCGATCCTCCGCTACCACGGCGGAAAGTGGCTGCTCGCCCCGTGGATCATCCAACACCTAGCCCCGCACCACACCTATGTCGAACCGTTCGGCGGGGCCGCCTCTGTCCTGCTGCGGAAGGCACGCAGCTACGCCGAGATTTACAACGACCTCGACGGGGACGTGGTGAATTTGTTCCGCGTCGCCCGCGACCGTGGCGAAGAGCTGCTCCGGGCGCTGGCATTGACGCCATTCGCCCGGGAGGAATTCGACGCCAGCTACGGCGAGACGACGGATCCGCTTGAGCGCGCCCGGCGGATGGTAGTCCGCAGCTTCCAGGGCTTCGGCAGCGCGGCAGCCAGCGGTGAACGCACGGGGTTCCGCGCTTCGTCCAGCCGCACCGGCACTTCTCCGGCCATCGACTGGCGCAACTACCCGGAGACCCTGTCGGCGATCACCGAGCGACTCCAAGGGGTGGTAATCGAGAACCGCGACGCCCTGGACGTGATGGCACACCAAGATCGGCCGAGCACGCTGCACTATGTCGATCCGCCCTACGTCCACTCCACCCGCAGCACCAAAGTCCGCCACAACGCCACCGGCAAGTCATATCGCCACGAGCTGAGCGACGCCCAGCACCGCGACCTGGCCAAGTTCCTCAAGGAGCTGCGCGGCATGGTCGTGCTCTCCGGCTACCCCTGCCCTCTCTACGACCGCCTCTACCGCGACTGGTACCGCCTGGAGCGCAACGCTCTCGCCGATGGCGCGCGCGATCGCATCGAGTGCCTCTGGCTCAACGAGGCAGCGCGGCGCGGCCTGGCGCAACTCGACATCTTCCACGACACCAAGGAGCCCGCATGACCTCCCTCAAGAAGCCCTCCCTGCTCGACTTCAAAACCCAGTTCGCCCTGCCCCTGGACGAGACCGACGACGCCATCATCGTTGATCTGTTCGCTGGGGGCGGGGGAGCCAGCACCGGCCTGGAGATGGGCCTGGGCCGCCAGGTCGCCCTGGCGATCAACCACAACCCGGCGGCGATCAGCATGCACGAGGCGAACCACCCCCACGCCGAGCATCTGCCGACCGATGTCTGGGGAGTCGATCCCATCGAGAGCACCAAGGGCGCGACGGTTGGCTGGCTGCATGCCTCTCCGGACTGCCGGCACCACAGCCAGGCCGCCGGCGGCCAGCCGCGCAAGAAGGAGATCCGCGACCTGTCCTGGGTAGTGGTCAAGTGGGCAGGCAAACTCCAGAAACTCGGCCACGGGCCCTGGGTGATCAGCCTGGAGAACGTGAAACAGATCTTGCAGTGGGGCCCGTTGATAGCGAAACGCGACAAGGCGACCGGCCGCGTCATGCGCCTAGACGGCACGGTCGCCAGTCCAGGCGAGCGCGTACCGCGGCATGAACAGTTCCTGGTGCCCGATCCGAAACGTAAGGGTCGCACTTGGCGCCAGTTCCTCCGCGCGCTGGAAGGCTTCGGCTACCAAGTCGACTACTGGGTGGAGCGCAACTGCGATTACGGCGACCCCACCACCCGCCAGCGCCTCTACCTCGTGGCCACCGACAGCGGTTTCGCCCCCGTGGCGCCGGAGAAGACTCATGCCGCGAAGCCGGCCAAGGGCCAGAAGCCGCACCGCACGGCCGCCGAGTGCATCGACTGGAGCGACCTTGGGCAGTCCATCCGCAACCGAAAGCGCCCGCTGGCCGAGGCCACCATGCGCCGGCTCGCCAAGGGCATCGAGAAAGAGGTGCTGCAGCGCGCGCAGCCCTTCATCGTGCCGATCGCAAACTGGTCGCGCGAGGCAGTTCACCCGGTAGACCAGCCGTTGAATACCGTCACCGCCTGGCCCAAGGGTGGATCGTTTGCCATGGCTTCGCCGACGCTGATCCAAGTGGGCTATGGCGAGCGCGACGGTCAGCAACCGCGCGTGCCGGGCCTGGGCAAGCCACTGGGCACGGTGGTCGCCGGAGGCGGCAAGCATGCTCTGGCCTCCGCAGTGCTGGTCGGCGCCGGCGGCCCCAGCTACGGCGGCAAGCCCGTCGCGGTGGACCAGCCGCTGGGCACCGTCGTGGGCGAGAACCATCGTGCTCTCGCGTCCGGTGTCCTGATCGGCGTCGGCGGCCGCGCCGGCCAGACCGAACCGCGCTCGGTCGCCGAGCCGATGTACACCATCACCGCGAAAGCTGACTGCGGAGTGGCCACCGCCTTCCTGGCCCAGGCCAACGGCGGCTACAACACCACCCACAGCCGTCCGGCCGATGCCCCAATCAGCACCATCACCAACAAGGGCAGCCAGCAGCAACTGGTGACGGCCAACCTGGTGACACTGCGGAAGGGCTCGCACGGCGCGCCGGTGGATGGCCCGCTGGGTACGCAAACCGGCGCCGACCACCACGGCCTGGTCGCCGCTCACCTGCTGCACCTGCGCGGCAACTGCGATGCCCGCGCCGCCGACGAGCCCCTGCGCACGATCAGCGCCGGCGGCCAGCACCACGGTCTGCTCAGCGCCCTGCTGGTGACGAACACCACCGGGCACAGCAGCACGCCGCCAGACCAGCCGGCGCCCACCGTGGCGACGGGCGGCCACCACATGCTGGTCACGCCGGAAATGATCGCCGGCAGCCTCACACCCGAGCAATTGGACGGCGCGCTGTGGGTGTCGGCGTTCCTGATGCGCTACCACTCGACCGGCGGGCAATGGGCGAAGCTGGACGATCCGCTGACCACGATCACCACCAAGGACCGCTTGGCGCTGGTCACGGTATGGATCAGCGGCAGCCCCTACGTGATCGTCGACATCCGCCTGCGCATGCTGAAGCCGCGCGAGCTGTACCGCGCCCAGGGCTTCCCCGACAGCTACATCATCGAGCGGGGCCACAACGGGCAGCGGTTCACGCTCTCCCAGCAGGTCAACATGTGCGGCAACAGCGTGGGCCCGAACACGATGGCCGCCTACGCCCGGGCGAACGATCCCTGGAAGCGCCGACTGCGCCCGCGGCCACAGCAAGCGGTGGCGGCGTGAGCAAGTTGGACATCTGCCCTCTGACCCTGGCCGAGGCGAATGCGTTCGTGGAGCAGCACCACCGCCACCATGGCCAGGTCCAGGGCCACAAATTCAGCCTTGGCCTGGTCGCCGGCGGCCGCATCGTCGGGGTGACCATCGTCGGCCGCCCCGTCGCGCGCCACCTCGACGACGGCCTGACGCTCGAGGTAACCCGCTGCTGCACCGACGGCACCCGCAATGGCTGCTCGAAACTGTACGGCGCAGCCTGGCGCGCCACCCGCGCCCTGGGCTACCGCCGCCTCATCACCTACATCCTCGCCAGCGAGGCCGGCGCCAGCCTGCGCGCCAGCGGCTGGCACCTGGTCGGCATCCGCGGCGGAGGCAGTTGGAACTGCCCGAGCCGCCCGCGCGTGGACACGCCGAACCAGGGGCAGAAACTGCTCTGGGAAATGGAGGTAGAGAAACCGCCTGGCGGAACGGCTTGCTGATCCTGCTGGCATCAGCCAATATACTGTTTATTTATACAGTACAAGCCATGCACTTCGACATCCGCCCTATGCGCCGTAACGGCAAGCCCATCCCTCGCCGAGAGTTCGACACCGCGGTGCCGTTCCGGGGAGACGTCTACATCCGGATGGATCAGCAGTCGCCCATGGGCCGCCCGTCGCTGATCGCCGAGACGTTGAAGACGGCCCCGAATGCGCTGGCGCTCCACCCGCTATACGACGTCCAGGTACACGGCATGGCCACGAACGCCCTGGTCATCACCGGCGTCGAGTTCATCGGCAACACGGTCTACGCGCAGTCCTGGCACTGCATGGTGCCCCCGAGATAGTCAGTTGACCCAGGGGGCATTCTCCTGGGTGATCGTCGGATAGGGGTTGTCGCCGAAGCTGTGCGCCGCCTCGATTAGAGATTTGACCGCAGCCGCGTCCATTGGGCGGCCGTTCCTTAGGTCGCGGAGGACATCCGGTGCCAGATGGTGTGGGCCGCACTCCTCACAGACCTCCGTGCACCCCAGCGGCGTGGCCGAGATGATCTGAACCGTACCCGCCTTGCAGATCAGGCACTTGTCTCTCATGGCGTTTCCTCCCCAGGCAACCACGAACCAAACCTACCCCTGACCATTCTTAGCCGCCACCCATACCGACGAAGGGCGGCAAGGAGACCTCATGCCCGCAGAAAACGAGCCGCTGGCCATCGCCGGCGTAAACCCCAAGACGCGCGAGTGCACCCTCATCGCTCGGCGCCACCCTGACGATGTAATGGAGGCCCTGACCGCCGGCCTGATCGTTGTCCCCGTCACCGCCGAGAAGGCCCGTTGGGCCTACGGCGAAATCATCAGCGACCTGTGCGAGCTAACGTCATGAACATCGAGCAGTTCATCCGAGATTCCGCTGCGCGCGGGTTCTCCCGGCGCGCCACGCGCCTGGCCCTGGGCTGGAGCTTCCAGCGCTTCCGCGACTACCTCGACACGCTCGGTCCGATCGAATGGCCTGCGGCTGGACAGTCGATCGACAGTCGCCGCGCGAATGAAGACCGCCGCGGCCACTGTTCCCCCGCCCTGGCCGCAGCCCTGGAGCGCAACCGCCAGCGTCAGGCCGAGAAGCGCCGGCGGACAGCCTTCGGCAAAACCGGGCCCATCGAAGAACTGGTCAGCCAGATCGGCAGCCCAGCCTCGGCACGCACCGTGATGCGCCGCGTGCGCAACGGGATGCCGATCGAGCAGGCGCTGACGCTGCCGCCGAAACGCAGGCCTCCCAGCAAGGTGTCATCGTGACCTGGTACACCAGGTGCTGGCAGCACATGCACCAGGTGCGCCAGCAGGCCCTGGCCGAGGGCAAGGGTGCGGCCGATATCGCCAAGGCCATCGACGACAGCTACCCCTACCACAGCAAGCGCAGTGGCTGGGTCTACAAGGCCTGGCTTGCCGCCCGCCGCGACTTCTTCAGCAAGCACCAGCTCCCGCTTCGCCGCGCGCGGCAACAGAGCGGCGACCTGTTCGGCTGACCCACCCGCCCTGGCGCCCTTGCATCAGCCCGATGCACACCAGAGCGGGCGAATCCCCTGCATAGACACTTCCCCTTCCACCAGTTCCACGCCGCCTGGCGAGGTATACCCATGTCCGAAAACATTCCACCGCGCACCAGCAGCGTCGACCGCATCGTCGAATGGATGGAGCGTGCGCCTACGCCTGCGCGCGAAGTCATCACGCTGGAGCGTCGCCACGCCGAGCGCTTGCTGGATCTGCTGGAGAGCGGCGGCGCCAATCTGGAGCCGACCGACGAACTGCTCACTGCCCTCCGCGGCACCATGGCGGAGCCCAAGGAAGAACTGTGGGCCATTCACTCAGTAGGCCCCGGCGAGGTCTACCCGAGCCTCACTCGCGAACGCGCCGAGCAGGAAGCCGCAGATCTCCGCGCATGCGTATTGCAGGCCACCGGCATAGAGCCGACCGTCAATGTGATTCCCTCGCCGTGGGAACCGGTGGAGCACTTCGCGATCCTCGCCGAAGAGGTCACCGAGCACCGTGACGACCTCCTGAAGCACATCCAGGAACTGAGCGGCCAACTGCCTGCAGGCGAAACCGCGGAGGTGCGTGATGCGGAGCACGAGTAAGGCCGCCCTTCCAGGTATCCCGCTGCCGCGCTGGCTGACGAACACCTGCACCATGGAACTGAACAGCCTCGACGTGGTGCTGGCCATGGCCCTGGTGCTCCAGGCACACGGCACGGCCGACGCCGTCCGCCAGCTCGCCGGCCGCATCCGCGACAAGGTGTGCATGGAGCACCGGCCCAAGATGCGGGCGCTGGCGCGCCTGGAAAACGACGAGTTGGTGCTGCAGACCGCCCTCAACATCGTGCAGCGCGCCACCGACGCCCTGGGCATCTACCCGGGCCAGCCCTTCCCGATCCCCGGCGCCAGGCTGGTGGAGCCGCCGCGCTGCCACGACGAGCCGATGCGCCTGGCTGGTCCGGCTGGCGCCCGGCACTGGGCCTGCAGCCAGTGCGCCAACACCGCTCCGCTGGAGGGGAAAGCATGATCACCCCACCCCTGATCAGTTGCCAGCGCTTCCTCGACCGCCAGGTCGTCCTGCACAAGGCCCGCACCTTCAAGGTCTTCATCGTCCGCACCCTGGACCTGGAATTGCGCGGCCGCCGGTACCGCATTCTCCTCGACGGCCACCACAACCTCGCCGCGGCCAAGCTCATCGGCGCCGAGCCGACCTGGCGCGGCCCGCCGCCGAAGATCCAGCGCATCCAGCGCCGCACGCCGCCGGCCGACTTCGCGCGCCAGATGATCAACAACCTGACGGACAGCGACTGGTACTACGTCGACACCGGCGAGGTGGTCGACGAGCTGCTGACCGTGGAGAACGCCAGGTGAACCGCCCGACCTACTGCCGAAGCACTGGCCTGCGCATTGGCACCTGCACCTGCCTTCGCTGCACCCCGACCAAGCCCACCGAGGAATAACCCATGACCGAACAACAGGCCTGCGCCCTCTGCGGCGCGGAAGGGCACACGGCTGCCCAGTGCCACTGGAACGGCCCGGGCGCGCTGGAATCCATCCGGCTCCCGAAGCACGGCACCACCATCGCCCTTGAGGAAATGCTCGCCGGCTACCTGCCGGACGACCGCGAGGATGTTCGCGAGGTGATCGAGGCCTATGCCGATATCCAGGCGCGCAAGGCAGTGATGTTGTTCAGTGGTGCCGGCCTCGCCGGCCGGCAGAGCGCTGCCCTGGCGCAACCCTCCCCGGCGGCGGAGTTGGAGCGGCCGGAGGTTGTTGGTCATCGCGTCAGCCTGCCGGACGAGCCAGAGCTTGGGCACTGGCTTGAAGAGGAGGCTGAATCGGAACCGCAGATTCAACATCACGAGCCGCTGATGACCGTCGCCCAGCACGAGCGCATCGACGCCGCGCGAGTGGCGGAAATCGAAGAGTTGGACGGCCTGGTCAAGCGCCTGGGCGACCTGCTCAGCCAGGTCGCTATCGCCCTGCGCGGCCCTGAGCCACCGCTTACCCGCTACGGATATGCCGACCTGCCGCTACGTGTAAAGACCCTGGTGGACGAGCGCGATGCCACCCGGGCCCGACTCGCTGGCGGGGAACAGGACGTGCGGAAGATCGTCACCGAATCCCTGCTCGGCATGATCTCGTCGGTTGCGTCTGCGAGTCCACCACCTGGAGCGCCGCTGCCTGACTTCATTCAAGCACCGATTGATCGCGCGGCAACTCGAATCGGCCAGCACATTGCCCGTGTGCTGGCCGAGCGCGACACCCCAGCGGCCAATGCTGGGCAGGTAACCGACGATCAACTGCGCCAAGCCTACCTGGCCGGCTGGCTGGCGAGTGCCCAAGGCTGGAACGGCGAGCATCCGCCTATGGCCTGCACCACCGCCGATTGGCTTCGCAAGGCAGAAGAGAGTGTGCGCAAGATCGCCGCCGCGCCGGATCTGGGAGGTGATGCATGAGCTACCGCATCCTGCTGCGCATCACCGAGTGGCTGGAGCACCTGATGAAGCGCAGCCCCAGCTACTCCCGGAACGATCCAGAATGGAACGAACTGCAGAACGAGGTCACCGCCCTGAAGCGCGACCTCCGGCAGAAGGGAGGCCAGGATGGGCGCGATCATCAGTGAGTGCGGCCAGTATCGCTACCTGCTCACCAGGGAGACAAACCTGCTGCTGGCCGAAAAGCCCGGGGCGCTCTTCATCATGCTCAACCCGAGTACGGCCGATGCCGACCTGGACGATCCGACGATTCGCCGGTGTAGGGCGTTCGCCACGGCTTGGGGCTGCGCAGGCCTGGCCGTGGCCAACCTCTACGCGTACCGGGCAACGGATCCCCGGGAGCTGTGGCGGTGCGCCGATCCGGTCGGGCCGGAGAACGACCAGCACCTGGCGCTGCTCGCCGCCGAGTACGGTGATATCGTCTGCGCATGGGGCGGCCACGCGAAGCCCGAGCGCGTCGCCGCGGTAGTCAGCATCCTGCACGGCACCGGCGCGCGCCTGTGGTGCCTCGGCACCAACCAGGACGGCAGCCCGAAGCATCCGCTCTACATCAGGCAGGACCAGCCGCTGGTCGAGTGGCAGCCACCAACACCGCGCGCACCGCTCCAGCGCTAACCCCTTCAGCACCACCCCGCTCCTACGGTGAAAGCCGCATGGCTGCTGAGCCTCGCCCTCGATTAGGCCCGGCTCGCTCCTACGGCACCACCAGGGTATGCATCCCCTTTCCACCATCGCCGGCCGCCCGCGCCGGCGCGATGAGGTATTGCCAGTGAACACTACTTTCCTGCTAATGGCGCAGTACAACGGCGCAGCCATCATTTCTATCGAGCGTGTCTGCGCCGACTACTTCAGCCATCTGACACCTGAGATGTTCCAGCGCAAGGTAATGGCCGGTGACATCGACCTGCCCATCGTTCGCCTGGAAGGAAGCCAGAAGACCGCCAAAGGTGTTCACTTAAGCGACCTGGCCGCTTATCTCGACGCAAGACATATGGCCGCGAGGAAAGAGAACGATCAATTACAAGGACGACACAAGCCGTCATCTAAACTAAGGGGGCTATGAGCCCCATTTGTTTTTTGCGCGAATCCCGAGATCGACTGGAGAGGACAAAATCTGCTCCATCCAGGACCAGTTTTTATATGGATCTCCATGCCCACGAAGGTGGGTATATCGCCGCAGTGAGTTCCAGTTTCGATGCCCAGAAACACTGGCCACACGCGGAATGTCCCAGTCCATTTCGAATAATCTGCTCACTCCATCATGCCGGAGGTCATGGAAGGTCAAATCCTCAATACCCAGCAGGTGGCAGGAATCAGTCCAATTTCGGCTCACCGTGCCGGCGTGATAAGGGAATATCTGAGGGCACTTCCGCGGCATGCTGAGTATCAGCTGCATGGCCTCATCTGGAAGGTTGCACCACACGTCATTCCCGTACTTGTCCCCCGGGTTCTTCATGTCGCGTACTAGTACCCGCCGACCGGCCTCATCGAGATCGTCCCAGCGAATCCTGCAGATCTCCTCCTGCCGACGCGTAGAGAAAATGGCGAAGGCAATAACCTTCGGCATATGAATGGCGCTCGGCTTCCACCTGAGGCGGTCAAAGAAGTATGTCAGCAGCTTGTCCAACTCTTCCTTTTGCGGACGCCGGTCGCGCTCACGGCTCGTGCTGATCAAGTTCAGCTTTTTCAGCACCGGGCGCGCATCCTTGGCAACATGCTGATCGATGTCGTAGCCCCAAGCAGGCCTCGCAACAGAGATCACTGCCCCAAGATGGGCGATGTCGTTGCTGATGGTGGCCGGCCCTACCGCCCCACCCTCAGGCGTCCTTCGCCAGTGGGCGTATTCAACCAAGGTCTGACTGACCAAATCGCGATCCAAGACATCGCCCAGCCATGACCGGGCGATGGCCCTCAGCGTCCGGTTCTTGGTCTTCCCCATCGGTCGAATGCGTTCGTACTCATCCAGGTACCGCTGGATAACGTCCTTCAGCAGGTGGCCGCCGCGGTTAGCCCGCTCGATAGCACCAGGTTCCGCAAGCTCTGCCTCACGCCTGGCCGCCCATGCCTTGGCCGCCTGCTGCCGGTCGAACGTTTGGGATTCCTGATAAACTTGCTGGCCATCACGCATGATCCTGATCTGCGCCGTATAGCCGAAGGTGCCGTCCTTGCGTTTCCGCTTCCTGATAGTCGCCATAGTGACTTGGTACATGGGCTAGTGAGGTTGGTACATTGTACCAGCGAGAGCCAAAAAACAAGCGGAAACCCCCGGAAACGCTCCAGAAACACGAAGATCGAAATGCCCACCAAACCGTCCTCAAATCCAGTAACCACGCGCCCCGAGCCCTCTCGCCGCTTCTCTGTCGCACCGATGATGGACTGGAAGCATCTTTAGTTTTCAATGACTTAAAGTGGCGAGAAATTACCCTACAAGCCAGTATTTATAAGGCTTCCGCACGATTAGACATTTTCCCGCTGTTACCACAGACTGTTACCAAAGCATTGGTATCGGCAGGTAGCGAAGCACATGGGAACGATCGTCAAGCGCGGGGAGAAGTGGCGTGCTGTCATTCGGATGAAGGGGCACCCGACGGCGACGAAGACCTTCGCGAAGAGGGCTGAGGCTAAGGTGTGGATCGCCGAGATCGAGAACGCGATGCACAAGCGGGAGCTGGCGCACACGAAGGACGAGATCAGCGACCTCGTGCAAAAGTACGTCGACGAGATCCTCCCACTGCGGAAGAACCTCGAACAGAGCCGGAAGAACTACCTCACGCTGAAGAGGCTTACGAAGGGGCTTACCCTGGGAGACCTGAACGCTACCGACCTTTTGAAGTGGGTTCAGGAAAAGCGCCCTGCTGCGTCCAAAGCTACTCGCCTGATGGACCTTACGATGATCAATACGGTGCTCAAAGCCGCCGAAGCATTCTGGTCACTCGTGATCCCTTGGAAGGAATTCAAAAAGGCCCGTGTTGCACTACGGAGTCTCGGGTTGATCGGCAAGAGCAGAGAGCGCGACCGCCGGCCAGAGGGCGACGAGCTAGACCGGATAAAAGCCGAACTGAGCACCGTTCTCCCCCTGGAGGACTTGATCGATTTCGCCATCGCCACAACCATGCGCTCGAACGAAGTTACTCGGCTACGATGGGGGGATCTCAATGAGAAGAACCGAACCATCATCATTCGAGATCGGAAACACCCGAATGAGAAAGTGGGCAACGACCAGGTCGTGCCACTGCTAAATGGGGCTTTCGAGATTGCAATGCGCCAGCCGCGGGCCAAAGGCCAAGAGCTGATCTTCCCCTATAAGTCGAAATCCGTGGAAGCAGCATTTCAACGGGCCCGGGATCGAGCCGGCGTGGTCGATCTTCGCTATCACGATCTGCGTCACCACGGCATCAGCCTGCTCTTCGAGATGGGCTTTGCAATCCAGGAGGTGGCTATCGTGTCCGGCCACAGGGATTGGAATCAGCTTCGCCGCTACACGAATTTGAAGCCCGAGAGCCTGCACGAGGGGCCAATCGCGTTCCGCATCTTGCGTGAGCGCGAGAAAGCGCTGGAGCAAGCTGAGGCAGCGAGGGCCGAAGCTGCGGCGGCGTAGCGATATTCAACGCACTTTCATGTCAGAGGTTCCCTCGAATGAACGACGACGGTGAAATGCCCCGATGGGTTACTCGGGTAGACGGCCTTAGAGGGCCTGATGGCATCGAGCGAATAGCCGCTGAGCTACTGCTGCTGGCGAAACGGATGCGTGCTGCTCAGGAACTCGGGCAGCCGTTCTCGCAGACAGGCGGGATAGTCATTCACAGCGAAAGCGGCTCGGACTCGGAGACACAGATTTTCGTTATCTCATCTGATCTGCGGCTTGAGTTGCCGGAGTAACAATCATCCGGCTCGACTTGTTATGCTGGCACTCTGCCGACACTGCTCAAGGAGCCGATGCATGAACGCCACAAGGACTTTCGCGGTACTCACCCTCACAGCCGCTCTCGCCGCCTGCGCAGCGCCCAAGCCGCGAACCCTGGTCGACCTACCGCCCTTCCCCACCGCCGAGTACACCTCACTGCAGCAGAGCGGTAGCGCCAGCGTCACCGGCCAGGTATTCATGAAGACGGCCGGCGGGACTGTGCAACTGGGCGCCGGCAACGCCGTGATCCTGGAGCCCGCCACCAGCTACTCCAGTGCCTACTATGCGGCCTACGGAAACCGAGATCCCGAGCCGCCGCGTGACTTCTACGGCCAGGTGGAGCCGCTGCAGCCGTCCTTCGATCCGCGGCGAGACCAGTATGTGCGGCAGACCACGGCAGACGCCCAAGGCAACTTCCAGTTCTCCGGCCTGCCGGCGGGCCGCTACTTCGTGTCATCGAAGGTCGTTTGGCTAGCCCCGGTTGGCGGGGGCGCTTGGCAGCAGGGAGGGACGGTGACGCAGGAGGTCAGTGTGGCTGACGGACAGGCTGTGCGGGTGATGCTGACGCGCTGAACCTACTTGCCGGTGCGCTTCCAGCCGCAGCGCTGCGCACCAGTCTCGTTGTGCTCCTGGATCTGGCGGGCGGTGCCATCGGTAAACTGGTCTAGGCGGCTGACGTAGATCGGCTTGGCCCAGGTGCAGCCGAGGTCAGTCCCTTGACCACTCGTTACGCAGCCGCTCAGCAGCAGCACCGTCAGGCTGCCGATCAACACGCATCTCAACATCGGAACGCTCCCGGGCGGCATCGATCGTCCGCCGCTGAGTTTTCTGCTCGGTTGCCTTGCGCGCTGCACGGCCGCCCAAGGCGTAGGCGCCGAACAGCACCAGCACGACGGCCACGAGGGTTAACAGCGCTGCTTGGATGCGGCCCCACAGTGTGGCGATCACGCTTCGTCGTCCAGGTTGGGGAGATCGACGGTTTGGCCTGCAAGCTCGTGCGTGCAGTCGCTCAGGAACTGGATGCGGCCATCGGTAACGAAGGAGTGGCAGACGACCTGCTCGCGCTCCCCGCTCTCCAGTAGGCGCCAGGGATACCGAACCAGAATCGACGGCTGGAAGCTCGGCCGATCTGCGCTGCCGTTCCAGGTCCAGCGAGGACCAGGCCCCTCCCCCACGCTGATCCCATGCACCATCTGGCAACCAGGGCACAGGAAGTACAGCCGCCCCTCGTCGACGTCGGCGCGCTCCAGTACCGCGGATAGCCGCACGAAGCCGCTCATTCCAGCCCCGCTTGGTGCTTACGCACCTGGCTCCAGGCGATGAAGACCGCCACGGCGATGGTCGCCAGCCCGAATGCGATGCGGATCCACGAGCCTGAGCTGATGTTGGCGTCCTGCTGGCTCATCGCATCGGCGACCTTCGGCATGACGTCGCCCAGTTGGGCTAGGCCCAAGGCCCCTACGGAAGTCGCCCCCACCGTCTCCTTGGTCACCGGGATCTTGGCCACCTGGGCTGCCGGCTGGATCACGCCAGCACGGCGTAGCCCTTCGTCGATCTGTGCCGGATCCCAGCGATACGCCTTGCCGGTGCGCGGATCGACGCCAGTCTCGTGATTGGCGATGGCCTCGACCAGGGGGCGGGCGTAGACGTACTGGTGGGTGTCGATCGGATCGTCGGCGCGCACACCTACCGCCTTGGCCACGGCGCGCACGTAGGCGTCGGTGTTGTTCTCGCTGGACGGTGCCCAGCGGTTGATGATCTTACGGATAGTATCGGCACCGTAGCGGTCGTGGTAGGTCTGCAGGAGCAGCGCCAGCGCCCGGAAGCCGTAGACCGGGGACTCGAACACCTCGAAGCGCGGCTCAGCAAGCTGGTCGGCGTTGCGCTGCTCCTGCGGGAGGATCCCGAGCCACTTGTTGGCCGGGACGTGATCGATGTTGCCGGGGTTGTTGTTGCGCACGGAGCGCGGGGCCTTGGCGGTCATTTAGTCCACCCTCGCAGGGTTGCCGGGCTCGACGGTGAGAGCCGGCGGTTGATGTCTTCGAGGGTGCTCCTCACCTCGCGAAAGTCCTCGCGGTTCTCCTTACGGAGAGTCTCGGTCGCGACTCGAACCTCTTTTGCGGTATCAGCCTGGGCGGCACTCACGCGGTCCACGTCGACGCGGAGCACCGAGATGTCGCGCTGCTGGTTCGCGTCGGCGGCGGCCAGGTCGTTGTAGGTCTTCACCCCGAAGGTGACGACACCGGCCATCATGGTGACCAGGGTGATGATGGTGGGTATGTTGATTGTCAGGTCCATCTGAACCCGGTGGCGCCCCTCCGGGGGGCGGGGGTGCTGCGGCGGCGTATCCAGGGCTCGAAGGTTGTCGGTCATTGGGCACCTTGCAGCGGATAATCAACATTTAGTTGAGAATAATAGCGACGAGCCACACCAAGGGCAATCTTTACGCCCAGGTGCGCCAGGGCGTTTCCGGTTCCGGCAGCTCCACGCCGGCCGGCCAGGCCAGCGGCGCATTGCTACGCACGTTGGCGTAGAAGCCGTCACGTGGCACCGGCTCCGCGCCATCCTCTGCCGGTACGTCGTACCAGGTGCCGATGATGTCGAGAGCGACGCCCTGGGCCGGAACCAACTGGCCGTCCTCGATGGAGGCGGCGCCGGCATCCAGCAGGGCCTGCTCCAGCGCCTGGGCAGAGGCCACACGCAGGTAGTAGTCGATCATGCAGTGATCCTCTGCAGCTCGTTGTCGAACAGCCGGCGGGGCCAGTAGCGGATGCGGCGGATGTGGCCGTTCAATCGACCAGAACCTGCCACCCCCAGGCGTAATTGCGAAACACTGGCGATCCGCGCCCTGGCCTCGGCAATCACCGCAGAACCATTTGCAGAGGAAGCCGCAGAGGTCGCGTTATACGCATCCGCACGCTTGAGGATCGAAGATGCCGGCACGTTGATGGCCAGCCAGCCAGTAGAGCCTCGACCGGTTAATTGAGAGTTCGCCGCCGGCCTGGACCAGTAGGCAGATAGATCATCCGTCCCATAGAGACCAGGGAATCCGCTGGTCGCGAACGCGGTCACCTCGACGCAAAAGGTTCCCTCATCCGGATTGAACCAGGGGCTCAGCGTATTCACGCTCGCCACATCAGCAGCGCGGGTTACCTGGGAGCTGGTGGTGGGGATGTAGCTGGTGGGGAAGGCGCCGGCCTCTAGCTGGGAGCCAAAGTCATACCGCGTACCACCAGCCACTCTTGCGGTTGAGCCATTAGCGGCTACACCAATGACAAAGGGCATAGCTGTGGCAAACGGTATGTTGCCGGACACGGTGCAGCGATAGATGCCATTACCGACATGTTCTATGGCGGCGGCCGGCGACGTCACACTACCAACGGCGTCTATCGTGCCAATAACTCCAGTTGCTAAGTTGAACCAAGCCCGAGCAGAGTTAGCGGATGAAATGCTATCCGCAACGCTCATAACTACCCAATCGTGATTTCCGCGCTTCAGAAATCTTGAATGTGAGTACGTACCGGCCGTTATGGTGATATTGGATGAGCGAGCGACATATCCATTGCCCGCCGATCCTTGCGTCACCTTTTGCATCAGACTGCCATCAGGGGCAACTGTCGTATCGGTGCTGATGGTGGAATCGCTCTTGGACCATACCGCATTGGATAGGTCGGACGAGTAGGTCAGCAGATTCGTCCTCTGCTCCTCCACCAGCAGCCCGCGCAGGGCTAGCGTCACCGGGTCGTAGTCGAAGCGGGGTTGGTTCGCCGGCACCTGCTCCAGCACGCCGGAGGCATTGAAACGCCAGGCAGCGCTCGACCGGGTGAATGTGATCAGGTCGGCGAAGGCGACGCTGCTCATGCCGCCGGCGCCGTCGGACACCCGATAGGTCTGAGCCAGGAAGTCCAGGTCGAGGGTGGGCAGCGCTGCCGGACTGCCCACGGCCAGGCGCTTGAGCAGGGGTTTCAGTGCGGCGCCCATCACACGGCTCCCGAGGCGATGGCGTTGATGCCGGCGGCAGAGGCCTGCAGTTGCAGCGTCTCGCCGCTGCCGATGTTCAGGCTGCGCAGGTCCAGGGCGTAGCTGCTCGATGCGGGGACCGAGCTGGCGGGCAGGATCACTGCGCCGCCGGACAGCCGCAACTGCACGTTGATGGCGTTTGCCGGATCGGTGTTGGCCACCAGGATCGAGGCCAGGATGGCGGCCTCGCCGACAACGTCGGTCCAGGTGTTGTTCGTGTAGGCGGTCAGCTTCCAGTTCTTCGGCGTCATTTCACAGCCCCATCCAGATCATCATTTGCAGCGGTTGCAGCTGCGCCTGCACATCAGTGTTGGTAGGCAACTCGTCGGCGTCTGTACCTACGTTCGCCAACGCCGCGCTTCCGAGTTCATCGAGCGTCAGCGTGGCCTGTTGCCAGTCGGCGGCCCCCGTGCTTGCGTTGAGACACAGCCACAGTTCCCCCGATGCTGTGTTCACCCAGCGGCTGAGCACGGAGTAGCCCTGCGTCTGGTCGTCGCTGGCTACGGGGTTTGTCGTGGCAGTGAGGTTGTCCTTCCGCTTAGGCTCATATCGAGCATCGGCGTCAGCCTGCGAGATCCCCCCAGGGGATTTCTCGGACCAAGCGGTGCCGCTGTATTCGTAGGTCTTCACTTGGCCGTACACATCTAATTCGCCGGACACCTGCACACGCCAGCCGGATTTCGGAGTCATGTACTCCCAGCCTGCCGTCGTGGCACCCGTCGCCCACCAACGGGCGATCTTGTTGGCGTTCGCTCCGGCTCCGGTGAAGATGTAGGCGTCACCCTCAACTTGGCCAGTGGTCGGAAGTGTCGAGAGGCGACTCTTCACTACAGGTTGCCGTAAGAAGTCATCCCACCTCCACATCATCACCAGTTGCGCGTAGTGCGCCTCGCCGGGAGCGCCATTGATCAGAAGGCCTGTGTTAGGCCCGGTGGCCAGTGTCATGCTGCGACTCCTCCGAGATCCTCGCCCAGGTGGAAGCCCAGCCCGTGGCGATCGATTGTGATGTCGTGCCGCTGCCAGGACGCGAGGCCGTCACGCGAGCTGGTGAGCACCAGGCGCGGTGTCTGCAGCACGCCGTCTGCAGTTACGTCGGCCAAGGTGTACAGCCAAGAGGTGCTGGTGATCCCCGTGTAGGTGCGCTTCAACGTGGTGCCGTCGAACACCTGCAGGCTGTAGGTCGTACCAACTTCCGGGCCGATGTTACCACTCGTAAACGGCACCAGATCAACTGTTTGTTGATTCCTATCGCGATGAGACCACGTCACGGCCAAGTCACCGTACACCTTCGCGGGGAAGTACGCGCTGTTCACCTTGACGTTGCCGGGCGGGTACGGGCGTGTCGCCCGGTTCGCCATCGTCACGCTGTAGGCGGGCGAAGACGCGAGCGGCAGAGTGCCTCGGCCGGTGCGCGTGAGCGGCTTGTAATAGGCCACCTCAGCGCTGGTGCGCTGCGTTGGATCGTAGATATCCGACTGGCCGACGAACCACACTCTGGCGTCAGCCGCGTGCGATGCGGGGACCGTATCGAGCACCGCGCGGGAAGCGACGACGACACCAGTCGACGGGTTGATCGCGGTAACGCCGAAGGCCTCGTTGTCGATGTAGAAGTAGGTGCCGAGATCAACCTCGTCGATCTCGATCATGTTGCGTAGCGTGAACGTCACGGGCCCAGCGCCAATCGGCATGGGCTCCGCGAGCGTGCCGCTGGCCACGAAGTCGCCGGCCGACATGAACGAATATGGGCCTGCGTTGGCGGGAGCCTCCCACAGGTCGAAGCCGTAGCTGTCCGCAGTCGGTTTGACGGCCAGCACGCCGCCGAACCCGAAGCCTGGTTCGAGATAGGCGATATCCGCCGCGCTCATCTGGTGTACCAGGTCCCAGTACGGAGCTTCGATTGCGCGAGCAGCAATAGCGGGCGCAGGCGGGTTCAACGGCTCAACCCACCCGGATGGCTGCTGGCCGGTGTAGGCGTTGCTGGGCAGCCCGAAGATGTCTTCCAGGGCCTCGATCTCAACACTTCCGTCGGTCAGCGAGCCCGCACGAATCGCCGTGATGCGGAACGGTACGCCATTGATGCCCAGACGCGGCCAGGTTAGCTTGAACGCCTTGCCAAGCATCCAGCGGCCTGCCACGCGGTTCACCGTGAGAGTGACCTTGGCCAGTGGCGCCGACGCGACGTTCAGGTCGCGCATAGCGACACGTACGGCCAGGTCGAATTCCCGAATGGCCGGATAGCTGCGAGTCGCCGAAACGACGGCTCCCTGGGCCGCGATGCTCGCAGGATCCTGGACGGAAACGGTTGCATCGTTCTGATCACGGTCGGTGTAGGTGACAACGATCTCGTTGGCGGTGTCGCCCCAGGCAACGCGCTGGAACGAATCCAGCGAGAGGATGTTGGAGGGCTTCAGCTCAGGGAGCGACGCCACGTCGTAGTCGTCCCGAATGAGTATCAGGACGAAGCGGCCGGTCTCCATGTCGAGCCCCTGGGCCGCGTTGATGTGGTTGACGAACAGCTGGACAACGTCCTCGATCGAGGACTGGTCTTCCCACACCCACGAGAGTCCGAAGCCCTCGCTGTACAGCTTATCGGCTGCCGCTCGGAAACTGGCGTCATCAATATCATCGGGCGAATAACCCATGCCCCATTCCGTGTCGGTGAGGCACTGGTAGATGATGTGCGCCGGGTTCATGTCGCGCCCGATCTGCGCCTTCTCCGGATACCACGCCGCGCCGCGGCTCCATCCTTTCAGGATCCGGCGCACCCGCCACCAAGGCGCCTTGAAGTACGGGTTCATCGCTGACCAGTAGAACTGGCGGAACACCGTCGTGAGCAGTCCTACATAACCAGGGACGACGCCATCAGTCTTGCTGACCAGATAGGCATTCGGCTCCTGGGTGTCCTCACCCATGCAGATGTCGATAGTCCCGGCCCAACCACCTTCTCTCGACGTACCGCCGAACAGCTCCTCTTGGTTGATCGTGATGCTGCCCGATGACGTCACGTTGCCCGTCCAGGCCGAGCGGTCACCCCCAATGAGTTCCAGCACTGCATCTACAGGGCCGTGACATACGGCCAACTGGACGCCCATGAAATACTTGTAGCCGACCGTCTGCGACTTGCTTCCGGAACTCATGCTTCACCTGCCTGGCGACGACGCGCCTGCGCCACGACAGCGCGAGCCATCTCATCGTCGATGCGTTCGATCTGCTCGATGGGCAGTCCTTCTTCCTTGAAGGTCCACCAGTCCAGCCCATGCCGGCGGAAAAACTTCGCCGCACCGGGACGGCAATAGCCGAGCACCACAGCGTCTTCGAGTAGGACCTTCACTTCTTGCCCCCCTTCGACTTGATTTTCGTGATCTTCGGATCGCCGTACCAAATGACGTTGGAGTTCTTCAGCAGGTTCTCACCGAACACGACAGGCACATTGTCCCCTTCATCAGCAGTAGGGATGTCCAGGCTGCCCGCCTCCGGTTTCATGCTCTGATTCATCGACGCGGTCATCGCATAGGAGATGACCATCATGGCCACGGCGATCGCCAGTTGAACCCACATATCGATGGCTCCTCAGTAGATCGGCGTGCCGCCGAACGGGTTCTTCTTCGGGATGTAGGGGCAGCCGCCGTAACGTCGCTCGTTGGCGAACTTGGGGCAGCCTCCCGGCCCAAGGGTGTGGTCGCAGCCTGGGTACAGCGTCACCGACTGGAGTCCGGCCAGGGCAACAGGCAGCGACGCCAGCGTTAGCACGCCGGTTGCCCCCACGGAGGAGCGCACCATCCGCTTCTCGACGTTGCCGTTGAGATTGTTCTCCCACGTGATGTAGCCGCCCGCGTAAAAATTGTCGGGCTTACCGACAGCGCTGAACACCGAGATCGAGAGCCCCGACATGCCGCTGACGGTGCTCACCTCCTTGAACGCATCACGAGATACGCCGCAGCCGGCGCCATAGAGAGCGTGCGGGCAGTTGCTCGAATAGCGACGCCGCAGCCCCATCCGTTTCATCGAGGTGAAGATGGTGTCGCTGGTCAGTTCGACGTAGGCGCCCTTCCACTCTGCGTTGACGATGCGGCCTTTCCACGAAACCACGAAACCGTTGTCCAAGTAGTGCTGACTCCAGACGGTCACGGTCACCGGTTCCGATGGCGGCTGGACGCGGAATATCTCTGCAACTTCTACGTCGCGTGCGAACGTGAAGGTGCCGGACGATTTGTTCGAGTCGGAACTCAGTTCACGCTCAGGCGTCTTCATGGGCACCGGTTTGAACGTGCGACCGTCGAACTCGATCTCCCGATCCGCGCTGGTGTAGAACCACAGGTTGCCGGTGTAGGAGATCTGGCACAGCTCAATGGGCCGACCAGCGTCGACGCTCTGATCAATGCTGTCGAAGCTCATTCTTTCACCGTGATGAAAGGCGCGTTGACGACGACGACCTTGCCCGATCGCCACGAGAGGGTGATCGAGTCAGCCGCGAGTCGGCTGCGCATGAGAAGGTGCACCGTCTTCACCTGGTTGACTTGGACCTCTCGGTTCAGCGGCGCGTCGATGGTCAGGAGGGTGTAGGTGCCATCGGTCGAGATGCCGACGATCCGGCGGTAGAAATTCGTGCCGTCCTTCAGGCGGATCATCACCCGGTCGCGCGTGGGATCAGCGCCGACCATCTGGCGAAACTCGTTGTCCAGCACCGAGATCCCGACGTCCGCGGCGCCGATTGTCCGGGTGACAACGAAATCGTCATGCCACGTCGGCACGTAGAGGGTTTTCGACTGACCGCGTAGACGGCCCAGCATCTGGCGGAACGCGAGGATCTGCTGACGGCCATTGAGCAGCCAGGGGTAGGTCCGCTGGATACGCGGGAACTCTTCGGTCTGGTCCCAACCGATGGCGCCAGTCAGCTGATCGACCGTGTCGAACTGGTACTGGAAGTCGTTGCTCAACGTCTCCCCCCAGTTCGGTTGCCGCTGCAGCACCTCCAGCCCGTTGTACGTGACTGGCGCAGCGGCGTCTGGGGTGAACGGATCCACCGACACCGGATCGCAAGTGAAGGTCAGCACGCCTACCACCGCCTGGCTGGAACGCCGCGCCAGCGGTACGCTGGTTGGGAGGTGGCCGAGCACCACGGGCATGACGGTGGTGCCCTTCGGCCAGTTGCCCTCCAATGGACGCTTCAGCACGAGGTTGCCGGGGTTGACGGTATCGATCTCAACGACCTCGATGCTGCTCGCGTCGGCGAAGAATGCAGCTAGGCCGCCGGCCGTGAAGCAGTAGGTGTCGGTGGGCAGGCTGACCACCGTGTCGCCTTGCACCTGGTAGCCGTCCAGGTTCGACTTGTCGGTCCATACCGGCAGCGCGTAGATGCGGTTCTGCCAGCCCCACAGCAGGTTCTCGGCGCGAGCCGACTCATGCCTGGCGGTCTGGAACGTGTAGCTGAAGGTCCGCCGAGCCTTGGTGCGGATCGACCGGCGCTGCTCACTACCGTCGAACGATCGCAGGACGTTGGTCAGCCACTCCAGGATCTCGGTGACCTCCGTGTTCCAGTTCGGGCCGAACGGCCAGACGACGACACGGCGGCCCGTGACCGCGGCCGAATACTCGACACCGTCGACGGTCCAGACGTACTGCGCGTCGATGACTGCAGGGCCATCGGTGGTGACGCTCAGCACGTAGTTCAACTGCTCCAGCGGCCGCATCTGGTAGGGGGGCGCTACTGGCTCCGTCACGCTGATGCCGGCGTCATTGAGGCGCTGGAATCCCTGCAGCCCCTTTTGAACGAGAAAGCCGTTCCACACCTTGATGACGCGCGCCTGGTTGCTGAGCAGGTTGCCCATGTCCAGTTGCGAAGGATCAATCAGGATCCGGTTGTAGAACGTGTCGTTGACCGCCGGCCAAATGTTCCCGGAGACCGTGCGAGGTAGCTCTCCGACGAGGCCATCGCCGTCCACAGACGCGCCGACGTAACCGTCAGAAAGGTGCGCGGCCTCCTCATTCGACGGAAGCGCCGTGTTGTAGGCGTCAGGTGAGTGCGGGCCAGGCGTGTCACTGATCAGTACCGACGGCCATAGGGTGCTCATTTTCGGTAGGCAATCCCGTAATTGGCGCTATTGATATAAGTGGTAGCGGGGCCGTTTTTCTGCGACACCGGGAACACCATCCAGTCGGTATTGACCACCTCCTTGGGCTGCAGGTTGGCGATGTTGAGGCAGCGGGCATTACCAACGTATCCGAGCTGGTAGAAAGGCCCTGTCATCCCGTTGGATGCCTGCACCAAGGTGATTGGAACAAGTACCGCACGACCATTTGCAGCGTTTGGTGACGCACGGATCAACGGCCGACCTGAGTTATCGGCCATGGCAGTGTTGTAGGTGACTGTGCCGACGTTACGATCTAAAGCAGAGGTCGGCCCCGAAACCGGAGTCCGAACATGGCCGCGAACAGATCCTGATACTTGGGTATTGCCCCCTACGCTCGTTACTCCGAATGGGACGTAGTTAAACATACTATCGATGCTGTTAAGACTCGTTCCGTTGATATCCTGCACACATAAGCCAGTAACATACTGCCCCCCGTCGTAATCCCCATTCTTCTGGAGTTCACCAAAATTAAAGTGAGCGAAGACGTTGGTGACAATCTCCACCGCCACATTCACACCACTACCATCACTGAACATGTGATAGCCAACATGCGGACCTGCGAGATTATCGACGCGACACCAACTGGCATGCACGCCAGTCCAGGACGCCGTGGAACCTCCCGCATAGGACGACGCCGTATTCATCCAGAGGTAGGTCGTTCCCGTGGTAGGTTGGGCGAACAAGTAATAGATGCCGTTTTTAACCAGCGACACGATATTGAAAGTTCCACTAGAACCGCTAACTCCCGTGCCGGTGTACGTGCCGGTTGGCCCTAGATCGAACCCGTTTGCATCCGCAAAAGCCAAGAGGGTGCTGATCAGATCAGAAAGCGATGAGGTAACACCGGTTTGATAGGCCATGGAACTACTCCAGAAGTATCGCCGCGTAATCGCTGGCAGTAGTGCGATAACCGCTCTGGACTATTAGGTAGGTCTTCCCACCGATGACCAGCGTATTTTCGGATGCGTTGTTGTAGCCGGGTATGTGGAACACACCGTCAAACTCGCCCCACACGTTTCCGCCACCAGCAGTCGAGTAGAGGACCACGGGTTGCAAAGCGTAGTCATTACTGGGGGACGTGCGGAACCCGAGAAGGCTGCTATATGGGTAGGTCTTACCAGGGGCCTCTGCCTGATAATAGATATTCTTGAAAACGTCTCCGGCCCCATCTGTTCTGCGCAAATACAGGCTTCCCACTGAGTCGCTGCTGTACCCGCCGGGGTTCCAGAACGAACTATGGTTCTCGGTCTGGATTGACCAACGGGCATTGATCGCGCAGCTCGCTCCAGCAGCAATTGGATACGGGATTTCAGATGGTAGGCCATAGGGCAGGATAAAACCGCCATACAGGCTGGCATAAGTCGTCGAAATCTTCGCGATGACGATGAAGCGGCGTCCGTTGGCAATGAACCAATACTTGATATCTTGGTTCCACATCAGCGAATAGGCGGCCGAGCCTACCCCGGGCTGTTGACCCTGCGACGCATTTTCGTTGTAGCCGGTCGTGTATCTCGATAAAACATTGTAGAGGTCATTCTGTACAGAGCTGACAGTACGCATCGCCATATATATAGCGTCAGAGCCCGATAACCCAGGACCCTTAACGACATACTCTTTGTCCGCGATAACGGCCTGCATATCGGCGGCTGTAGGGTTCGCATAGTCAGCGTATCCATACGCCCCAGTCATGTCACTGTAGTTTCCCGCGGGGATAATTGAGAAGGACGCATCTCCAGGCTTCTTCCACCCCAACGACATGCCAATCCCGGCGGTGCTGCCCGTAATGAACGTGACCTCAATATCATGAAGGCCCGCCGACAGAGTTACGGCGCTTCCGGTCTGCGTAAAACTGTTTGCAGCATTACTCGCGTACACGCCAGCAATGAGAACTCCGTCAATCCGTAACTCCATCTGATCCTTCGCGAGAAGCGCGAACGCATAACTCCCGTCGGACGGTAGACTGATCTTTCCAGCGAACCTGATCTTGATACTGACGCTTGAGTTCAGTCCTGCCGGCACAGCGTCCGGCATAGTCGTCGGGAACGAGTTGCTCCCGGATCCGTTGTTGTAGAACGCGATACGGCCAGGCCAAGTCAATGGCATCGGCAAGTTAGAGTTGCGAAGAACTTCCCACTGCTGACCGGCGGCAACGAGATCCGAATTGGTCGACAGGAAGGTCATCAGCTTGTTCATCAGGTCGATATGACCTGCAGCGGTGCCGATCTCGACGGCCATGCTTATCTGCTCCCCATCAGGGCTTTGAGCTGCGACGAGTTCGCTCGCAGCACGTTCATGATCATCTTCTGGCCCGCCGGCTTAGCCAGCGCAGCGCCCATGAAGCTCTCGGCGTCGACGTAGTTGTTGACGGTCAGCGGCTGTACCGTGTCTGCCCCACCCTGTCCTGCCCCCAGGCCGCCGTTCATGACGTTGCGCGGATCGTCACCGCTCAGCACCTCCTCGCCCTTCTGCAGGATCGCCGGGTACTCGTCGGGCGCCAGGCCAGATACGCCGCCGCTGTGGTAGCGAGGAGCTCCGGCGAACCAAGCGGGAGACACAGCGCGGGTGCGGTTCGGGGCATCCACGCCGACCACTCCGCCTGTATGCATAACCCGCCCCCCGGCCGCCTGCGCAGCACCCGCTATGCCGCTGTAGCCGTTCGCCCCGGCCCAGGCGAGCAATGCATTGAGGATCATCTGTTTAATGATCGCGCGAGCTATGTCGAGGAGCAGTTGGGCGAAGAAGTTGACTGCGGCACGGCCCGCGTCGCGAAGGGCATCACCCCAAGACTCCGTACCAGCGACTGCCTGGCCGATGGCCTTGGCGGTATCCTCAATCGCCGTAACGCCATTGTTGGCGATCGAGTCGACGATCACCTTGTCCAGTTGGGTGAATGCGCCGGCAGTCTTCTGCGCGGCTGCCTGGATCGCCTGCATCTTCGCGAGGAAGGTTTCCAGTGCCCCAGGGTTGTTGAAGATCTCCTTGTGCGCGTTGGCCCAGTCGATCGCTGCCTGGGCAGATGCCTGGATGTTGGGGACGATGCGTGCGTTGATGGCGTCGATCTGCTTGACCGACTCCTCCTCGCTGATCAGACCGGCCTGGCGCTGTGCCTCGACAGTGGCGATCAGCTGTTGCCGGAGTTCGATCTGGTCGTTGACCGCCTTCTCGTTCCGCGCCTGTTGCTCAGTATTGAACTTGAGCGTCTCTTGGACCTTCAGCTGCTTCACGTAGCCGTCGAGTGTGGAGCGCATCTGCTTGGCCAAGTCGGCGCCACCGGGCAGCTTGGACAGCTTGTCGATCTTCGTGTAGACCTTCTGGTACTCGGTGTCGATCGCCGCGAGACGGCTCTCCAGGCTGAGCTTCTCGTTCTTCTGGATCTTCGCCTCGGCCGCGGCCAGGGCGTTCACCAGCTCATTAGCCAGTGCCTCACGCTGCTTGACCAGTTTCTTGTAGGCCTTGTCGTCGCCGCCGGCCGCACCGCCACCAGTGATCCCGGGGCTCGCCGTAGGGGACGCGGCGGCAGCCTGGGCCGCAGCGGCCTTGCTGTCCTTCGCAGCGTCCAGGAACATCTCGAACCCAATCTCGTCGATTTCCTTCAGGTCGGATGCCAGCTTGTTCTTCAGCTTGTCGATCTCGCCCCGGACGTCGGTTAGGCCACGGCGGCTACCATCGCTGATGTAGCCGCTGATCTTGTCCGCCAGGCCCTCTTGCCCAAGTTGCCGAGCCAGGTCTGCGAACAGCTTGAGCGTGTCATCCTTGAAGTCGGCGATGGTATTCAGCGCCTTGTTGAAGTTGTTCTTCGCGCTCTCGCTGATGGACACCCACACGACTTCGGCGGCGAACTTCATCTGTGTGAACAGCTTCTCCAGGCCGATCACCAACGCGACGCCAGCTTGGCGTACCACGGCGAACTGCTCGCTCAGGTAGGTGCCGATCTGCCAACCGGTGAAAAACGCAGCCAAGGTAGCGAAGGCGAGCTGGATCACCTTGGCAGAGGACACCCCCTTCTCGCCCATGATGGTGAACTGCGTGGTAGCCAGCTTCAGGGCCGGCAGCAGCTTGGTGCTGATCGCCGTCGCCAACCCGGCCACCAGAGACAGCGCCTTGAGGCCGAACGCCAGCTCGATCGCCAGCTTCACCTCATCAAGATGGTCCAGCAGGTAGGTGAGGACGGTGACCACGGCGCTGAACGCCGTGCTGATGTCTTGGGCGAACTTCTTACCGTCGTCGCTCTTCAGGAACGTCGTCAGCTTCTGCACCAGATCGGCGTAGGTATCGGCGAACCCCGACTCGGCAATCAGCACCTTGAAGTCGTACACCGCGCTGTTCAGGCGAGCCTGCTCCGCCGACAGCGACTTCATGGCATTCGGCAGTTGGTCGGCCACGGTCTTCCGGTACTGTTCGGCAATGGCGACCAGTTGGGCGCTGGTCACCTCACCGTCCTTCATGGCCTTGTTCAGGTCCGGGTAGGTGTCCTTCAACGCCTTGGCGGCGATCTCGAAGGCGCCGAACAGGCGGTCACCGAGCTGGCCACGCAACTCCTCGGCCTGGATCTTTCCTTTGGAGTAGATCTGCTCCAGGGCCTTGAACACGCCGTCGATGTCGTCGGCCGAGAGGTTCGCCACGCGGCCCACCTCAAGGAACGTCTCGGCGACGTAGCGGATCTCCTGGTTGCTGCGGCCGGCGAGCGACGCGGCAGCAGCGAATTTGGCATAGCCTTTGGCCGCACCTTCGAAAGCCACCCCGATACGGTCGGCCTGCTCGCGGATGTAGGCATACTCCTCAGCAATGCGCTTCGGATCGTTGCCCACGGCCAGGGCCAGTTGGTTCTGTGTGCCCTGCTTGGTGTTGAATGCCTCCAGCGACTGCTGGCCCAGGTTGAGTGCGCCCTGCAGGCCGCCATAGGCCGCGGCGAGCGCCAGCACCTCACCCCGCAACCGCTGCATGAACGACAGCGTGGTGCGGCCGTTCGACTCGAAAAGACTGAGATCATTAGCCGAGGAGCGCGTCTCCTCACCGTATTTCTCGACGGCCGCCCCGAGTTTCTGGACAGCCCCCGTAGCAGTCCTGGCACTGGCCACCAGGCGCTGCTGCGCCGCAACCAGGTTGCTCGTGTCGACGCCAGCGGAGCGGAGCCCTTCGCGCAGCTCCCGAGTGCGTGCCAACTGCAGCTGCAGCTGCTGTGCCGCGGACGCCAGGGCGCCTTGCAGTTGACGCTGGTGCGCCTGCATCTCGGCTGTCGGAGCGTCCGCCTGGCGGATGGCCTGGGCGTACTGCAGCACTGCGGCGCGGGCATCCGAGAAGCCAGCGCGGGCGGCCCGTAGGGACTCCACTTGCTTCTGGTAGGCGTCGATGCCGGAAGCCTGACTGACCAGGGCTTTCTGCGCATCCGCCAGTTGGCGGAGCTGCTGGGTGGCCCCCTTCACCGGGCCGCTGATCTGGCTGATGGCGGCGTCGAGGGCCTTTACCTCTTCCTCCACCCCGCCGAGCGTCGTGCGTGCGGATCCAGCCGGATCGATGATCGACCGCAGGTTGCTGGCCAGGGTACGGCTGTTCTGCGTCAACCGCTGGCTGGCATCGCCGAGCGTCGTGTAGCCGCGAGCCGCAGCGACGGCCTTGTCCGCCATCTCGTTGAGCTGCGCAATGGCCGCAGCCTGGGCAGCTCGCTGATCAGCAGCGTGGAACAGCTGCGCGTACTCGTACTCGGCCTGCTGCTGGCGGTTCCGCTGAGCGGCCTTGGTAGCTTCGGTGTTGAACGCCTCCGCGGCGGCTTTCTCCTTCGCCGCCTTCTCGGCCATCTGCACGCTGATCTCGTTGAAGCGGCGCTCCTCCGCCTCACGCTTCGCCAGTTCCTTCAGCCAGAACTGGCTGTACTCGCTTTCAGCGTTTCGGCGTGCAGCGGCAGCGGCCGCAGCCTCGAAGGCCTCCGTCTCGGCCAGGTCCTTCGCCGCCTTCTGCGCGGAGCGCATGTTCGCCACCAACTGCTCCGAGGCCTGTGCCTGGGACGCGTTGGTATCAGCGAGCTGCCGGCCCACGGCCAGGAGCTCATCCTGAGCGCGGCTGAGGTCGCTCATCGCCAGGCCGGCAGCCTCGCCCTGCTCCCGCAGAGTGGCCAGGCGGGCGCTCTGCGCGGCCACAGCCTGCTCGGCACGCTCGACAGCCTTGAGCAGCCTGGTCTGCGTGTTGGTTTGGCGCTGGGTGACCTTCTCGGCAGCCTCCATGGCGGCCTGGTGCTCGCGCAACTTCGTCGACGCGGCACCGAGACGATCCTGCAGTTCCCTTAGACGAGCGCTCTGCGCCTCGAACTGCTTGATGATCGCCTGCTGCTGAAGCAGCGACTTCATCGCGTCTTCGAGACGCCGGTAGGTGGCGTCCAGGTCCTTCAGCGAGCCCTGGCCGCGCTTGGACGCGTCGATCTGCGCATCGAGGGCCTTGTTGATGTCCTCGATCTCATTCCGGACATCCTGCAGCGTCTTCTTGCTGAGGTTCTTGGCCCGGATGACCAGCTCGACGTTGCGGCTCGTGTCAGTCACTGTGCTCGATCCTCTTCAGCAGGTTGCTGAGGTGACGAGCCCCTTTCTTGCCGCCTATCGACGCGCCGATGACGGCCTGCATCACGGCAGCCTCCTGCATCACGGCCTGGTTGTGGCGTTGCCGACAGATGCGCGCCTCCGACCACAGGAATGCCAGCGGATACCGGCGAGCCTGCGGGTGCCCTTCGGCCATCAGCAGGCTCACGTCCCGGCGGATCCCGTGGTAGTAGCAGAGGAAGCCGGAGTCTCTTGGCTGCCGCTCAGCGGCTTCGTTCTCAAGCTCGCGAGCAAGTTCATCAAGGACTCCATCGCCTTTTTTACGCCGCCAGCCTCCTCGAACGTGAGCTTGCCGATCTTGGTGATGGCATCCACCTGGATGGTGAAAGGTAGGCGCTTAGCCTTGGCGATCAGTGCCGGGGAAACCTCCTCGCCCGACGCGATGGCGATGAGGTTGGCGGCAAGGCCGGGGCCCTGCAGAGCGATACCCTGGGCGACACGGAACAGATGATCGGAGAACGAGCCACCAGCGCTTTCGCTGTCCACGACGATGTCGAAGACTGCTTCTAAATCTGGCAGGTGCGTTTTGACAAGCACGGCCAGCGTCTCCAGCGAGATCCCCTCCACCTGGAAGAGGACCTCGCCGTTGACTAGGACTGGCAGGCGCTCGGGTGTGTAATCCAGAAGCGACATGCCGCGGCCCCCTTACGAAGTGGTGCCGCGGTCGGTGATGTAGACCGTTTCCAGGTTGCCCTTCTTGAGGAACTCGATGTTGAAGGGGATGGTCATCCAGTCGTCGCCGGACTTCAGGTTGAAGTCGCCGTTGGGACTGATCTTGACGTAGGGCCAGTAGTAGTCGAGCAGCTTGCCTTTCGGGTTGGTCGACTCGAAGTAGAGCGCACCGACGATCTCGTCGGACGAGCTGATGACCTTGTCCTGGCTGTAGGCCTTCACGTCGTAGGTGAGGATCACCTCGGCGTCGTCGACGATATCGGCGGAGCCCGGTTCGATGTAGAGGCGGCCCAACGGGAGGTCGACTTCGTAGTTGTCGGCGGCGTCCACGGTGGTGGAGCCGATCTTCACCGAGAAGTTGTCCAGGTGGCGGTAGCCGGTCGGGTTCGCGTCCGAGGCACCGACCTGGTAGAACCGGCCCTGCTTGACCTTGATGGTCTGCGTCTGCGCGGTAAGCGAGGTCTGCACCAGGGTGGACTTCTCGCCGAGGTAGAACAGCGCGACGTTGTCCAGGTTGATGTTGTCGGTGGTGAAACTGCCGGTGCGGGTGTTGGACAGCGTGACGCTGTCATCCTTCACGTTCACGCCGTTGTCGGAGTCGAAGTGTTCCAGCTCCTCCGAGTCGGCGGTGGTGTTGAACTCGGGAGTGTTCCCGAAGTAACGCTGCCCGGTAGGGGCCTGCGTACCAGCTGCGAACGGGTCGAAGTACAACTTACCCCGACCAAGGGTGTAGTTCTTGCCATCGGGAGCGATCATGCCCAGGTCCTCGGTGTGGATGCTCAACTTTTAATCGAAATAATCAACTAAATGTTGATTCATTGCGAACGATAAGGCTCTCCGATGCTCCGTGCAAGAGCCACGCGCACAGGCAGGTAGAAACAGGCCCGACTGGACGTCTTCTGGTCCAGCGGACGAACCACATGTGGGCCCACCTCGATCCCGGCGACCAGGTTTCCCAGTAGGTAGTGTTCGGGATCCTCGGGGCGGCCTGAGCCGTCGTTTCGCGTGGCCGTGATGAGCGAGAGACGCTGCTCCACTGCTGCCGCCAACCAGTACGCAGGATCAGACGGATTGAGCGCATCGTCTGCCGCCCAACCCTGGATCAGCAGCACCCACGACTCGCTGCGGACTTCAGCCTGGCCGGCAAACACGCCAATAGCGGGAGTTGGCGATTCGAGAATGGAGACGGCCGGCAATGGGGTGTCCGAGCCGAACTCCGTTCTGCCGCGGTACACCGAGCCGGCAAGCACGTAAGGCTGGCCGTTCTGGTCAAGCGCATCGATGCCCTCCAGCAGCGCTGTCAGGCGTTGCAACACCAGCAGGCGGTACGGGATCAAATCAGCCATTGCTCAGCCTCGCGAACTGGCGGTAGAACTCGCTGACCGCATGATCGGCGACGGCGGGGGCCACCTCGGTCGATACAGAGCGGAACACCTGGTCAACAGAGGGGCCGTAGAGCAGCACGACATTCGGCCCGAGCGACGTGGCATAGACCTCGGCCGGCAACGTCTTGTTGATCAGCTTCTCGCCGGGTGCCAGGCGGATTGCGAGCCCTACGTTGAACGTCTGGCCATCCATCGTGCGGCCGGCACGCAGCTTCACGATGAAGGCCTTCTTCATCATCTTCGAGTGGCCCTTGTGCACCTGCACCGTCACGCCGCGTTGTCCGGGTGTCGGGTTGGTTGCGAAGCGCGCCAGCGAGGTCGGCCGATCCCGGCCCGTGACCACCGCCTCCAGATCGTTGTTCTTCGCGAACTTCGCCACGAAGAGCCGATCGGAACCGAGGTAGCCGGCCGGGAAGTTCACCTGGTCGTACATCTCCTCCCGGGACAGGCTGATGGCAGGGCCCCTGGCGGTGTCGTTGATGGCCAGGCGAGCGGCTTCGGTGGTGACCTGCGGCAGCTCGTCGAAGTACCGCTCCAGCTCGTCGAAAAGATCCGCCGTCACGCTGACGCTCATAGCTTCGACGCCGACCAGATTTCTTCGTAGGGACCGTCTGCCGGCTCCTGGGCGCCCAGGGTTAACTGCACGCCGCCAAGCGCCTGGATGGTGACGGTTCCGCCGGAGCGCACGCCCAAGGCGCGGGCCTCGGCGGTCTGGAAGATGACTCGGTCAATGCCCTCGATGACCTCCGCGTAGCCGCTGCTCTCCAGATCGCCGAAGCGGTCGATCTTGGAGTGCCAGCGAACGCGAATGGGCTCAGGGACACTCATCGAGTGATCCTGGTAAAGCCCTGGCACGCCGAGGGTCTCGTGGACCGTCTGGCGCACCAGGGCTTTTGCCGACGCGAAGTCGAAGGCCATTACAGGCCCTCGTCCTCCGAATCATCCGCCTTCAGCTTGGCGATGATGTCGTCCTTCTTGGTGACTTCGCCCAGGTCGACTTCACGCTTCGCGGCGAGATCCTTGAGCTGCTGCACGGTCATCGCGCTGTAGTCAGTCTCCTCGGTGCCGCCAGAGGCGTTCTCGGTAGCGACAGCTGCCGCCGCGCTGACGTTGGGATCTTCGTTGATGATCTTGCGGAACAGGAGCTGCGGGTTCCCGCGGGCCTTCAGTTCCTGCTCCAGGGCGGAGATCTCAGCCACCTCTTCGCTGGTGAAGTCGAAGGGGCGGCCGATCTCCGGGGTGACGCGCTTGCCGTCACGGTGTACGACGATGGTGCTGAGCGGAATGCGTTTGGGCATGTCAGTTCTCCGAAAAGGCGAGCCGCCCGAAGGCGGCTGCCGCAGGGGTTAAGCGACGCGGATGCGGAAGGTGGCGTTGGGTTCGCCGGGGACCATGAGCGGGGCCGACTGGCTCAGCAGGTACTCGACGCTGGGATCCGGGCTCTCCCAGTTCTTCATGAACACTTCGAGAGCCTGGTAGCCGGCGCGGGCGTCCTGGATAGCGCCGAAGCAGCGCACGCCATCGAGCTCGCCGACACCCACCACGTCGTAGGTGTGCATGTAGGCGACCTGAGCGCCGGTGTCATCGTCGTAGCTGCCGCTGTACACCCAGCACTCGATGCGGCCCTGACCATTCACACCGGTCAGGGTGCCTGCGTACTCGGCGCCCTCGAAGCCGTCCAGCAGGCGCGACACGCTGGTCTCGCTGCCACGGAAGGTGGTGTCCAGGAGGTTGCCCGATTGCGGGTTGTCGAACTCCATGCGAGTAGCGAACAGGTCCCAGGCGCCTTCGCCGAAAATCACCCGGCGGATGCGCACCCCCGACAGGTCAGCCGCCTTGCGACGAACGCCCTTGATATCGACCATGGGCTTGGCAGTGGCCTGGTCCCACTTCGCGGCACCGGTCAGGACGACGGTCAGAGAGGGGTCACGGCCGAAGTCGACGAACTTGGTCGGATAGTCCTCACCCGAGATGGTCACCGAACCGAAGATCACGGCGTTGGCGGCCAGCCACTCGTTACGGTTGGTCAGCCGGGCCTTGTGATCGCGAGTTTCCTCGGCAATCACTGCGTCACGGCGCTGCGCGTTGCTGAGCGGCTGGTACGGCACCTCGCCAGGCTGGCGGGCGATGACCTTGTTCGGATCGATCACCGATTTCGGCTTGACATAGGCCGGCGCATAGCGGGTCAGGCGCGAGCCCTGACTGGAAATCACGCGGCCCTGGACGTTCGGGGCTACGAAGGGCGCCAGCTTGCGGTAGCGACGGTTGACGTTCTCGAAGTCGATGTACGGGGTCTCGAAGTTGATCTGGCGACCGAAGAAGTTCAGCCAGAAGACCGGCGCATTGTCGACACGGCGGCGAACCTGCAGCAGAGTCGCCAGGTCGTACAGTTCGAATTCCATAGTGGCGGCTCCCCCTTAGAGCACGGACGAGATGGCGATGGTCGCGGTAGTAGCGAACACCGCACGGCGTTGAGCCAGCGTGGTGAGCGCAGCCGGCCAAACCAGCGCTGCGTGGTTGAAATCGCCGCCGGTGTAGAAACCGGACCACTGGCCGGCGACGCCGGTAGCGGTAGTGGTATCCACGGAGTTGGCGATGATCCCGGCAGCCACTTCGCTGCCGTCGGCGCCTTCCGGATCGAACTTGACGATCTTGTCGGCGACGATGGCGATCACCTCGTACTGCTGGAACTTGAGGTTGTCGGCCACCTGGCGGCGGTTGGTGGTGACTTCCAGGCTGCCGGCGAACAGCTGCGGCGGCTGCGGGAAGTTCATGCGGTTGCTACCAGCGAGGAACTCGGTCATGGTGCGCCTCCTTACTTGGCGTCGTAGGTACGACCGGAGGCCGCGCCGTGGGCTTGAAGAATGCGGTCGGCCTTGGATACCTGCTCGCCGCCCCCGTTGTCACCGCCTGCGCCGAGGTCCGGGTGCTTGTCGGCGTCCATGGCCTGCTTGAAGGGGTTCTGCTCCACCTTCGGCGCTTCGACCGCAGGCTTCGCCGGGCCAGCGGCTGCCAGGGTTTTCTTGGCGTCGTCCACCGACATGCTGGTCTCGAAGGCGAGGTGGTTGGCCAGGGCAGGATTGCCCTCGGCTTCCTCGCAATTCAGGATGCCCTTGCAGCGCTCCTGTTCAGCCTTGCGCTCGGCAGCAGCATCCACTGCGCCAGCGCTGGCGTTCTCCGGGGCTTTGCCTCCCGGCGCGGCGTTCTCGTCGGACATATCGTTCTCCTGGTTTTCGTCAGAGCCGGAAAGCTCGGTGAGTAGCGCGGCGATCGCCTGTGTCGGCGTCGCCACGGCGTCGATCAGGCCAAGCGCGAGCGCCTCGTCAGCGCGGTAGCACGCTGCCTCGGTATCGCGGACGGCCTTCTCGTCGAGCCCCCGGTTACGAGCAACCAGGAGCACGAAGGTGTTGCGGGTCTTGTCCACCCCGCTTTGGATGTCGGCGCGCACGTTCTCGGGCAGATTCTGGAAAGGATTCCCGTCGACCTTGTGCTCGCCCGAGTGGATCAGCTCCACGGATACCCCGAATTTCTCCAGGGCCTTCTCGATGCTGATGTGCATCGCGTAAGCGCCGATGCTCCCGGCGCCGCCACTCGGGATCACCACGACGCGGTGGGCGGAGCTGGCGATGGCGTAGCAGGCCGAGTAGCAGTTCGCGTCGACCACGGCGGTGAGCGGCTTCTTCTCGCGAGCCGCGTAGATCTCGTCGGCCAGTTCGAAGCACCCCACGACTTCACCGCCGTAGCTGTTGCAGTCGAAGACGATCGCCTTCACCTCGTCATCCGCCAGCGCCGCATTCAGCTGCGCGCGGATGAAGTTGTACCCCGTGACGTAGCCCCAACTGGCGCCGAAGCGGTTGATGAGGCTGCCGTGCACCGGAATGACGGCAACACCGCCGGCAAACGCGAACGGCTTCCGCTGCTCGGTAGCGCTGAACCCGTAGGCGTCCATGAGCTGTACCCGAGCCTGCTCGGCCTTGGTTTGCTCGGCCTTCGGATCGGCGCTGCTGAGCTGGAACAGGTCCGCGGCCATGCTGGCTGCGAACTGGCCGCTGAACAGCGACTCGCGCAGGTTCATCCGCGCGATCACCTGGCGCGCGATGGTCATGCTCATGCTGCAGCCTCTTCGTCTTTGATGTCGTCGTTCTGCGTGCCGCTGGCGGGATCGTCCGAGAGGGTGCTCTGCGCGCTGGAACCGCTGCGCTGCGCATCCAGGGAGAAGGCCAGGCCGTATTTCTTGACCAGGCGCTCCTCACGGGCGCGCTGGGCGAACAGATCGCGCCAGTCGAGGCCCAGCTTCGCGGCTTCGAGTTCGTACGTGGAGAGGCCGGACTTGATGCGCAGCAGCGCAGCCTGGGTTTCCTTCAGCTCGTCGATCTGCCCGCGGCTGGCACCGATCCAGCTGCAGGTACTGAGCGCGTCCTTCACCAGGGGCTCGTAGAACCAGGCAGCGGTCTTACCTCGCGGCAGCGGGATGTTGCCGGCGTTCACCTCTTCTTCCAGCCACAGCTGGTACACGAAGGTCGCGAAGCGATCGGCAACCGACTTCTTGCGCGACTGCATGAACTTCCAGGTCTCGGTCATGCTGGCGCGTGCCGAGCTGTAGTTGGTCTTCGTGTAGTCCCTGGTGAACTGCTCGTAGGACAGCCCCAGGCACGCGGCGATGTGCCGGAGCAGCGACTGCTCGAACCCATCCCCTACCCCGCCAGGCTGTCCCAGCGGCTGCATGTTCAGCTTGGTGCCCGGGAACAGATGCGGGATCTTCGCGCCATCGACGGCGATGTTTTTCGAGCCGTCGAGGTAGCTGCCCAGGGCATTCATGTAGTTGTTGAGGTAGTCGTTCAGCGGAGCGAAGTTGGTCTCCCCACCACCCAACTGCTCGAAGACCATGTTGCTGGGCAGCTCAGATTCGATCGAGGCGGCGTAGGTCGCGTTGACCACGGCGTTCTGCAGGACGATCTCCTGGAAGCGCTTGGTCATGCGCATTTGCTTGAGCACCGCCACCATGTCGGCGATGCCCCGGCTCTGGTCGGGAAGCCGCTGCTCCATGGTGTGCAGCATCTGCTTCCGGCCCCACGGCTTCTCGGCCGGGATCAGGCGCCAGCGGTAGTCGTAGTTCCACGGGTCAGTGGGGTAGCCCTCGCGGATCCAGTAGTTCGTGGGGCGGCCGCGGGCATCGATGACCACGCCTCGACGCAGTTTCGCATCGTCGGAAACGCCGTCCGGGTTGCACAGCCGATCTGGCGAGATGATCTGCACTGCACTGCTGCAGGGGCGTCGTGCCTCGCGAATCCATTCCGCTGAAGCCACGTTCTCGCCGGTTGCGACGAACACCGCCACAGCCAGGCGAGTCAGGCCCGTGAGCGTGTTACGACGTGAGGCGTCCAGCCAACAATCCTGCGACTCGGCGAGCACGTTGAACCGTGCCTCGACTACTTCTTGAAACTCTTCAGCCCACTCTTCGGTCGCACCCAGGGCCCGGTAGTTCGGCTGGGCGTTCAGGCGGTAATGTGCACCAACGATGTTGTCCTGGTTGAGCGCGACAGCGCCGGAGGCATAACCATCGTTTTGCACCATGTCCCGGCCACGGGCATCGGCCAGTGGCTTGGCGCCGTTGATAGCCTGGTCGGGGGACCGCATCGACGGAACCCACAGCGCCGTCTCGCGGTCGAGGCGTTCGGCCCCTTCCAGGCCGCCGCCGATTGCCTTCTGTTCTACAATCGGCATGTCGGTGACCACCGGGAGCCGGCTGCTCATCGGAACACAAACCCCATCGGACGGTTCGGGCGCGGCACGCCAGACGGACACAGCTGCTGTTCGAGCTGCTGGACATAGAGATACAGGCGCGCGGCATTGGCTGCGGTGAACTCCACGCGCTCACCGTTCTGGTCGACGATCACCCGCGGCTTGTTGCCCATGATCAGGTCCTGATACGCAGTGCGCGCACGATTCAGGTCGTCGATTGTCGGGGTGGCTCCGCAAGCCATGGCATCACCTTTCCGGGCGTTCTATTGGCGGCATAATCACAACTTCCATCATAATAATCAACTTTTTGTTGATTGTCAGGGCATAGCTAAGCCAGCTTCTCGGCGAGGCTGCGGAAGTCGTAGGTCTTCTTCGGTTCAGTGAAGCTCGGCGGCACATCCGGTTGGCTGACCAGAGAGTTGGAATCCCATTCGGCAGCCCAGGACGGCGGGTTCGACCAATCGATCTTCTCCACCAGGAGCAGCGACGACACGCACATGCCGATGCAGTAGTACGAGAGGTCCCAAGCCTCGTTTCGTGCGTGCGGACGCTTCACCCAACCCTTGGGCGTACGGTCCTCGCTGCACATCTCCTGATACCACCAATCCGGCAGCCAATTGGGGAAGCGGTACATGCCCTTACCCGGTGCAATGCAATCCAGGCGGGCGTGTAGCGCGTCCTTCAGGACATTCGAGTTGAGCATCAGCACCGGGACATCGCCGCGCGCAGTGGCGTTCTTATCGCGCTGCGTTGCGTCCGGGTGAGTGATGCGAGCACGTGGCGCACCTGGGTTTGGATCCCCCTTGAGCAGATGGAACCGGCTATGCAGCCCCTCCTTCCGGAGTCGCCGGTAGAAAGCGTATGCCATGCTGGTGACGGATTCCCCCTTGTCCTTCGCATAGCCCCCCATGTCGCAGCCAGTCATCTTGATGGCCATGCGCCGGCCACTGCCGTCAGCCAAGGGGTACGTCCGATTCATCACCTGCTCGATCAGCAGATCCCAGTCCTCCAGGTAGGTCGCCGGCTTCACCCACAGGTGCTCATCGTCGTCATCGACGCGGACTGACTTCTGGATGCGAAAACGATCGACGAGAGCCATGTCGAACGGTTGCCCGGGAGCGATACCGTGGACCTGGACTACGAACATGTTCTTCTGCACGTCCACAGTGCCCTGGAGAAAGCGTGTGCCGAACGGCACGGTGGGCTCGTCGCCGAGTTCTTCCGCACGCACCTGCAGCGTCTCCGGAAGGCGGTCGCTATCGACGGCCTTCGGCATGTAGGGTTCGCCGAGGTCGGTGTTGTAGAATTTCTTCAGCGCTTCCTCGCTCTGCGTGCGCTCGTACTCTTCCTCTGCCGTCAGATACGTGCGGACCAGCTCTGCCCAGGAGCTGAAAGCAGCAGCAATGCCGTTCAGCCAGAAGCTGGCGATCTTGGTCCGGCGGCCTTGGCCGTAGCGATGCCCCTTCGCGTCGACCGCTTCGCCGTCTTTCACCCACATCCCCCACTGCTGCATTTCATGGCGTTCGTCTGGATGGATTGGGTGACCGCAGTGTGGGCAGCGCAGGAACGTTGATTCAGACGCCGTCAACGGGTCGAGTTTTATTCCCTTGGTCCCCCTGCCGTCCCACTCAAGCATCGTGAAGCGGCCCTCAAAATACCCATCGCAATGCGGGCACGGCCAATACCAGCGGCGCCGATCGCCGCGGTTATACAGAGCGAGGATTCCCTCTGCCGGCGGCGCCTCGTGGGGAGAGGTCGGCATCCACCGAGTATTAAGCAGGGGCTTCGACGGCGAGGACTCAGCCAAGGTTTTCTTGAAGCTGCCGAACGTGGTTCCCCGTTTAGCCGCGAGATCGAATGCGTTACCGTCGCCGCCAACGTCGCTTTCGAAGCGGTCGTAGTCGGTGAGCGCTTGGCGTGGGATGGGCTTACCGGCGAACTCGACAACCGACGGCCAGGACATGTTCAACATCATGCCGTTGGTGTAGTGCTTGTCGAACTTGTTGTCGGCGTCGCGCTTCTTCAGCAGCAACTCGCCCACGGCGGGACTATGGATGTTCAGGCGATCAATACGACGAACCGAGAAGTCTCTAGCGGCAGCTGTCGACGGGCTGTAGATGATCATGTCCATCGGATCGCACTTCACGTTGAAGAGCATCCAGTTCAGAACTAGAGCATCCGTCTTCCCGGACTGAGCCGGGCCGACGAACACCACCGCGTCATACTCGCGGGAATCCAGGGTGTCCATCGGCTCGCACATGTAGGGGGCCTTGTCGTTGCGCCAGTCACCGACGTAGGAGCCAACGTTCTTCAGCTTCCGGTATTTCGCGGCAGCCTGCGAGACGGTCAGGCGCTCCGGCGGCCGGAACATGTCGGCCACGCCCAGGGCGATCTCCTCGACGCTGTTATAGACCGTGGTCGTCAGCCGGAGCCGCTCGCGAGCCGCATTGCTTAACAACTGCTGCATGCAGGTCCTCAAGGATGCCGTCGATGATCTCGCTGAGGATCTGGTGTTGCCTCGGCGTCAGCTCGACCTGGTTGTTGATGGTGTCCCGCGCGAGCACCAGGGGCATGCGAATCGCTTTCGCCAGGTCGCCGAACACTTCGATCACCCGCTCCGTCGGCCAAAGGTCGCCAGCCTTCTCCTCGTAGCGCTGTTTGTTCGTCATCGCCTGCCAGAACTCCTTCGTGAGCATCCGCGGCAGGCGGGAGGGATCGAGTTGCTGGACATACGCCGCGACCTTCTCCAGGTCATCCAGCGAGATGTCCTGCTCGACGAGGAATGGGGCCGCGTCCTTCACCGAATAGATCGGGTGGCCTGCTCGCTTCCCGTTCGGCTGCAACTTCGTCCCGAGCTTCGCCGTGACGGTGCGGTTGTCCATACCGAACAGGCGCCCGAGCTGGGAGATGGACGCCCCCTCGTACAGGAGCCCTTTTGTCTCGTCATCCATGACCTTGCTGTCAGGCTTTCTACCGACCATGTGTGGCTAGCCTTCGGTATCGTCGAAGGGGACCAGCTCATTACCCTGGACGAGAAAATCAGCGATCTCGTCCTCCTGCCCATCCCGATGGATGTAGATCTGGATCTTCCCTTCCATAGTGCGGGATACCCCTACGCGATACTTCACGCACCCGTCTTGCACCCCGCGTTCGAACAGCTCTTCAAGAGTCGGCATGTCTTTCTCCTGCCAGTAACAGGCAGCATTAAAATCAACTTTAAGCGGTAAAGACCGCAGTTAATCAATCAAATGTTGATTCATTGGGCGCGAGAATGCGAGGCCCGCAGTTGCTTGAGGCCCTCCTCCTCTTTGAGCCTGAAGTACTCCTCATGGACCGCTCGCGCAATCACATGGGTTTTGCCAACTTTGTAGGTCGGAACCGCGAAGGTCTTGTTCGCGATCTTGTTCTTGGCAGTCGGGAAGGTCACACCATACATATGGCAGACCTCCTCCACCGCAACCCAAGGTTGCTCAGTCATAGAAAGCTCCGAAAGCCCTGAACACCGGTAAAGGCTGCTGGGCGACCAGGTACTCCCCATCGGCGTATTCGACATCGAGGACGAGGCCGGATGCCGCAGGGCGTTTGTGCTTACCGATCACGTCATGCGGGAGAACAACAACGTCGTTGTCGTCGAGGGCGCGATAGAAAACCGCGACACATTTCACCCCGATGTACCCGGTTGGGATCGTCACCTCATACTTCCCGGGCTCGACTGCTCGGGCCAGCGCTACGTTGAGCGCGAATTGCGTGCCACGGCTGATCGCGTAGAGATCAACGCCATTCGCCTGCTTGATACCAGCGGCGGGAAAGGCGCACTCATGCCCGTCCAGCATGATCAGGCCGGCGACGAGCTGAATCGCCCCGCTCTCGTTGATGACGCGGGATATCTTCTCTTCGACCGTAGCGACCGGCGGTTCGACGCCTAATGCCAGCCATGCGTCATCGCAGCCAAGATAAGCCGCCAGCTTCTTCATGGTCTTCGGGCGCGGCATGGCGCTCCCTTCGAACCAGCGACGCACCGCCTCCTGGCTGACATCCACGGCCTTGGCGATATCGACGCCCCGCCCTGCAAACTTCGGCGGCACATGGGATGCCCTGTCGCAGGCGAGTACGAATCGATCTTTAAATTCTGTGGCCATAACGGTATCCGCGAAGCCCCTTGGCTAATCGTAACTTGCGGTAATTTTAAACAACCCAAGTTGATTTTCAAGTGGACAAAGCAATTTTTTGTTGATTCGATTTGCGCAACCGCTTCAACAGGCGGAACAGCACGTCTTGCGCATCCCGCTTCTGCAGCAGGCAATCCAGCACCACCTCGTCGATGGTGCCCTGAGCGACCAAGTGGTGAACGTACACGACCTTCTGTTGCCCCTGACGCGCCAGGCGGCCGATCAGTTGCAGGTAGAGTTCGAGCGACCACGGCAGGTCGAAGAACACGACGTGGCGTCCGCCATGCTGCAGATTGAGGCCGTGGCCGGCGCTCTGCGGGTGAACGAGCAGCATCTTGATCTTGCCGCTGTTCCACTGCTTCACGACCTTGCCCTCCCGATCCATTACGACGGCTTCAGGGAATGCCCTCTGCAGTCGCTCCAGCGACGACTTGAAGTGGTAGGCCACGAGAAGCGACTCACCCCCGACCTCCTCCTGGAGTTCCTGCAGGGCGCCGATCTTGTGATCGTGGACGGGGTGTACCGTCTTGATCTTCTCGAACTCCTCGGTGATCGGATCCTGCACGAGCTGGGTATCGTAGAGAACCCCCGACGCCAGCTGTAGCAGCTTCGCCGAGAGCGCTGCGGCCGTCTCAGCTTCAATCTCGACGCCATTCAGCTCAACGATGGAGTCGCGTTCCATCGTCGTGTACAGGTTCTGCTCCCGCTCGGACAGCCTGACATTCCGTACCAACATCACCGGCTTCTCAAGGGACAGGTAGTCCTCCGCTTTCATTGTCAGGCAGATGTCGGAAATCTTCGCCGCGATCGCCTCCTCAGCACCCGGTAGTAGCTTGTAGCTGTAGTCGTACTTGTTGTGCTTGAAGTAGGTTTCGGTGAACTCGGTGAAGCTCTTGCCGAGGCGCTCGCCGCGATCAAGCAGGTAGATCTGACCGAACAGGTGCAGGTAGGTCTCGGCGGCCGGCGTAGCGGTGAGCTGGTGCATGCGACGCATGAAGGGGCGAACCTTCTTGAGGGCCTTCCAACGCTTGGTCCGGTGGTCCTTCAGGCTGCTCGATTCGTCGATGAAGACGGTGTCGTAAGGCCAATCGCGCCCCCATGCCTCAACCAGGAACTCCACCTGCTCGCGATTGATGATGTAGATCGAAGCGGGGTTCCGCGCCTTCTGTTCCCTCACCGCTACAGCAGCTGCGCGCCGCCGGCAGTCCTGGACGAACAGTTTCCGCTCCGCGGGACTGACCGGGGCCTCCATGGCGGCGTCGATGTGCTTGGCGCCGTAACGTCGAATGTCGGGGCCGCCGTAACCCAGTTTCTTGGCCTTCCGGCGAAGCTCCAGTGTGCGATGCCGGCGGATGAAGGTCTGGACCTCGTCGGCGTCAGTACCGAACCGCTTGAGCAGTTCCCGGGCCTCGGCACCAGCCTCGTTCACCCGCTCAACCAGCTCCTCGTCACGGATACGGTGGGCGGACAGTGCGGCTGTATGGCGCCATTGCCCGATCTCGGTTGGCCAAGTCTCATTGGCCACCCGGAGCGGCGCGATGACCAGGGTGCAGTCCGTTTCGAACTCGCGCACGAGGTCGAGGATCGTGGTCAACGAGATGACGCTCTTTCCTAGGCCCAGGTCAACGAACAAGGCACTGAACGGGTTGAGCTTGAGGAATTCGACCGCGCTCTCCTGGTAGTCGTGCATCGCGTCCCGGTCACGCAGGCAGCCGGCGAAGGCCGCCTGGATTCGAGCGTCCCAATCACCGGAGCAGTTCATAGGCCAGCTCCAGGTTGTCGCAGACGTGAACGGGAATGCCGTGCTTGCGGATCTCGCGGTGCCGTTTGCATTGCTGCGGCGTCGGCTCCTCCCCGGGGCGCTTGAACTCGATGTACATCGTGTAGCCGCGGCGATGGAAGATCCGGTCGGGCATGGCGTTCTTATTCGAGCTGGCGATCTTCGCCTCGAACCATCCGCGGCGCTCGGCGTACTCGCAAGCTGGACGTTCGATCTCGATTTCGCGAGTCATAGGTCGTTCTCCCATGGGTGCTGCAGCGCCCACTCGATCCGCTTGGCGATCCAGCGAACCACCGGAACGGCCTTCGAATTTCCGATTGCCTTGTAGCGCGGGCCATCGGGGCATGCCTCTGCCGGCTTACCACGCCAGGGGATCAGCGTGTAGTCGTCGGGAAATCCCTGCAGGCGCTCGCACTCGCGCGGGGTCAGGCGTCTAACACTCGCGCTGCGCTCCACTACGAGCGTCTCGCTTTCGAAATCCAGCCGACCACTGGCGCTGTTACAGGCATTGCGAGCAGTGGCAACGTCGATTGGGCCTGCCTGATTGTTTCCGCCGAAGGCCGCTAGAGGGACGTCGTCTGTGCTGTACCCGCCACGTTTTCGAGCGCCACCCGCAATTGTTCCGGCAAGGTCTTGCCCCTCGCCTCGGCGCGGCGGAGAATCCCTGTGCACGCCTTCCCGCTCAAAAAGTACTTGGGCGGGATGAAACCCCTTTCGAGCACTTGCGACAACGAACACACGACGGCGTCGTTGTGCCACTCCGAAGTATTGAGCATCCAATACTCGCCAGGCGATCGCCCTTTTTGGTCCATAGACACAACCAGAGTTTGGCCATCGTTTCCCTGGCGGCTGCAGTTCGCAATCTGCTCCGGAAAGCGCACCGAGAAAGCATCCAAATGCGTTGTCTCGGCTACTGAGCACTCCGGGAACGTTTTCCCAAAGGTCGATTGTTGGGGGGGGCATCGTTTTCGCTCCTCACTCGATCGACATCGTCGATCAACTTCACGTATTCGAGTGTCAACTGTCCTCGCTCATCGGCCAGGCCTTCACGGGTGCCGGCAACGGAGAACGCCTGACAAGGGGTGCCAGCGATAAGAACGTCTGGCGCAACTTCGTCACCGATCCGAACCTGAGCCCCGACGTGCGTCATGTCGCCCAGGTTCGGTACATCTGAGTAGTGGTGAGCCAACACCGCGCAGGGGAACGGTTCGATTTCAGCGAACCAGACGGCCTTCCAGCCGAGCGGCTCGACGGCGACAGTTGCCGATTCAATGCCACTGCACAGGGTTCCGTAGGTGAGCTCCATGGTCAGTCCTTCATGTAGAACGGGCCGCACCACCCCGCGGCGCCGAGAGGTAGATCAGGGCACCATGCGAGCTGGCGAGTCATGCAGGTCTTGAGCAATTCGAGGGTGCGCACCTGGTCGTCCAGGGGCTGCTGCGTGATGATCTCGTCGTGCACGTGCCCGACGATGTAGAACCCAGCTCGATGCGCGGCCAGGAGACCTTCTTTCAAGATGTCCCGAGCGATGGCCTGAACGAAGTTTTCCACCAGCTTCCCGCCATGGCTGGTGATGCGAACCCATTTGTGGGTGCCTTGCGGCTGGGCCATGTAGCTGAAGTTCTTCTTCGGATCGCCGCCCCACGGCGGAACCCGCATCACGATCTTCGGCTTGAAGTAGCGCATGGGACGGCCCGACGGCAGCCAGGCGGTCAGGTATGGGCCGTCCTTCTCGAAGCGGAGCACGCCGCACTTCTGCGGCGCTCCCGTGCGCAGGCATTGCTCGACAGCCCGCTCCAACGCGAACCATAGCTTCGGGATCTCGTGGTAGGTACTGCGGAAAAGTTGCGTCGCCTCGTGCGACTGCTCACGGGTGAGATCGACGCCCATGTTCTCGGCGTAGCCCCACAGTCCAGTGCGCTTGCCCTCCTTCATGTCACCGCCACCCAGGCGATAACCGGAACCAAGCACCGCCGGCTTGCTGTCACCCCGCTCCTTCTTGGTGACCTCGTCGTAGGGCTTGCTGAAGAGCACCGTGGCGAAGTCCTTGTAGGGATCCTTGCCGCTACGGATGACTTCGAGCAGACGCACGCAACCAGCCAGCCAGGCAATCACACAGGTCTCGATGGACGACAGGTCGCATACCCGCAGCTCGTATCCTTCCGGTGCGCGAATTGCCGAGCGAATGCAGCCGGCCAGTGCTTCCATGGGCTCGCCGATCATCATGCCCAAGCCGTCGTAGTCGCCCTGGCGGATCAGCTCTGTGGTGAATGCCAGTTTGTGGATGTCGCCGCCATCAGGCTCGATCGCCTTGGGCGTGCGCGTGAGGTTCTGTGGCTGAAAGCGGCGACCTGACCACCGGTTCGTGCGACTGGCGCCACCAAATTGGAACGTGAAACGCATCCGCGATTTAGGACCAGCAGCCGCCTTCAGCGCCGTGTATTTCGCCGTGCTGGTGCGGCTCGCGTTCTGCCGGAGCCGCAGGCACTCGACGGCCTCTTGGTCAAGGAACTGGCCGTCCATCTCGTTATCCGCAGCTGCTGCATTCTCCCGCAGCACCTTCTTCACCGTGTCCTTGCCCAGGTCGCCGAACGGATAGCCGCGGTCCTGGAGCCAGGGGAGCAGCTGCGCAGGCGAGTTCGGATTGCGCAGGCCGGTGAGCGCCGCCATCTCATCAAGCAGCTCCGCTTTCCGCCTGGCTGCCATCCAGATGGCGTGCTCAACGAAGTCAAGGTCAACAGGCAGGCCGCGGTCGTTGATAAGCTGATCCAGCTCGTACAGATCCCACTCGGAATCCAAGCCGGCGAAGGGCGTCAGCGTGTCGTCGATCGCCCCCTCGGTGACCACGTCCTGGCAGTTGTACGTGCCGAACAAAGCCCAGTCGTCCGGATCTGTCTCCCAACTGCGCCAGCGATGCGGCTGGTTCTTTGTCACCTTCTGCGGCATGGAGAAGCGCTTGATCAACCGATCGCCCTCCTTCATTTTCAGCAGGTGCTCTGGCAGTCCCATCTGCAGGCCGATGTCGCCCAAGCCACCAACGAACGAGTGCGCGTAGGCCAGCGCCATGGTGCATCGCCACCCCCTGTAGGGCACTTTGAGCCGCAACACCCGCCTGGCGATGACGCGTTCGAACTGCGCGTTGAACGCCTTCTTGATGACGTGCGGATCCTCCAACGCCTCAGCCAGTTCGGAAGGGATTCGATCCGTGTCCGCGGTATCCCAATGCCGTACCGCCTCGTCGTCGAACTGGTAGGCGCCCATCAGTACCCTGGTGGACGGGTGCGCGGAATACACGTCGAGGCCGCATTTCTTCAGGTCGACCTCGCTGGCGGTTTCCCAGTCCAGGCGTAGAACAGTCATACGGAGCCCCGATGAAAAGGCCGGCGAGCGCCGGCCTGGTGGTCTACAACCGACGGTCAGAGATCGTCGTCGTTTTCGCCGAAGTCGTAGCCCTCATCGGCATCGTCATCGAGTTCGTCCCACACGTCTTCATCGTCGATCGGAGCTTCACCGAAGCGCTCACCATCACGAACGAACTGGACAGCGATGAGGTTCGCGTTGATCTTCTTGCCGTGTTGGTTGTTCTGCGCCCAGGGGCGCAGCAGGATGTTCACCCAGCAGCCGGGATAGATGACCTCGGCAACCTCGTCGGGGGTGAGTTGAGTGCCCTTGCGGTTGCGGCAGGAGGGGCGGCGGTCGGCGTTCTCGCTGGCCTTGATTACCCACATGCCCTCGCATTCGTCTTTGCCGGCGTTGTCACCATCACGGACGAACTTGTGCTCGGCAGCCAGCTTGCCGATCTTGCCGGAAGTCAACAATTTGTTGATTTCCTCGACGAGCAGCTTCTTCGCTTCTTCGTGCGTTTCCTTCGGGGCCAGGCCCGTGATACTGAACTTCGGTCGATCTTTCTCGTTCTTGGCCCAGGCCTTGTCCAGGTGGGGATAGGACGCCCGGACGTTGTCGATGCGGATGCAGCCGTCGGAGTACAGGACAGCGTTTTTGACTTTCTTGACGATTTCACGAGCCATGCGGTTCACCTTTTCACTGAGTTGTCGAGCTACAGATCGTCGTCCGCGTCGAGGTCATCGAACACGTCGTCGACGTTGGTTGAAAGCTCCGGCCGCTTGTCGTGGGCCGGGGCCATGACGGGCTTACCCCGCGGCTTTACCGCCAGGTCGCCCAATAGGTCTGGGAGCTGAGCGCGTTTGTAGCCACCCTTCTTCACCAGAATTTCTTCGGCCTGCGCGGGGGTGCAGACCTTACGTTCAACAAATTCCGACTCAGGCACGCCAGTGAGCATCTCCAGCGTGCTGGGGATCTGATCGGAGTTGGGGAAAATTCGGTTGGATCGTCCTTCCACGAGCTTGAAGCCCGGGACGACACCGCCTGCCTGGAGAATCTTCTCCAGGTCGTCTTCGATGCTCTTGAGCCAGTTCTCGATGCCACGGCGGGACCGAATGATCTTTGCCCGCTGGGCAACGGTGAGTTCTCTCGGTGGCTTCATGCGGAAGGCCGCAGTCTCGAACTCGTCGTCCAGACGGTCGACCAGGCGAATCACGTCCTCGTCGGTGACAGCGTCGTCCAGGTCATCGAAGACACCTTCGAGCATCTTCTCGACGTAGGCCGCCCTGGCAGCGCAATCACGCCGGACCTTGCACCACTGGCACTGCTTCTCGCCTGGGGTACGTGGGGCCTCCGGCTGCCAGGCGGCATGTGCTCGCTCCTTCGCGAACTCTGCGAACTTGAGCAGCTCGTCACGGGAGATCTCCCACACATCGAAATGCTCCAGCCGAGGCTGCGCGATACGAATGACGATGCGTTGAAAGTTGTACTCCCAATCCCACCGGAAGAACGCACCAAGGGCATAAAGTCGAGCCTGCGTATTGCCAGTGGCGAAGACTTGTACCCCCTTCCCCATCTTGAGGTCGGTGATGGTCAGCACACCCGGCTCCAACGCGATGTGGTCGGCAGTCCCGCCCTGGTTGGGGATCGGCGTGAGACAGGAGAAATCGACTCGTTGCTCCACGAGCAGCGAGCCCGGCAGGTAGGCGCACCAGTCGACGTACTCCTGGACGAAGTCCAGCATCACTTCATCGATCTCGATCTCGAACTTCGCATGACCCTCGTCGACGACCTCGATCTCGCCGACCAGGTCGGACGGGCGCAGCCCCGTCTTCAACCAGCGCTCGGCGACGCCGTGTGCCACGGTGCCATAGGCAGCGTCTTCGCCAGCGTCATCCTCGGCCAGGAGGCTCGGTAGCAAACTGCCCGAGCAGTGCAGCCAGGTCGAGGAATAGGAAGGGGCGAACACAGAGTGCCCGCCCAGCTTCCGCTGAATGGCGTCGAGATCGAATCCGTGATCGGCCATGATGACGCCTTACAGGTCTTCGCCCTGTTCGGCTTCGGCCTTCAGCTCTTCCAGGCGAGCGACCGCGGCTTCGTAGACAGCGTCGAAGTCCTTCTCCTGGATGTCCGCCATCTTGGCGTAGCCGAAGTTTTTGTAGACGGCGACGGCTTCTTCCTTGCTGCTCTGATCTTTCAGAGTGATCAGGGCCTTGTCGACCTCGGCGCGATCGTGTTTCGGTTTGGCCGGAGCAGCGGGCTTGTCCTTGGCGCTGCTCTTGGTGGCAGGCTTGTCGGCAGCGGAGGCGCCGGGTTTGCTACCCTTGACGTGCATCTCGATGGCTTCCAGCGAGTTCGCGATGCGGGAAACGTGCTTGATCAGGTCCGAGCCGAAGGTATTGAGGTCCATGGGTATCTCCAGGGGGCTGTGAATGCCGGAATCCGGCTGTGAAAATCAACTTTCAATTCATTGAATCAACATTTTGTACTGGCAGTCAACACGATTTTGCCGCAGAATCCAAAAATCATCCGTACCAATCAGCAAAAGGTTGATTTTATGCAGCTCCCCATCTGGATCAATGACCCCACGCTCAGCGACGAAGAGAAGCGCCAGCGCCTGCTCGGGTTCCGGGTGCGCATGGCAGCGCTCTACCACAACCCGAAAGGCGCAGTTAATGAGCTGAGCATGGCTGTCGGCCTGCACGCGAAGCAGCTCTACATCGAGATCGAGCGCGGGCAGATGTCACGTCGGACGGAGCTGGCCATCCGAGGCCTCGTTGGCCCGGAGGCGTTCCCCGAGGAGCAGGCCCTCCTGTCCAACCAGTAGATGTGAGGTTGCAATGGAGTACGCGAATGGCCGAGAGGTCATCGGCGGGTACTTGCGACAACACGGCAAGAACCTGATCGACAACGGCTACAACATCATTTCGATTGCCCCTGGAAAGAAATCCCCCGGCTTCGACGGATGGGAGAAAACCCGGGCAACCCATGCGCAACTGAAACGGTGGATCGACAACGGCCGCGGCGACCATGGCGTTGGCATCATCACCGCGCACACGCCGGCCGTGGACATCGACGTCCTCGACGACGAGCTGGCTGGAAAGCTGGAAGCCTGGTGCCTGGAGAACCTAGGCCCAGCGCCAATCCGCGTCGGCCTGGCACCGAAACGCCTGCTGCTCTACCGGACGAATGAGCCCTTCCGCAAGCTGACGTCGAAGACCTTCCTGAATGAGTGGCAGGAGCGCTGCCGCATCGAAGTGCTCGGTGATGGCCAGCAGTTCGTCGCGTTCCACAAACACCCCGACACCCATCGCCCCTACCGCTGGACCACGGATCAAACGCCGCTCAACACACCGACCGACGACCTGACAGCGATCACGGTTGAGCAGCTTCAGGGCCTCATCGAGTTGTTCGAGCGCGAGGCTGAGTCGCGAGGCTGGAAGGTGGCGAAAGGCTCGCGATTGAACAGCAGCCGCACGCCCTCGAACATCGACTACGACGATCCCTTCATCGCCGACTCCCAACCGGTGAGCCTCTCCCAGGCGGAGCTGCAGCAGCGACTGATGCTGGTCCCAGGCGCCGAGGACTACGACGTCTGGCTGCAGATCGGGATGGCGCTGTATCACCAGTTCGACGGCGAAGAGATCGGTCGGGAGATGTGGCACGAGTGGTCGGAGTCCGCCGACAACTACGACGCCGACGCCCTGGACCGAAAGTGGGACACATTCGACATCAGCGACAAGGGGCGGGCCCCGGTTACCGCCCGACTGATCCTGCGGCTGGCCAAAGAAGCCGCCGAAACGCAGGCGCTGACCACGGCTGCAGATCTGCGCGACCGGTTCGCCCAAGCGAAAGACCGCGCCGAGTGGAATGAGATTGCCAAACTTGCCAGGCGGGCGGAGATCGACCACATCTCTCGCGCCAGCCTGGCGGAGGTGGCTCGGGACCGCCTGGTGGCGCTGACTGGTGGGAAGGTCCCGCTGCCCGAAGTGAAAAAGGTCCTCGCCTACGAGATCAACACCAAGGAGACACCGCGGTGGTGCCGCGACTGGGTGTACGACGTGAGCGACGACCGCTTCTTCAATACCGCCGGGAAATTCGCCGTGACCATGCAGGGCTTCAATGCCATGAATGACCGGCATTCCATGACCAAGAAGGACCTGCTGGACGGCAAAAGCCAACCGATGCACTCGGCGGCCCACCTAGCCCTGAACGTCTACAAGATCCCGGCCGTCGACGGCCGCCGGTACGCCCCCGGGCGCGATCCGGTGTTCATTCACGCCGACCAGCAGTGGGCGAACACCTACCCGGAAAACCAGATTCCGCCCAAACCGAAGTCCATTCGCCCTATCGACAAGGCGAACATCAAGCGGATCCGCCGGCACATCGCCCACCTGCTGGCCGATGAGACGGAGCAGCGCTATCTGCTCGACTGGCTCAGCTACGTCGTGCAGAACCCAGGCAAGCGTGTGAACCACGCCATCCTGCTCCAGGGTGTCCAGGGGGACGGAAAATCCTTCTTCGCTTTCCTGCTCGCGGCGGTGATGGGCACCCCGAACGTGCGGATGGCAAACGCGCACATCCTGGAGGGCGACTTCACCGGCTGGGCCGAGGGGCAGTGCGTCGTGGCGATCGAAGAGGCGCGGATGATCGGCCACAACCGGCACGACACCCTGAATCGCCTCAAGCCGTTGGTGACCAACGACGTGATCGAGATTCACCCGAAGGGGCGTAACCCCTACAACATCATCAACACGTCGAGCTATTTCATCAACACCAACTACCGGGACGCGCTGCCGCTATCTCCCAACGAGCGGCGTTACCTGGTGCTGTTCAGCCAGTGGCAGAATGCCGAGGCGCTGCTCGCGTTCAAGGAAGAGAACCCGGACTACTACACGGAGTTGTACGCGGCCCTGGATGACTCGGCGCCGGCTATCCGGCAGTGGCTGCTTTCGCTGGATCAACGCGACGACTTCAATCCGCGGGGCGACGCACCGCGCACCCCGGCTTTCTGGCACATGACCAACGCCGCACAGCCGTCCGAGATTCGCCAGATCAACGAGATCATCGAGACCAACGAGTTCCCGGACATCAGTGATGCCTTGTTGAACATCACCCGGCTGCAGAGCCTGGTGATGAACGGCGATTACGATGTCGAGCTGCCGCAAGCAAAAACGCTGGAGAAGTCCCTGGAGATCGCCGGTTACTGGCCACTGGGGAGGATCAAGGTCGACGGCGAGATGTGCCGCTTCTACTCGAAGCAGCCCGACCTCTTCGGTGTCGACGGCCGGGGCTCCTGCGATACGCATGCGGTTCGCACGTATATAAAGAGGAAACAGGAAGAAATCGACGCTGCCAGCGACCATGGGCTCTGACCTCAACCGCTTACCAAAACCCGCCTCCGAGCGGGTTTTCTTTTGCCTAGGAACCGGAAGAACCGGATAGAACGTCGAAATCGCGTCTCGGGAAAATTTTTCTAGCTGCTTTTCGGCGTGGACCACTCAGTCGTGGTTGATGACCATGTGCAGCCGACTTTTCACGAAAACCCACTATCTGGTTGATTTTCCTATGTTTCCTATTTTTCCCTAGGTAACGAGGAACCGGAAGAACCGGATAAAACACTAAATCCACGTAAGGGAAGAAAACAAAAACAGTCCAATAGGAAAAACAGGGAAATATCCGGTGCTTCCGGTTCCTCGGTTTTCACCACTCCTGGCCGCCGGGAAAAAATCCGCTCTGCCCTTGGCCGATGCAACCGCATTCCGGCGACGCCCCTGGCCGCAACTCAGTGAACACTCGTTCACTCAACGGTGGGCTTGCCAAAAATCCGGTAAAACGCGAGAACGCGGCTCAGCGCTCCCGCCCACCAGATTTCCCGCCGGGGAGGGACCCGGACTAACCGAACGTGCTTAGTGAACGTGCTTAGCAGACCGCCTAACAGGCCGACGAACGGTCGCTCTTATTGAACGAATTAACAGTGATAGCTAGGCGAACGGGTTAACGGAGCGGGTTAATAGGCGGATCAGGTCAACGGGTTAATAGGCGGACTAACAAGACGGGTTAACAGCACGCGCTAACAGAACGCGATAACGCCGACGCCGTGGCGCAGCTGTACTTTCCCCATGAAAGGCCACTAGGCCGTCTATTCTTTCGTCTGGCGCACGCAACGCCCTACCCGCTACCATGGCCCTACCCGCATGCCTTTCATGCAGCCACGGCCACGGTAGACGGCCTACCGCTCATGCAGCACCACATGCCCGCCCTGCCATCAGGCTTTGTCGTGGGGGCTTGGCGAGGCGAAAAACGTCCCTATACTGTACAGGCATCCAGTACCACGGAGGAGGCGTTACGATGGAAGCGAGGCAGCGGGAGCAGGAGCTGGCGATACCCACCAACACCCCGGATAAGGACACCCTTATTCGCGAGCTGTGGGAACTGGTCGTCCAGCAGGATGAAGAGCTAGACAGGCTGGAACGCCTGTTGGGAATGAGAGCGGAGGACTAGCCGGCGAGGGCGCCAGGCGAAAAGCAGAAACCCGCCGAAGCGGGTTTGGTAAGGGGATCGGTTACCGGGCGTCGCGGGTGCGCGATTCGATCGATCCTGACAGGGCTTACCCGGACAGCCGCCAGGCGGCTGGATCGATTGCCCGACCACTACGGGGCCTGTTGCCACCTCGGCGAGGCCGATACGCCGTGCTTAGCTGCACCCATCGTTACACCCCCATTCCGTCCAAAATGTTGATTCATCAGGCAGCGCAACGCTGCCACTGGCCCAGGGCCTCGCGGCCGTAGGGAAAGGACTCGATACCCCGATCATCGTCCGCCGCAGCCGGCACCTTGGCCGCCTCCCGCATCTCCGCATGGAAAGCCTGCAGCGCCGCCAGCACGTCAGCGGTGATGTCGCGGTCGGCCCCGTCGAAGAACTCCAGCCCGCGCCCCTGGCGAGCGACCACTACCAGCGACAGCCGGCCCGTGCGCTTGGCACGCACCACGGCATGGCCGATACCCAGGGCGCGACGTTCGGGGCTGTAGGAGTGGCGTACAGCGCGGGCTACGGCGGCCTTGACGCGTGCCAGGAACACCGGAGATTTGAGAGCGGTTTTGTTCAGCATGGCGGCGGACCTCAATTAGGGGCGAAGGCGATAAGGCGGATGAACTGTTTGCCGTCGCGAGGCCACAAGACCAGATCGACGGTGTTCCCTTGGGCGAGATGCCATTCCCGTTCGTCCAGCAGCCAGGCGATATAGGCGCGGGCGTAGAACGGCTTGCCGGTGACGCAAATCTCTTTCACGTCAACAATCTGCGGCCTTTCTGCACATTCAGTTGATTCGGCGGGCGCAGGCGTGGGCAGGATATCGGCGACAGAGAAAACCTCGCCCGTCTCGTCGTTGATCACGCGAAGGTCGCCGCGTGCTACGTCCGGATTAGCGATAACCGCAGCGCGGGCGGCCTGCTCGGCGCTACCCCATTCGACGCCGTGGCATTTTTTGCCGTCGACCAGCAGCGCACCAAGCACGGGGACAAATACCCCGGCGAGAGTCCTTGCTTCGATAGTGAACATGGCGGGGCCTCCCGTAGGCCGTTTTCCTTGTCTACAGGCACAGATTAATAACACCTAAACTAGGTGTCAATATTATTTTTCGGGCTTGTCCGGATAGAGCCCTGCCAGGCCGCCCAGGGCGAAGGCTATCGAGGCCGCCGCCGGCCACGCATAACCTGCCGCAGCACAGCGCCACGCCAGCCAGGAGCACGCCCCGACCAGCAGCACAGCCGCCAGGTTGCGCACGGAGGGCCACCAGCTCGGCGGATCATCGGCATCAGGTCGTCGCGTCATTTCAGTTCGTCCCCTTCTCGCGTTCCGCCCTGCCCTTCGCCTGGCGGTATTGTCGTTCCAGCAGCGACCGCAGCAGCTCGGCCACCCGCACGGCGGCCACCCCCGTGACACGGAGGTCGCCGTAGCTCGTCTGCACGGTGAAGCCGCGTTCCATGTCGGGTATTTGCTTCGCCAGGGCGTAGCCCAGTTCGTCAAGCGTTGCCATGACCTTAGACCTCGAAAATGTGACCACGCACGACAGCAAACAGCTCGCCGGTGCTGCGCCATTCCTGGAGCGTGCGGAAGTTGTCGTCCCGTCGTGCATCGACGTTGGCGAACGAAAGTCCCGTATCAGCCTCCCGGATGCTGGAGCTAATGGCCGGGTAGGACTCGCCAGCATGCTCGCCAGTCACGTAGCGAGAGATATGCGGGCAATCGCCGGAGCGGTCCAGCTTGTAACCGATGCTCGCCAGGCGGGCGGCCAAGCCCTGGAGCGTTAAAGGGCGCAGGCCGATAGCCGCGCGGCGTTCCAGTTCGCGGGTAAGGTCATCCATGGTCAATCCTCCCGGCAGTGGATAACGCTGTAATTGATCCGGTTCGCCTGGGGCCTGCTGCCGTGCATCAGCCGCGCGCACCAATGGACGTAGTGATCAGGTACGGCAAGTGGGATTCGACCGCCGTTCGAATCCGCCAAGCGAGCGAGGTCGCCCATCGGTCCCCGGTTTTTCGGTTGCTGCGCCATTCTCAAGCCCTCCCCTTAGTCGCCAGGTCCAACCAGTAGCGGGCATCTTCCATCGCCTCGCGAGAAATACGCCGACTCGCGTCCCGCATGGCCGCGCCCTGCAATTGCCAACTATCGCGACGGCACTCGCGAGCCAGGCGGATCGATGACGCCAGTTTCTGGAGTGCTCGCGTCTGCCCGTGCTTATGGGCGCCGGCCAACAGCCAAGCGCCAGCCTCACGACCTGCCGCACCGATCCACTCGCCGCAGAACCGCGCCACGAATTGCGGCTTGGCCTTGCCGGTGAACTCTTCCGCGACGGAGTAGCGCTTATCCGTCGTGCCGTCCTGATGGGTAATTCGCATTGTTGGTGCTCCCGTGCAAAAAGTTGATCCTAGAAACGAACGGACGGTTCGCGTTCCACTTCGCAGGTCAGGCGAACGTGCGCGCTCTTCACCTTGCGCATCTCCGGGGCGCTGGCGCCCAGGGCCTCGCGGCACTCCCGGCGGGCGTCCTCCCCGTGCCAGCTGTCCATTACGTACACCTGGCAGTCGTCCATCGCGGCGCTGGTGCAGAGCCAGAGGACAAGGGCGGCGGTCATGTTCATGCTGCGGTCTCCAGGTAGACGTCATGCGGGGCGGCGCAGTTTTCCGCCAACGCGGAACCCAGGCGCACGATGAAAACAAGGACCTTGCCGTCCTTACGGGCCGTGACGCGAGCCAGGAGGCCCAGATCAAGCTGCGGGACAATCCGATTGGCCGACGCGTCATAGCGGTAACGGGGGTGCACGTATTCGTTACCGTCAAACAGTCTCTCTACGTCCGCCTCTTCGCGGACCTCGAAGTAAAAGCGATCGCCCATGGTTGGTGCTCCTGTGCAAAAAGTTGATTCGTTAGGCGCAAGTCTGCTCGGCGCGCTTCAGCGCCTCATAAACCCGGTCCTCGCCATGCCGCCCGACGATGTCGAGCAGTACCAGCTTGCCGGCGTCGCGATAGTCGCCACGGCAGGCGGCCAGGGTGCTTTGCGGGATGTCGGCCATCCAGGTGCCGCTAACCCGATGGGTGATTGCAGGGCGCCCGCCACGCAGCCGAGTGACGACAAAGCGGAATTGCACGGCGTGCAGGTAGTGGGTGAACGTGGCGAGCTGCTCGGCCTCGACGAAAACGCCATCGACCGTGTAGACCTTGAACGTTTTCATCGCATCAACATCCGGCTTTCGTTGTAGTCATAGACGACACGGTCTCGCATGTTCGGATTGAGCGTGTGAACCGTGCGGATCCCATCGGCGTCTTTCGTGATAATTGCCAGGGTGTAGGAACCATTACTGAGAGCGCGCGTCCGCTCGCCTTGTAAGGCATAGAATTCGTCGTAGCTCATCCACGCCTTTTCGCGGTATTCGCCTGTAAGCGCTTGGCAACTGTAAGCGCCAAGTTTTGGCAACGGCTCGGCCAATTCCAGGCCGCGCTCGCCCAGATAACGCAACAGGCCGCGCTCCGTAGTGAACCCGGTATGAGAGGTCCCGTGGTCAACGTGCACCAGATACCAGTAGTCGCAGGTCTGAGCATGCTGCTCGGGTGACAACGTGATCAGCCGCAGATTGCGGTTATGCCGTGTCATTCTTGAGGTCTCCGTGCAAAAAGTTGATTTAGGAGGCGTGCCGATCCGGCGCCGCGCTCCGTTGACTCGCATATTAAGACACCTAAACAAGGTGTCAATACCCCGTTCATGCGGCGCCCTTCCCTACCTCCTATAGCCTAGCCGCCGGCCGCTCCAGGTCGGCGCCCCCTGGGCGCCCCGCCCTCCTCGACCACCTGCCTACCCGCATCACCGAAGCCCACACCTAGCCCAGTCCACGGCGCCTACCGCCAACCGGCCACCGCGTACTTCAGGATCCCCGCCGTTCCAGAATTTCCTTACTTCAGAACCCTAGCCAGACTCCCGGGCTCCCGGCCCCGCGGCAGCGCCGGCTTACTTCAGAAACCTGGCCGGATTCCCGTACTTTGGAACCTCAGCCGGATCCCCGGCACTTTCAACACTCCATCGAAGTGTTCTATATTCCCGGCGACCAACTGCCCGGGAGAACCCGATGTCCGACGAGACCAAGAAGCGCGGCCGCCCCGCGGATCCCGACAGCGTGATGAGCCAGCTGTCGAACCTGCAGGTCGGCGAGACCTACGCCAGCGCCATCCGCATGGACGGCGAGACCTCCCCGCCAGCCTGGTCCGCCATCCAGGCGGAGAAGCAGCGCATCCGCAACACCCTGAACGGCCAGATCCGCGTCGCTCGCCAGCGCACCAGCGCTGAGTACAAGAGCAGCATCGGCGAGTTCCGGGCCGACGATGGCGACATCGTCATTGCTGCCGTCGTCACCCGTACGGGATGACGGTAGTAAATTTTCGGGCAAAGAATCAACTTTTTGTTGACTTCACTTACCTCAGTGCTATTACATAGGAGTCGTTCCATGAAACACCCCACCGCTTCCGGTGGCCTGGAAAACAACACAGAGAGCCCGATCTACCAGGCTCGCCAATACACGATCGATGCGCTGCTGCAGCTTGGGATCCTCCACCAGGACGTCTCGCTTCGCCTGGAGAATCAACAGGATGTACAGGCATCAACAGGAAACGAGGAACCTGCGTCATGAAGACTTCGCAATCGCTCGAACTGCTTACCACCCTGGAAGGCCGCCAGCAGCAGCAGTTCACCCAAGCCACCATCCTGGCCATCGGCATCATCATGAAGAAGCTCGGCGTCGACTCCGTGTCGGTCGGCCAAGAGGACTTCGAGGCGCTGCAAGCCGGCGAGAAGGTGCAGGTCGTCCCCAATATCGGCGGCGGCTTCACCTACAACTTGGTGAACACTCGTTCACTGGAAGAGGAAGCATCGCAGGACGACCCGGAGCAATGGGTTGGCAGTCCGTCGGCCGCTCAGGTCCTCGTGCTTCTGGCCGACGCGACCAGCCCGCTCAGCTTCGAGGAGCTGGAGCGGCGAGTCACCAGGCCCCTGTTCAAGCCCACCCTCGATCGCATGCAGAGAGAGCACCTCATCGACCGCCAGGACACCGAAACCGGTTATCGCTGGATGCCCACCAGCTTCGGCCTGCGCCACGTCACCGCGGCTCGCGAGTACCTCGAACACCTGGGTTAGGCGGCTGCCACGTAGTGGTGACGTTAGGGGGCGGTTCCTCATCACCGCCTGCTGGAGTCACGGCCTTCCGGCAACCGCGCCCACTTCAAGCCGCCACGGCAGAGGGGAGTCCCTCAATAGGTCAGCCGCCGCACTGATGCCGGAAATGCGGCCCGATGCAACCAACCGATGGGAGATACCGATGTGAACGAGAAAACCTACAACGCAACCGAACTCGCCGAGATCCTCGAAAAGCACCGCCTGTGGATGGACGAGGAGGAAGGCGGCGAGCGCGCGAACCTCGACGGCGCGTACCTCCGCGGCGCGTACCTCCGC